ACTTATAAAGTAACAGTAACTTATAGAAGTGGTTCTGATACGAACAAACTTGCATATTGGTATAATTTTAGGAAAAGAAAAGAATTCGGATATAGTACAATAGGATTCCGGAATCATTATATTAGTAAAATTACTGCAACATCTGATTGTTTTAAAGATAAGATAAAGATACAATCGTATAAAATTAAAAAATAAAATTTTTATTTATTTATTGTATTACAAACAAATATTATCTACTTTTGTGGATGAATAACTAAAAATTAATGAACTATGATTATTGAAAATAAGCCTATTGACATTAAAGTGGATGCACAGCGTCCGGCTAATTATGTAAGTTTAATGTTATTTTGTTATGAAGTTCCGAGCCAAAAAGCTTTAACTTTATCTACAATTAAAAGAGATTTAGAGATTATGAAAATTTTAGAAGAGAATGTAGAATCGGAATCATTTGAATTGGATGATAAATATAAAAATTCTCTTAAAGAAACTATTTCCTCTACTCCTTTTAATATTAGAAAGAAGTCTTTAGCAGAGTTTGGGGAATATATAGAACTTCTGTAATAAATATTGTATATGGAATATGAAAATGATTTAGATATCTTCAACTCATTAGACGAAGAATCTACTCCTCAAAAATCATCTGAGGAGAATGTGGATGGTAAAAAAGATACTTCCCAAGAGGAAGTTAATACAGAGGAGAATACTTCTCCTGTTATAGACGAACAATCTTTATTAGAGTCTGTTCTTAAATCTAGAGGAATAGATTTTAATAATATAAAAATAGAGGATACTGAAACCGGAGTAATTCACAGTGTCCCATTTATTGAGTTAAGCAGAGAAGAACAAATAGAACTTCTTAATTTAGAAGAAGATGATTATAACCTAGACGATGATGAGATAAATCTTCTTACATTTATGCGTGAAAATAATCTTAACTCCGAATCTTTAGTAAATTATTACAAACAGAAAGGAATTGAGGAATATTTAGCAAATGAAGGAGCTGTTTATAAGGTAGATGAATTATCAGATGAGGATATATATGCTTTATATATAAAAAATAATTACGGAGATATTTTAACAGAAGATGAATTAGTTGATGAAGTAAATAAAGCTAAAGAAAATTCTGAATCTTTTGAGAAAAAGGTTAATAAATTACGTGAGATATATAAAGCAGAAGAAGAAAGATTATCTGCCGAAGCTAAACAGAAAGAAGAACAAGACTCTCAGTTATCTGAGGAAGAATTAAATAAGATAATAGGTACTCTTAGAGAGGCTGGAAAAAATATTAAGACTATTGGAGGTTTTGACCTTGAAGAATCAGATATAGATAGTACAATGGATTATATAACTAAACCCCAGATTACGGGAAGGACAAAACTTGCAAGTGATTTAGATAATCCAGATACATTATTTAAATTAGCATTTTATGCTACTCATGGAGACGAACTAATTGAAGCTATTCATGAACATTATAATAATGTACTTAACGATGAAGAGTACCTAAAGAATAGACTAGAGAAATTAAGTAAACTTAAAAATAAAAAACGTAGTAATAACACATCTAATCTATCAACAGGTAAAGGTAATAAAATAGAAAATTCAGATTTAAAAAGTTTTCTTAACCTAAAGGATTAGATCTAAATTTAATTTAAAATGTTTGTAGCAGAATACATTTCAAATCGAGCCAATATGAATGGCTCAAGAACTTTTCATGACTTCTCCCAATTCTTGGGACGAATTACTCATAGAGTAGGTTTAGCTGCATCTTTATGTCCCGGACATACTGTATCAGCTTTAACTGAGAGAATTGAAAATATGGTTTATCAAGATATTCCTAAGCCCGGACGTAAGAGTATTGATGCTTTTGCTATCGAATGGGACGTGGATGTGAATCAATGAGGTTCACAATAAATTCTTTAAATTGCTGGAACTCTCTACTGCTATTAGAGATAATCAGCAGCATGGTCTTGATGAAGACAGTGTTCAACGACTAGGGGAAACCTGTAAATCTTATTATTTAAATAAGATTAAAAAACTGAATTACTTATGAAATATATTGTATATCTTACTAAAAATTTAAAATCTAAAGTTGGAGAGTTAAATAAAATTTATATTGGAGTGCATCAAACAAATGATCCTAATACTTTTGATGGATATTTAGGGTGTGGAGTTTATATAGATCAACCAAGTACTTATATGTACCCAAAAACTCCATTTCAATATGCTGTTAAAAAGTATGGAACAAAAGCATTTGAGAGAACTACTTTATATATTTATGATACTCTAGAAGAGGCGTATAATAAAGAATCTGAGTTAATAAATACTGAGTATTTAAAAGCGGATCATACTTATAATTATTTAAATACAGATTTATATAAAACAATTTATCAATTTAATACATCTGGAGAGTTACAAAAGAAATGGGAATATTCTTTAGAAGTATTTGATTTTTACGGACAATCTCCTAAAAAATTTCAATATGCTATAGATAAGAAATGTGAATTTCTTAATTCTTATTGGGCATTAGAACCAGAGATAGATGTTATTAAATATTGTAAGAAATCTAATCCACCTATTTCTGTATATTTATATTCTAAAAAAGGGAAGCTCTTAAATGAGTTTCAATCAGAAAAGGAATGTGCTGAATATATAGGAATATTAGATATAAGTAAAGCTATTAAAAATCAGTCTTTAGTACAGAATCAATATTATATATCTAAGAAGTTAGTAGATGAATTTATTCCGAAGGCTAGGATAAGTTGTAAGAATCTTATTTATTATGTATATGATAAAGAAGGAAATTATATAGGAAGATTTAAAGGGAAAGAAGTAATGAAGGTTATAAATCTTCATTCATGGGCTAAAATTCAGAATATATTATCTTATAACGAGGGATGGTATAAGGATTATTACATATCTACTACAGAAGTATCTAAAGTTCCACAAAAATGTTATTCTAATGGAATGATAATTGATGTGTATGATAAATTTGGGAATTATATAGAGACTTTAAATACTATAAAAGAAGTAAGAGAAAAATACAATATCCCATCAAATAAATTAAAGAATATCCAGATGGGGGATAGATATTATAAAGATTATATCTTTAAATATCATACTAATAAGTAAATGATATAGTCTAAATTCTTTAAATAGAATAAGTTCATTAAACGTATTCCGTTTGTTGCTGTTCCAGAAGGCGATGGTGTTGGAGGAACTGAAATTCGGATGTTGTTTAAAGAAAAATACTATGATAAACATGATATTTTCGTGATAGATAAATCACATCAACAGTGTTATGTTACTGCTCGTCCAATTTGGAGAAGTAATAAATATTATGAATACACTGTTCGATTAATCGATACTGATTATATGTCGTATCTTGATACTTCTGCGTGTCAACCTGGTATGACTACTCACTTCTTATCAAATGCTCATCCGTTTGATTATCACGATTTCGGTAAGTTTTGTATTGCCGCTTTATTTAGTAATAAATAAATGATAACTCTTCTAATTGCTGGAACATCTTTAAATATAAAGACAATCAGCAGCGAAGTAATAATATTTAAGATAAATATTATTAAACGTTCAACGACTATCTGTTATAGAGTAGAAATTTAATATTTCGAAAGGGAGAGAATCTTAGAAACATTAAGATTAAAATATAGTCTGATCTTTATAGTGATGTAAAGTTAACATAAATGACCACAAAATATCAGTCCAATATGGAGGTTCATCGTAATTACTTGACCTTACATAGAAATGATATTGATGCATCTCAAGCTTATTTAGCTAATGAAGATGTATTCTTGAAAATTAGTGATACAGAAACTAAGGGAAGTGAGAAATTGTTTACTATGACTTCAATGGAAAAGACTCTTATTGAGAATTTCTTAGAAGTTAAAGCTAAACACGATCTTTGGGCACGCAGTTCTGTTGATAAGAACGGGAAAACGACAATCGTGGACCCGCAAACGCAGAGACCTGTCGAGTTTTTAAGTATCGCCTCTTAATATAGGCAGGGTATAACAGTGATGTTATAAATAATAAATTCCTTGAATTGCTGGAACATCTTTAATCTGCTACTTAAAGACAATCAGCAGCTAAGCATTGGATATGATAGGCATTTATGTAATCCCAATGAAAGTTCAACGACTAGTTCATAGAACGTACATATTTTATATATGGAAGCAGGGAACAACTTAGTATAGTAAGTAAAATTTAAATTGTATGAAATATATTGTATACTTGACAAAAAATATTAAAAATAATAAAATTTATATCGGAATACACGAAACAGAGAATCCTGATAAATTTGATGGATATTTAGGTTGTGGAGTTTATGCTGACAGACCTAAGAGTTATAAACATTCTCAAACAGCATTCCAAGCTGCTGTTAATAAATACGGACCCGATAGTTTTGAAAGGAGTATTATTAAAGTATTTAATACTAAAGAAGAAGCTTTAGCATTAGAAGCAGAATTAGTTAATGAAGATTTCATTAAGAGAAGAGATACTTATAATATTGCTTTAGGTGGAGATGTTCCTCCTCTTTTAACAAAACAAATCTATCAATATGATTTAAATGGAAAATTTATTAAAGAATGGGACTCTATAATATCTATTACTAAAACTCTTAATGTAAATAAGGATAGAATAACAATGTGTATGAATGATAAAAGATCTTTTTATAATAGTTACTGGTCAGAATTGAAAGTTGATATTTTAGATATTTCTGAATATAGACCTAGTGCTAGAGGATTTATTAGAGTATATACAACAACAGGAATATTTATAAAGGAATTTGAAAACACTACTAAAGCTGGAGAATTTTTTAAAATAGAAAGAAATAAAATAACTAACGCTATTTGTGGTAAATATTCTATTGATGATTGTTTTTTCTTAAAGGAAGGTGAAAATATAGAAGATTATCTATCTGGAAAAATAAAGGAATTGTTAAATAAGAAAGTTTATCAATATTCTTTAACTGGTGAATTTTTAAAAGAATTTAAAAATATATCAGAAGTAAAAAAAGAATTTAAGATAAATAAAGGAGATTTAAAAAGAGCCATTAAAAATAATTCTTCTATTGGAGATTATTATTGGAGCTATGATAAATTTAACAATATTTTATCAGATAATCCAGAAATTTTAAAATTAAAACCTACTAAAGTATATCAATATACCTTAGATAATAAATATGTAAAAACTTGGGACTCTATTTCTGAATGTAAAAAAGAATTTCCAAGTGTATTACAAGTATTATCTGGGAAAAGAAAGCATACTAAGAAATTTAAATTTTATTATAATAAGATAAGTTGATGATATAGTCTAAATATTGTAGTGATATAATAAATAATTTGCTATATAGGCGATGGAATTATTCCTCAAATAGAAAGATACGCATACTTAATCTCTTTCGATCAATTACTTACTTCACACTTCAAAGAAGCATTAAGTTTCTTAACCTCTAAGGCAAAGAATTTAACTGGTAATGATTACGTATTAATCTGTAACTCTTTACTTTGGAATCAGGTTGGTGATAACTTAATGGATGAAATTGGAAAATGGACTCCTACCGCTACTTTGATGTATAGTAAATCTTCTGGTATTAAGAAGAAAGTAGGTGAGACGGTTGATGGTATTAAGGTAGGTAATACTTTTGTTAGCTATGAATATCAAGGTAATACGATCAAATGGTCGCTTAGTGAAGTGATTCACTTTGTAAAATCCCATGAATTGCTGGAAGTCCTTCGATTAAACGGATAATCAGCAGCCAAGCATAAGGTTAACAACTTATGAAGGTTCAACGACTAATTTTTGAAACTGTATTTAAATACAGAATATAATAAAGACACGAGTGTGGGACATCTTATTTAAATATAAGATGATGATATAGTCTGAGCATATAAGATGATAAATTATATGAGCTATAGGATAAAGAGCCTGTAGGATAACAAACTGCACCTTTATGCCGGATAAGGCTTTAAATATAGAATATCCTGATCAAGCATTCGGATTTATTCTAGATCTTACTCCGGATTTAGCTAACGGAAAACCAGCTATTGAATCTTGGACATTCAAAGGCTGTGATATGATAAAAACTGATGTAATTGGCGTTAACCACTCCTCTAGCGCCACTATATAGTGATATGTAGAAAAATTAAACCTCTTTAATTGCTGGAAGGCTAAATAGTATTATCTATATTAAATACTACATGTTAATCAGCAGCTAAGGCTTAAATATTATTTAAATATTTATTCAAAGTTCAACGACTATCGAAAATATATCTAATAAGAAATATATTAGAGAATAAATGAGTAGAGTACATATTGTTAAATATGGAAACGGGAGGTAACTTATAAACGGTAATAGAATATAAGTTAATGATATAGTCTGGCTTATATGAAAATATAAGAAAAATACGTGGGGGATTAGATGGTATCTCAGGCGGAACTGCAAGTACTCCTGTAGCTGGCAGTCGTATGATTTACTGGGGTTATAGTGGGGTATCAGTATACGCACCCTATCGTTCTGTTATCTTTAGACAGAATCCGCTATAATAAATATAAAGAGGGCTAACAACCCTCTTTATTTTAAATTTAAACATTTAATGATCAATGAATATGAGTATAAGTGTAACTGCTTTAAAAGAAGAATTAGATACGGTAATACATTTACGTAGCCGTTTTGGTCCTAATCACGCTGGGATGTCAATTTCCCCAGTTAAAAATCCATTAACAAGAGAGTATCCTTCTTGTGTCAGAAATGTGGATTCATCTGGAAATATTATCTTAGGTAAAGAGGATGATCCTTTGGATTATTTCGTTAGAACTACTGATAGATTTTTTATTAAAGATGGGGATGAGTTTGATCTAAGTAATCCTGTTAAATCTAAACAATGGGAAGCTATTAAATTTTCTGATCTTATTTTTGATAGTAAAGGGAAATTTGATGAAAGTGGTAAAATGTTAGTAGGACCAAATGAAAAAATCGGACCTCAAGCAGTTTATTATGTAGAAAGGATTGTTGAGGATACTAGAAAACGTAATACAGCCTCAAGGACACTAAATAAAGCACTAAATTATATTTATAATGCTTCAAGAGATGCTTTAAGAATTAGAGCAATGCTTTTAGGTAAATATATAAAAGATGCTTACGATGAGGAAATTGAAGAGTTTCTAACAGAATTTGCTAAAAAAGATGCTGAGAAGATTATTTCTTTATTTGAAAGTAATGATACTAAATATCTAATAGCATTTACATATGCTAAACAGAAAGGTATTTTACGACAGAAAGCAGGATTGTATACATATAATGATAATGATATCATAGGTAGAGATGCTGATTCTTGTATTGATTTTATGAAAAATCCTAAGAATAAACTTATTACTGATAGGATTTTAAGAGAAATTCAAGAAATTTCTGTAAAGGATAAGGATGTAATTATAGAAGCTATTTCCGATGATAATAAAAGAATTGAGGATTTAAAAGCACAGAATGAGGTATCTACAACACAGGGTTTTCTGGATAATTCTAAGTCTGATTCCGAAATATTAAAAGATTTAGAAAATGCAGAAAAACTTCCATTAGAAAATAAAAGTAAACCTACTAGTAAAGATAGTAAATAATACATAATATGAATTTAAAACAAGTCTATCAAGCAGTACTTATAGAATTAGAAAAACAAAAAGCTCCCAGTATGCTCTTAGACGAGTTTAATTATTATTATTATAAAAGTGTTATTCAGTATATAAATACTAAATATAACTTTTGTGATATGAATCAACAAGAGGATGATGATCTTAGAGTATTAAATATGACAGCAACTTTATCTGGAGGAAGTATAATAGATAAAGGAGATAAGATATTATTTACTCTACCTAGTGATTATTTTCATCTTAAAAATTGTGTAATTACATTTAATAATCCTAATTCTAAATGTAATTCTAATTCAGTAATTAAAAAGGGAGCGAGAAGATTAACATCTGATAAATATCCTGGAATATTAAATAATTATTATTTTAAACCTTCATATAAAACACCTTATTATTACATATATAACGATGATTCCGGACAAATTAAAACCGGAACTCCTGTTGTTATGAAATTGTTTTATGGAGATAATAAAGATATAAGTATTTCAGATATATCTATAGATTATATTAAATATCCAAATGAATTAATCCTAACTCCGAATGATTTAGAGAGCGAAGATGATATTCTGGAGGATTTAGAGTTTCCTAAATATGTATGTTATGAGATAATAAATATTATGGTGAAATTATTTTTAGAGAGACATAGAGATCCTAGATTAAATACTAATCCTATAGTTAATCAAACAATAACTCCACCAATTTCCCCTAACAAATAAAATTTAAAAACATGTTTGAATTTGTAAATGAAGTAATTATTAATAGTGCGAAAGATTCGCTTAGTGGACTTAATAAGTTCGATAATCAGATAAGTGGTGAACAAGGTTTTAGGGTTCTTCGTGTAGGAGATTATAAAACTGCAAATATTAAAGGTGGGAAGATATATAAGACATCAGCTTCAAATCCTCAGGTATCTATATCTGAAATTACTATTACTGATGCTGTTAAACCCACAACTGCTGGTGTAATAAATCATATTAGATTAGCTATTGGTATGCAGCTTTCCGGATCTGCTGATTCATATTTTGCTGAAACTATGGATGATAGGCGTCGGAGAATGTTTTATGCTAATTTAGATGTAGTTAGTACTGATACTGCTTCTAATATTGCTTCAAAATTAGCTGAAATTATAAATAAACAAGGTAATTTCTATAACAATCTTCGGTTTAAAGCTGATCTTAATAGTGCTAAAATTACTGTAACTTCTGCTAATGAGTTCCAGTTATTTAATGTACTAGAAGTACAGAAATTAGAAGATTTTAGTACTGCTGCTTTAGGTAATTATTATCCTAAAGAACCAGTATACAGAACTATCTTAACTGGTAGCCATACTCAAACTGCTAAAGAAGGTGTTGGTACTTACTGGACTATGTTGAAAAATGTACAGATCCAGACTAGTCTCAGAACTGGTATCTTTAATCAGGATAATGATGATTCTAAGATTGTACCGGGAGCTTCTTATAATCAATATGTATTTGATTATGAATGCGAAAGAGATCATACTGGTATGGGTGCTGTAGGTGAAAAATTAGTATCTATTACTAAAGCTGTTTTCTGGATTAATACTACTATCTCAGACAATTTTGAAACTGCTGTAAAAGCTGCTGGAGTAGTTGTGGATGATATCGAAGTTGCTTCTGATAATGGAGCTGGAGAGTCAACTACTCAAACTATGACATTAAAAGTAGGAGAGAAGAAGTATGTAGATATTAAGCTTTCCGAATACAATACTGTAACTTCTAATGATCCTAGTAAAGTAACTGTTAAAGGAATAGAAATTACAGGTAAAGCTGCTACAGATTCTGCTGTAGCTGTAATTTATAAAAAAGGATCAGATATAGTACTAACTGTTAATGTAACTGTAACCGCTTAATATAAGAAAATATATTATTTAATAAAAGGCAGGTAAGATAATAATATTCTTATCTGCCTTTTTAAATATTATACTATATGGAATTAAATAAATTAGCCTCTGCGATTTTAAACGATATTTTATCAGGATTAAGAGGTATTACATCTAATATATCCTTATCTGTTGAACAGTTAGAAGATGATATAGTAGATGAGAGATTAACTATAATAAAAGAATATGCTTTAAAAGGACTTCTTCCAGTTAAGGATTTAGTTACATCTATTAATTGTTTAGAGGTAGATTGTAAACCTATAGAGAATTGTAATTTATGTAATTCTAATTTAAATGTTAGAGAGACTAATATTCCTCATGTAGAAATACCTCAAATTGTTACAGATTTAGGAGTTGATGCAATTCAGTATTTCGGAACTGTTGATAGAAATACTCCGTTTAAAATTTATACTGATATATCTTATCAGTATCATAAATATAATAGGTGGTTAGGAAGGAAGCCTTATATTTATATAGATACAGCACCTAATGAAAATGGGATGTATGATTGTTATATATTTAATGCTCCGTTGATTAAAACATTATCTATAATAGCTGTATTTAAAGATCCTAGACAATTAGAACAATTTACTTGCTGTAATGCGGAAGAGGTATCTAATATGAACTTCTTGACTAATGATATTAAGAGAAGAATCACAGAAAAAAAGGTACGGTGGTATAGGAGTTTAGCCGCACCTAACCTACCAAATGATCAAGTAGCTAAAGCTTAATATATATGAAGAATTTAAACTTCCACACAGCATATACATATATTCAAACTAATTACGGTTTAAATATAGACCAATTAGAATTTGAATCCTCAGGAATGATTGCATATGATAAGATAGGAAATAAACAAACTGAGATAAAGGAATTTGTTGGAGACGTTGTAAACGGGGAATTAGAACTCCCATGTGATGTTACTAGTATCGAAGCAGTATTCGGGAATTTTATAGACTCTCAAAAAACATCTAATAAACAACGTTGGCCTCAAGTTATTACTAATTACATAGAACAATATATAGAATACTGGAAATATAATAAATCCTTATTATATGATTATGGAGTATTATTAAATTACCAGATGAGGGAAAATACTTTATTATTTGATAAGGATTATAAGAATGTATTAGTTTTATATAGGAAACAAATTCTAGATGAAGAAGGATTTCCTTATATAAATTCTAAAGAGGCCGAAGCAATTGCAGCATATTGTGCTTATACAGATTTATATAAACAAGCTATTAGAACTAGAGATCCTAATACATATCAAATGGCTCAGAATATAAAATTAGAATGGGCTAGGTTATGTGAAAGAGCTAGAGTTCCGGAAAAAGTATCTCAAAACGATATGAATAGGATTTTAGATGTAATGACTAGTTTTGATAGAAAATCTTATGGAAAATCATTTAAACCAGAGAAGTAATGAAATATAATAATACAACAATATCTTCTCTTAGTTATACATTCTCCGCACCTGAATTGTTTGAAAAATTCGATTTAAAGAAGTTAGAGGTATCTAGAAAAATGCTTAAAAAGAATTATAAAAATGGTGCAGAACTCCGATTATGGTGTTGTAGGATTTATATTTACTTTTTATATTTAGTGATATTGGATATTATCAGAAATAGTACTACTTTCGTATTTACAACCAGAAAAAGAATGATTTTGGGGATTGAAATACTTAAAGGAGAAGAACTTTTAAATCATCTAAAGACTTCTACAAATACAATGTATAATTATTTTGATTCTGAGTATAAATACCCACAAATTAAATTATTCTATGAGAAAGGTAAGAAAGGAACTTTAACTAGAGGAGTAATGTTAAATTACTCCTTAACTAGAGAATTTTTTGATAATGTAAATAGTGGTAATAAGTATGGCTAATAAGATTAAGTATTTAAAGGATTATCTCCCGATATTACAAGAAAAATTCCCAGAATTTAGTATAGAAGATTTAACTACTATTATTAAATATGGGAATAGATATTTATATTATGTAATATCTAATAATAGTGATGTTTATTTATCTAGTAAAATAGATGGTAAGATGTTTAAATTTCTCATTGGAAGAGTTACATTTCAAAGTATTGCTCACAAAATTAGATACGCTATTAGTAAGATGATTACTAAGATGAGGTTTTTATATAGACAGCGTAGAACTAAATGGTGGGGGTATTGTTATTTTGGATTAACTGAGGAGAAATTTAAATCTATTTATTTAAATAAAAGAAATATTACGTTTAATTTTGGAGATGTATGCTTATATAGAGTGCTTGATGAGTGCTTGCTTAATTTAAACTACGATCATTTCTTTAGAGTTAAATTATACGGAATTCCTGGATATAAGGTATTTTTTGAGAATTATTCTACTAAAGATGCAGAATATTTCTTAAAAAGATCTTTTGATGGGTACGAGTTTACTAAAATTGATAATATAACTAGAGAAGATTTAACGGAATTTTAATATGGAAATAGCTCAAAACTCCTTTAATGGAGGATTATTAATGGATATGAATGATACTGTAGTTCCGAATACAGTATTAACAGATTGTTTAAATGGAACGATTATAACTTTTGATGGTAATGAGTTTATATTACAAAATGACTCTGGAAATGGGAGAGTTGAATCTTGTGCATTAAAGAAAGATTTTATTCCTCTTGGAATAAAGCAGTATGGAGGGATTATATATATAGCATCGATGAATCCTCTTACTGGAGAATGTGAATTAGGTTCATTTCCATCTCCAGAAAGGAATATATCTTCGGAAGAATTATCTATGGATGATATAGATACTGCTATACTTGATAGTACTTTATATCCAGAAGGGAAGAGTGAAGGATTACAAATTACTTATTTAAAAGCTGATTTTTCTTTATTGCAACGAATGGTTTTAAGGCCCGGGGATAAATTTCTAATTTATATAACTCCTAGCACTGGTAGCTCTTCGATAAATAACTTTACAGAAACTTATAAAAATTATAATACTACATTCAATAACGGGAAACTTCAACGGAGAGTTTTTTCATTACATCTTGCCACTGTAAATGAAAATGGATCTATTACTTATATAGAAGATCAAACTAATGTATTTACAAACGAAGTTAGAAAGTTTTTTTATACAGAAGGCGAAGCATTTGGAGGTAATATTCAATTAAAAACAGTTCAGGATCCCTCATTATATAATACATATAGTTCTAGATTTAATGGATATTTAATTATAGTATTAGAGATAGAACCTATTGATTTTTTTAATATTGAGATAGGAGATGTAACTGAAAATGGTAAGGATGATTATGATGTAGAGCTTATTATTAATAGTGAAAGTGATAGTTATAATAATGTATATGGAGTAAGAATAGAAAAAGATGAAGAAGGTACCCATGAGGATGCAGAAATAGATCCCGAGTTTATTTTAAAGCCCGGAGAGAATATTCCACAACCCGTAATATCAATTAAACATGATTTAGTAAAATTAAGTAAAGAAAAAGATACACGTATAACTATAAAACCATATTCAAGATTCCAATGGTTTGAGAATCTTAAATATACAACAGTATTAAATTATCGAGATCTATTAACTAGTAAAGAATCTAATATATGGAGATATTCTACTACTAGTACTACTAATATAGAAGGAAGAGAAGTTAAAAGGGTTACTATTACTACAGACTTCTTTGTTAGAGGAACATCAAACGGATTAAATAAGTGTGATGTAATGTATATAGAATTTTATGATGTATCCGCAAATGCATCTCTTATATATCCTTTATCTAAATCTATTTCAGGATCCTATAATTTCTCTATAGATTGTTTTGATAAAGATTTAAAAGTAGAACCTTATTATTATCAAAACGGGGAAGGGGTGGAAGATATAGATTCCGCTATTACAAATTTCGAAAATAATTATTTAGAATCTTCCGGTACCAATTACTATTTATTATTGGATTCTTCAAGATTAGAGGATTATTTTAAAATAGTATCTGGAGAAACTGTTCAAGAGAATATAAATACTAAAGAGCCTTCTATATCTAATCCTAGATTACCGTGGATATATAAAATAGAACCTCAATTAGGAAATGGTACTAAAATATATAAGAATTTTAGTACTCAAAATAATTATGTATATAATTCTGAATATACTAGGTTAAGATATAATAATTTTTATATATGTAGAATATGTGGATTGAGCTTTAATAAGGATACAGAAAAACACCAATTTGAGGTTGAGGAATATAATGCTTTATATACTCTTTTCACAAATGGACAATTTAATTCTTATTATACTTCTGCTATTACAGAAGATACTAAGAACTTTTCAACACTTAAAATAGATAATTATATAACAGTAGTATCGGATTCTGCTATAGATTTATCCCAAAAGAGTATTACTGGACCAACTATTATCCATAAAAAAGATAATATACTACAACCTTCATTGTCATCAGCTTCCGATTTAATTGAAGAAGGGGAACACAAGACGCTATATGAAACTACTATAGAAAATAGTGTTACAGTAAGTTCAGAGTATAAACTTAGAAAAGTAAATAAACTTAATTTTGGGATATTAGATGCTGGTATAATTTACTCATCTGATACATCTAATTATAGTTTAACTACTTCTGGAACTCCATTAATTTTTCCATCCGCTGTTATAACTGATGATAAAACTCAGGATGATGAAAATATTAGGAAGCTTACTATAACTGCAACCCTAAATAAACAAGTAAAATCAGGAACATATACTACAAATATTCCGGGAGATAAAATAGAATATAATAAATGGGAACCTGTAGGATTATTAGGGTGGGATGGACTACAAGTATCATCTGGAATACCTTATTATCATAACGATGATGGACGTGGAGATTGGATCTGTGTTAAGGATGGAGTAGATAATATTTTTGTAGATAAGGATGTATCATCTGAGTGGGTTACTAAAGATCCAAATAAAGGGGGTTATAATAGAGATTACACTGTAGACGCAGGAAATTCTCCAACCACAGTCGTAAATAAAATAAAATCAAGACTAGGGAATAATAAAATAGGGATATTAGCATTTGCTGGAGATAGTCTTGGTACTTCTCTAGAAGCTTTCGTAAATGACTGGGGAAGTAGAACCTGTAATAAATTATATTTTTATCCTAATAAAAATTCTTCTAAATATTATCCATCAACCTTTGTTATAATAGAATTTGATGGAAATACAATGTGTATTTGTAATATATACGGAACTAGAGTTGGAAATAATATGTCAGCAGATAATATAAGGTCAGAATTTAATACATTATTTAATAATTTATATAGAGCAAGTAAAGTATCTGGAGCATCTAATAATCCTTATACTATACCTAATCCTGATACAATTAAATATGATAATCTTTATGATACTACATTAGAAGGAAAGATAAAATTAACTGGATCATTTTCATCAGTAGATATTAATATAAAAACAGATGATGGTACTATACCTCTAAATGACAGGATTACTACAATAATAAATACATATATAAATTCATTAAAGGATAATAAGTATTATATTGGATATGGAAGTACAGATACTGGCCCCGATAAAACAAAATTAGAAGATTACAAACCAATAGAAACTACACAAGCTCCTTTTTCAGCTAGCATACCTTATAGATATATATTTAGTTCTTCTTTAACCTCCTCTAATTTAAATAAAGTTAAAAACATATATCTCGAAGCAAGTAGTTATACTACATATATGTCTAAGGATTTAGATAACATGTACGCTACTAATAATGAAAAATTATATTTTAAGAGAGTAGATAAATTTGAAGTACATCCTCTTTTTAGTATTCTAAATAATAACATTCATCTGATAGGAATGGGTTTTGGAGCAAGTAATCAGGAATCTAGATATATTGACTGGTATTCTTTTAGAAATTTATCAGATAATGAAGATTGTTGTAATGCTAACCTTAGAAATCCAGATGATCTGGTATTTAGCAAACAATTACAGGTAAGAGGAAATATAACTGGGTCTAATTTTAGTAAACCAGAGAATTTAGTTAATTTTGCTTAATTATATATGACCCCTTTTTTAACCTTAAATTTTGATATTACATTTGAAATTATGTATAAGACTCTTCAAACAGAAGGGTTTTTAGCATATGAATATAATCCATTTAGAAATTTAAGATTATCCGGAAATAGATATCTTAAAGCTACTGATGGAAGATATGTAATAAAAAGTGGGGACATTGAAATTCCTGCTACTTTAAAAATAATTGAACCTATAGATAATGATACTGGAATATTTAAAGAAAAAGAAATCTATATTACTGATCAAAATATAGATACTTTATTTATAATAAGTTCTAATAATAGTAATATAAATACAGATGAAGTTAAAAGTAGATATTCAGAAGCAACCGCTAAATACCCTTTTCTTAAATATACACCAAGACAAGCATTAAGTCCAAGAGAATGGGTTCGTACTAATAGCAAAAAAGAAATTGAAGTTAGTAATCCAGGTAATAATGAAGGAAGATTGATTACATCTAATAGAAAAGGAGATTTAGTTGATTTTAGTACTAAAGATTTAAATTTTAGTATAAATAATCCAGTTGATATAGAGATTCAAGAATCGTATGACGGAAGCGTAAATCTTATACTTAATGATGATTTAAATCCCCCAAGACTTATAAATTCCCGTTTTACTCCAACTGAAAATGGAATGTATAAAATTATAGATAGAAATGGGAATAATGATACTAATATATATGATGAAAATTCCTTAGACGGAGAGACTAAACTATATAAAACTATAAAAACTCTTCCAGTTATTAGATTTGATGGTGTAGAATCTGGAGGGGAATTAAAGGTTGGGAATTATGTATTTTATTTTAAATATCAAGACTCTGATGGAAACGAGACTGATTTTGTTGCTGAATCAGGAATTGTTTCTGTTTATATAGGAGATATTAGTGATATAAAAACTATAAAAGGTGGAATATTAGATACTAATGCGTATAAAACTATTAGATTCACTATAACTAATATAGACGATTCTTATGATTATCTAAATATCTATTATACAAGATCCACTAGTACTGAAAATGGAACAGAGATTACAAAAGCATATAAATTAGTTAATAGCTTCTCTGTAATAAATACTGTATGTACTGTTACTATAACAGGTATAGAACCTGTGTCAGAAATTAGTTTAGATGATATTAATATCCAATATAGTATTGTAGAAAATGCTAAATCTCAGGCTCAAGTACAAAATAGATTATTTTTAAGTAATGTAAATAAAACAACTATTCCGTATAAAGAATTAGCTGACCTATCCTTGCGTATTATTCCAGAAGTTTATACAAAAGATGAGGTTGGAGATATATCATTAGATAATGGGTATTACACACCAGTTGGATCTAGTAGAGAAACCTCCGGAATGTATTATAATGTATATAATATCTATCATAGAGTAGGATATTGGGAAGATATATATAGATTTGGAATAGTATATATAATGAATGACTTTACATTGTCTCCAGTATTTAATATCCGGGGAAGGAATTTAGGAATTGAGAATACTGAAAAAATTGAATCTATATATAATTGGAATAAAGATACCGAACTTCCGGGAGATAGAAATTATATAGAAGTTTTAGAGAATGGATTTATAAAATCTTCTTTGGATAATGCTAAAGGTGTAGTTAAATTAAGTATTGAAAAGAACTCTACTTATGATGGATGTAATAAACCAGTAGGTATTAAATTCATATTTAAGAATTCAGAAAATAACTCCGGTTATTCTACTTGGAAGGATACTGAGAATTTAATAAAAGAATTAAAAAAATATACTAAAGGATTCTTTTTTGTACGTCAAAAACGAATTCCAACAGTATATTGTCAAGGAGCAACTATAGGATTAGATTTAAATTCTAAGATCCCTGTTCTTCCAGTAAAACGTGGAGACGGTAAACCGTTAGGAATGACTGAATCTTTCATAGCTAATAGTAATGGGGATAGTATTTTAGAAAATGATATTAATAATAGATTATTATATTCTAATGATACTCTACCAAATGCTGCTATTGTTCCGGAAGCGGAATTAAATAATGAATTATACTCTCAGATATTTAATGGATCTAAATTCGTTCTCAGAGATTCGTATTTAACGTACGATACTACAGAAAATTATATTACCCAAAGAGGAGATGATAGACATTATACATTTCCGAATTTCTCTAGAAATAAAGAAGGTAATAGTAGTAGATCTTGGTATCAAAATATAAGTTTAACTTATATTGATGATAACATTCAATTAAAAACATCTGAAACGCAAGATTTTTCTTCTAGAGCTGGTGAAGCCGAAGTTGCATATAAATTTAAATATCTAGGTAAAGAAGATAATAAAGCTAAAGCAAAAAACCTATTACGGGGATCTTGGGGTTCTTATGTAGGAATTGAAGGACTACAATCATACTGTAAATTAGTAGATATAATGGTTCCGGGATATAATGAAGGCATGTTAGTCGATTATTTTAAAGCTAGATTTAGTGATATGTCTCCATATTATTCTATATGTGATAGATATGAGTGGGATTCATTAGAAGGTGAAGAATTAGTTTGTTATAGAGGAGATTGTTATATAAGTATTTTTACTCATAGAATGTGTAGAAACTTCCAAGATCCGGAAAGTCCTACTAACGATACTATTGTAGATCCTTATACATGGAGAGATAATTATACTGGTTCAGAAGATGGAGCTTTAGATTTGGAAAAAGCGGAACTGATAAATAGAGGAGATGTTAATGCAGTTCAAATTGGACATTGGGTTACATTAAAATGTTTATCTAATATAAATTTAGCATTACGATGTGAAGATGGATCTAATACCTCAGAAGCGGCTTTAAATGGACATCCTAGAACATTTTATCCTATATCTAGATTTAATGCATCTGGAGAGTATAAAATTCCTGAAAGTACAGTATATAATTCTGGATATAATAGTTCTACATCAGATAAGAATTATTTTATTCTTCCGGATGTTCCATATATAAAAAATGATTTTTCTAATAGAATAATGTATTCTGATATATTCATATCTGACGCATTTAAAAATAATTATAGAGTATTTCAATTAAGTAATTATAGAGATTATAATAAAGAATATGGAACTATTACATCTATTATCGAATGGTATGGAGATTTAGTAGTAGTATTCGAAAAGGGAGTTGGACTTATACCAATAAATGAAAGAATCCAAACAGCTGGAGAATTAAATAATCCAGTATATTTAAATTCCAATAATGTTCTCCCAGAACGTCCTATTTTATTATCTAAATTATATGGATCTCAGTGGAAGGACTCTATATTAAAAACAGATAATTATGTATATGGTGTCGATACTTTTGCTAAAAAGATTTGGAGAACAAATGGAAAATCATTTGAGATTATATCTGATTTTAAAATTCAGAAATATTTAAATGATAATATTTCATTTACTGAAAGAGAGAGAAGCACTACCTTAGGATTGCGGAATGTAAAAACACATTTTAATAAATTTAAATTTGATGTATTATTTACTTTCTATGATGATATTCAGGATATAAATCCAGTAGGAGAATTTATAACTTCTAGAGAATGGAATTTGTGTTATAATGAAAAATTACAATTGTGGACAACCAGATATTCATGGATTCCATTAATGTCTGAAAATATATCTAATGTATTCTTTACTAATAATAAAGAAGATTCTAAGAATATATCTAAAGTCTCAGTTACATGGGAAGGTTCTGTTGCAGCTAAAGGAATTATATTAAGAGATCCCACTACTTATTTGAATAAAGTAAGTTGGGAAAGTATATTAAATCCGATTAATAATCCTTTAGTTGTATATAAAGGAATAGAGATTCCGGATCTTACCTCTCCTGTTACAACTGGAAAAGATGTTGCAGTAGGGTTATTAGATATTAAATTAGATGTAGATCCAGATAAATTTAGAATTAAATACTCTAAATATGAATTTATAAATAATGACATTTATCCAGATAACGAAGATTTTTATTTATATACTCATGAAGATAAGATAGGTAATAAAGTTTCGAATAGACAGACATGGTTGATATTAAGATCATCTAATAGTACTATTAGAAATAAATACCTAGAAGGGAATAAGTATGTAACTCTAAATATTCGAGCAGAATTAGTGCGAGGGAGAAACGAATCTATAACATCAAATATGGAAGAATTAGAAGTAGATGCTAGTAGTACATATACTGGAGTAGTTTATATAAGAACATCTTCCGAGACTTGGAAAAATCCTACATATTTCTGGAGACATGGAGTAGCTGGAATATTTGATAATAAAGAAAAAATCTATCCAACCTCATGGTATAAAGAACGAGATTCAAAAGGAGTACCTCTTTCTTATGACCCATTTGAATTTGAGTTTGTTGTAAATAAGAATGTTGGATATCATAAAGTCTTTACAAATCTCTTTATTATATCTAATAACGTCCTCCCAGAATTAGTCTCATTTGAAGTAATCGGAGATGCGTATGATTTCTCTAACATCCCAGATTTAAAAGAAAATACTTATTTAGTACAGAAGGGAAAAATCGATGAGTCTGAGGCAGATGAGTATATAAAATTTATTGATAATAAAGATGGTAATAATAAATCTACTAGAAAATCTGCTATTGTATTCTATGATGATAGATTATCTGAGTATAGTTTAAGAAGAATTCAACCTATTAAGGATATGTCTACTTGTGGTATTATTAAAGGTAATACCAGATATCAGGAAGACTTTGTTAATATTACTCTAGAACCTTTTAAATATCAAAAAGGAAATAAGGGAAATATTAAATTAAAAATAGAAGAAACTAGACCCAGAGATAAATATATAAAGATTAGAGTTAAATATAAAGGAGATAAGAGAGTTATTATTACCGCATTACAAACAATGTTTGAAATAAGCTTTTGTTAAATAAACTAAAATGAAAAAGTTTTATGATGGGGGAATAGTTACATCAACAGGACCTTTGATAGGATCTGTTAGTGCTAGCAGCCCTCTTACATCAAATAAAATGGCATTGCAAAATGCTTCTTTATCTAAAACAGGACCTGGATTATGGGATAGTATTAAAGCTAATTTTGCTCCTACTTCAACTATAAGTGCTCTAAGTAAATTGGTTATTCCTACCTTAACTACAAGTGCTTTAAGTGGGTTAGGTACTTCTGCTAATATAGGATCTGTTTTAGATATAGGAGCCAATTTAATTGGAAAGGATTATTCCGGTAAGAAGGGAAATATAACTAAAGGACTTGATGCTGGATATGATGTTATTAGTAATACTGTAGGAACTGCAATTCCAGGTGTAGGAATAGCAATGAAGGCAGGTAAATTAGTAGGAAATGGATTAGAAAAATTAGGAATTGGAACAGATAAAATGACTACAGCTGATGCTATTTTAGGAAGTAGCTTTTTTAATCTTGGTGCTGTAGGATTAATAAATAACGCATTTGGAAAAAAATCTAGAAAATTTACTGTAGATCAAAATATTGCTAATAACTCTTCTTATACAGGAACTGGTAAATTCATTACAGATGCTGGAGGTCTATCTGGAAAAAAATATGGATTATTTTCTAATAAAGCCAGGAAAAAAGCTAATAAAAAAATGGATAAAGCTCAAGGATATCAAAATACTATAGATGATATCTTAACAGATGCATCAGATAGATCCGCAAGATCAATAAGTTCTTCTGATATGTTTACTAATAGATTGCAATTAGAACAATCTGGAGGATTAAATAATATTAGATTTGGAAAGGATGGATTTAAATTCTTAGAATCCTTTAGAATTAAATACACTGAATCCCAGAAAAATATTCTTAAATATAAAGATGGTGGAAAAATAGGAGAGAAGAATATAATTCCAGAGGGTAAATTACATAAAGAACTTCATCATCTAGATACAGAAGATATATCTAGAAAAGGTATTCCTGTTATATTAAAGGAAGGGGATAAGATATCTCAAGTAGCGGAAATAGAACGGGAAGAGTTGATTCTTAGATTAGAAGTCACTGAGAAATTAGAGGAATTATATAAAGAAGATACTAATGAAGCTGCTATTGAGGCAGGAAAGTTACTAGTTAAGGAGATATTACATAATACTATCGATAAGGGTAAAGTAATTAAAGAAACTGAGTAATGTAGGTATATTTAAATAGAATTGAAATATATTCTATTTAAATATAGCCTTTTATATATAATGCTATGTTAAATTTAAATAGAGTAAATTCTTATTTAATACAAAAGTATCAGAATGGAGGAAAAAGTAATATAAAACAAACTCAAGCAGAGAGAGTATATAATTTTCTCAATCCAGCTGATGGTTATTGGAGTGCTCCTTATTACATACGTCTTCCATATTTAAATTATACTAATACTCCAGTTCCAATCCGAGAAGAAAGGGAATTAGCAACTCCTATTGAAGAGGCTTTCTTTAAACATTATTTAAATTTAGGAAAGGATTCGAGATTAATAAAATCTTCCAAAGCTAGGATAAATGCTGACAAAGATAAAGATCCTAAAAATACTGAATATGTAGGAATCCCACAACCTGTAGCCCGTAGAGTACAATCTATGGTAGATACTTTAAATGTAGGTAAAATTCTACGTAATTATGATAAATATATAGAAAAATTTCCAGAATTACCTAGTAAATCTAGATTAGAAAAAATATATAGAACTGGAAAAGAGGTACTAGAATCTGGAGAGCCGAAAGTAGTTAATGAAGGATTAACTGTTAAATATATAGAACGTCCGGATAAGAATCAGCATTTTGCAACAGGATTAGATCTTTTCGGGAATTTTACCATTCAATGGGATAAGGATAATAATACTATCAAAGTAAATGATACATACGACTTTCCTTCTATAGTTACAGGAAAATACACTATTCCTAAAAGAGAAAAATCCTTGGAAATTAGAGAAGATATTAAATTTAATCCCAAAGTAGGATCTTATTTGTTAAGAGATAATATGAAGAATTATTATGCTGATGATGAGGATCCTTATTTTAAATAATATATAATTATGTCAGAATTAAAAAAATCAATTGTAAAAGTTAAAGTACATAATAAAGAATACCTCTGTGATACTGCTATAGATGACTGGGAAAGAGAACATGGATTTATGCATATAGAAAGTCTATCAGAAAATCAAGGACTTCTATTTATATATCCAGAAGTACAAGAAGAAGTAAATTATTGGATGAAAGATACTCCTTTATATTTAGATATAATCTTCATCTCTCCAGAATTTAAAGTAATATCTAATAAAGAAGGGAAGCCTAATGATACAAGTATTATATCTGAAAAGAATGTGTTATTCGTATTAGAGGTATCTAATAATTCCGGAATTCGATCTGGAGAAAGTGTAGAGTTTGAGGGATTAGATGAAGTACTTGAAGAAAGATTAGATTATTTAGAAGATTTGGAGGATGAATCTCCTAAAGATACAATAGAAAATGATATTGATGATTTAGAGGACTTACTAGAGATACTTTCTACTAACGGTAAAGTACAATATAAAATAAAAGGTGGAGAGAGAATATTTTCTAGGAAGAATACTAGAGTCTTAATTCGCCAAGCTAAGAAAGCAGAGAAATTAAAAACCGATTCTGCATATAAGAGATTAGGTAAGTCTGTATTTAAATACATGAAAATTCAAGATAATAATGATCCGGAATATGTAACTACTAAAAAACATGGGTGATTATACTAAAGAACAATTACATAAATTATATAGAAATTTAATTATTAATAGATCTACCAGACCTATGACAATTAAAGAACTCAGAGATAATACTAGTTATATAAATGAAGATTGGGAAGAAGCTTTTGATACTGGACAACTTACACCCGAACAAAAAAGTAAGGCAACAGTAATCAGATATAATTATCCAAGAGACGCTAAGAGAGCTGCTTTTGATACATTAGATACTCTATTCGGAGATCTCCAAGATGCTCTCTATACTAAAAGTACCGGAATTAGGGAAATTAAAAATAAATCAGATGTTATTAGAATAACTAAGGATGAAAATGGAAATAATATTAATCTTCCTCCTATATATAAACAACCTTTAATAGATATAATCAAAGCTTCTAAAAAAGTTAAAGGAATGACACCCGAGAAAGCAATAGCATTATCTTATAATGAATCTACTCTAGGAGTTAATCCTTCTAGATATGGATATTTAGGAGGTAAAAATGCTACAAAAAAGGATGTTACAGATGCCATGAATTATAATATTGAAAATTATAAAGAAAGTACTACATATACTCCAGATCAGCTTGTTGGATTGGACCATCCAGATAGAAAAGGAAAGGTTGATTATATAAAAATATTAACCAAATTTATACCAGAACCAAAACCTGGAGAAAAAAGAATTGATTATATAACAATACATAATGATGCATATGGCGGAGAACAATATCGTCTAACTCCAGAAGGGGAAGAATATTTTGTTAATTATTTAAAGGAAAGATTTAAAGATAATAAGATTCCAGACACTATTATTTCTAATTTAAATAAAGCTCAAAAATTTGTTGAGAAGTTTGAACCTTTTGAAAATGCTTTAGAATATTTTCAGGAAAATCCAAAAATGTATAATAGTAATTCATATAATATATATGATAACGGATCTGATCCTACTAAATATTCAGAAGCTATACGAAAAGGGCTTAGATTAATTGAAAATAATCCAGAATTAAAGGCATTAATAGAAAAATATAAATAATTTAAATATTTTAGATATTTATAATATATATTATCTTATATTAATATAAATATTATTATTTAAATAAGTTATAAGCGATAAAACAAACAAAGTTTTTATTTAAACACGAAGTGTTTTAATAAAAACATTAAATTTAGTTCAATTGCGAAGCGATTATATATTTAGTATAGTATAAAATCTGGTAGGTAGTTGAAAGGTATACAATTAAAAACGCACCCTTAGGTCGGAATTTTATGTAATAGGTGTTCAAATTTTGAATATTTCTGTACAAAAATTGAACATGAAATTTTACTAATTATATTTGTATTTATCATTACATTTTATTATATTCGCAACTGTTTAAATAGTTTAACAGTTAAAAATATAAATATGGGTAATAAAAAAGAAAAATTAAGTACTTTACCTCAACATGTGCAAGTTCCCCATGGATTATGTAAAGGACAAATAGATTATCAAGTCCTTGGCCTCTATGCATATTTAAGAAGATATATGAATAAAGACACTTATTCCACTTTTGTATCTTTAAGAACTCTTCAAGGAGAAACTAAATTAAGTATACCAACAATTCAGAAGTATTTAAATATATTAGAAGAAGAAGATCATATTAAAATAATAAAAGGAGAAAAAAGATGTAATATTTATGTTTTTAATAAAGGAAGTTCTTTATATAGTAAAGGATTTGAAATGTACACTTTTGAATTTATGAAGAATAAAGAAATTCCCTTTAAAGAAAAATGTGCTTTAATAGCTTTTCAAGAACGAATGATGAATAAAGATAGTGGGAGAGGAACTATTTCATCTACTCCTTTAGAAATGTCAAATATATTAAATACTAGTTTTTCAACATATAAAAGAATTGAAAAGAATTTAATAAATAATAATTGGATAACTATAATGAAATCAAACGCTAAGGATTCAGAAACTGGATGTATGAAGAATGTTTATACCTTCGATTTAGAAGCAATTGGGCAGGCTGTATTATTTAATCAGAAGAAAATAGCAGAGCACGATGAAATGTTACATGAGATGCAAGAAGAAATTAAGAGACTCAATCATGAAGTAAAATTGTTACATAAAGAATTAGGGGATAAGAATAAAGAGAGTATTAAATCTCCAACAATAGAAACAAATTAAAATAATTAAGTGTTAAATGAATAAAAAACATTTTCTTATAAAATTAATACTACATTCAGAATCGGGTTATTGGATGGATCCAGATAATTTAGACTCCGGAGGTGAAACATATTGCGGGATATCTCGTGTTAATTTCCCTAAATGGGAAGGATGGAAGATTATTGATAAATTCAAACCTTTAAAAAGAGGACAAATAATAACAACAGTTAAAGAATTAGAAGATTTAGTAGAACAATTCTATGCAGATCAATTTTATAACAAATGTAAAATAGACGATATAAGCAACATTTATATCTCTGCCCATCTATTAGATCATGCAGTTAATGCGGGTGTCTCTAATGGTGTTAAATGTCTCCAAAAAGCTATTTTAAATTTAGGACATTCTTTGGATGTGGATGGGAAAATTGGACCTACTACAATTAGACTGGCTAATTTATGTAATTCGAGGAGTTTACTGCAAGAATTTATTTCTCAGAGAAAAGAGTATTATCAAGCAATTGTAGATAGAAAACCGTCACAGAATAAATTTTTAAAGGGATGGTTAAATAGAGTAGATGAGGTAAATAATTATATATCTAACAAATTTAAATCTTAAACACTATGGCTTGCAAATCAAAAAGTAAATCCAAAGGTAAAGGCTCAAAAGGTGGTAAATAATTCAGAATTATTATCCACTACCAAATAATAGGAATTTCACATACAAAATCTTAACTTTGTACAAGTTTAACGTTAAATATTAAAGAAATGAAAGTAAACGAAAAATTTAAAGTAAAAATCTTACAAGAGGGCGGAACTATGCCAGCAGAACCTGCTACTCAGGCTCAACCTAGTCCAGAACAAATCTTTCAACAGATTCTCCAATTAGCTGCTCAGGCTACTCAGAATCAAGATTGTCAAGCTGCATTAGCAGTATGTTCAGCGTTAGTCGAGATGACTCAAGGACAAGCTGCTCAATCAGAAACACCTACAGAGCCTGTTTTAGCAAGGAAAGGTACTAAATTAGTAGTAAAAAAGAGACAATAAATTATCTTAGATGGGGTATTATTTAAATATAATATCCCATTTTTACTTTAATCATCAACTATGGCACAAGTTCCTAAATTTGAAACTGGAGGTAAATCTCCTTCAAATATAGAAGAATATAATAAGAAAAAACAAGAATTACAAGACCTCTATAATAAAAAGGAGCAAGAAACAAAGACAATTATCATTAATGGTAGGAAGTATGATATAAAAGAAGCTAAGGATAAACTACAGAATTGGGTAAGTTCTGAGGATTCCAGGTCTCTAAAAAATTCTTATAAGAGAAGAGGGTCTGGAGTTGATGCTTCATACAACAGGTTTCTAAATGCTTTAAGTGAGGGAAAAATACAAGAGATTAATAGTACTCCGAGTGGGTTTGATGTTAAATATACTAATTCAGAAGGATTTAATTTGGGCGATAAGTATAGTAGTGATTATCTAGCTAAAGCTATAGATAATAATTTTTTAAATCTTACTGAATACTCTAATACGCTACAAGAACCTGATAAAATAGATGTATCATGGAATCCTAGAGAATTAATCAATTCTGTATGGGGAGGAAAAATAAATCAAGAAGTATATAATAGAAAAACTACCTCAGAAAGGATTGATGATGTAATCAGGGCTTTAGAAAGTAATAGAGGAAGATTCTATGAATATTTATCATCGGAAGATAAAACCCCATTTAAAGGATATGAAAATCTTCCTTTTAAATCTATACAAGAATACGATCAATTTATAGAAGATTTATCACAAGGTAGAGACGGAAATCCTAATTCCGAGTTTGATTGGGAAGAGCAAAAAAATAACCAAAGATTTGGGGATTATATCTGGAAATATATCTTTGGAAGCTCCGATCAGGGAACTTCTACCACACAAGAATCAAGTAAATCTCCGGACGAGATTAAAAAAGAAGAAGATGAAATAAGAAAAGTAAACAATTTACCAGAAAATGCTCCTTTAAAATATAACTTCAATGGGAAAAATATAGTAGTTACTAAAGAAGGATTGAGAGAAATAGATCCTTCTGGTAATCTTATAGGATTAAGAGGGCATTTTCCATTTGAATCTAATCCAGCTACATACATGTTGAAATCTGGATGGTACGATACTGATTATATACCTTATGAGAAGATTAAGGATTATGTAAGTAGTAATGTTAAATATTTAAATGATATATATAATCCGGAAGTATATAGTTGGAGAAAGAATGCGGAGAATATTAAATATAAAAAAGATTGGGATAAGGAACAGAGCTATAATGCTTATTATAAATTAGCTAAATTATTAAATCTTCCAGAAAGAGAGGAATATGGAATTGATTATTTTAATCCTTATATAGGAGATAATCAAGCAGCAGAAGATTATGAATTTGTTGGTATAAATAATCCTCAGAATGTGGAGAGTTATTTAAATACTGGGAGACCGTATAAATCTAAAAGTATTTATGCTATTAATAAGAAAACAGGAGATATAATTCCTGGGGAATTTAAATATAATCAGGGATATTTACAATTTAGTCCGACATCAAATTATCCGGGAATTTCTTCTATTAATTTAAATAAACTCAATATTAATCCAGTTGAAGGAAGAGATTTAACCTTAGGAAGTAAGTTTTTAACTGATTTATATTCTAAGTATTTTAATATTAATAGTCAATACTTAGGAGCTAATGAAGCTAAAGGAGAAACTACTGCTGGAGGTATTCCTATTAAATATCAAGAAGGTGGAATATTAAGAAATTCAATTTCCTCAGATCTACAAGATAAACAATCTGCTTCCATGTCAGATGTATTCTCTGGAGAATCATTAAGTGCAGCAGATAAAGCAGATTTAACAGCATTAGCATTAGATGTAGCTGGCTTAGCTTCTACCGCTGCGTTTGGTGTAGGAAATGCTGTGGGAGCTGCAACAGGATTAGGATCTACAATTTCTACTGCTATTGCTGATTATAAACGTGACGATGATTGGTCATGGAGTGATACTGGGAACTTAATACTAAATCTAGGGATGGATGCAGCAACATTAATTCCCGGATTAGGAACAATGGCTAAAGGAGCTAAAGTAACTAAAGCAATAAAAACAGCAGCTCCAATACTACGTAAAGCATTTACTGCATTAGGATTAGGAACTTCTCTTACTGCTTTAGGTAAAGTAATGTCAGGAGAAGAATTAACTATAAATGACTGGAGATTGTTAGCAAATGGATTAAATGCTGTAACTGGTATCGGTAGAAATGTTGCCGGGAAGAAGTTATATACTCAAAAAGCTGGTGCAGGAGAATTATCTAAACCTCTAGAAGTTAATGTTAACGGTAAAACTAAAGAAATTTCATTTAAAAATAATGAGGTAGAGGGATTTAATAAGATGTCGACAGAGGATAAATTAACTACTGTTAAGACTAAATTAAAATCTCAATATACGGATTTAACTGACGAGGATTTAAGTAATATAAAAATACCTAAAGGTAAATGGTATAATCCTTTCACACGCGGAGTTGGAAAAGTAAAAGAAACTAAAGTAGCTGGGAGAGAATTAACACCAGAAACTTTAGATAAGATTAAGAATAATAAACTCTCATCCTTCCAGAAAGGATTAGTAGCAGAGCAGGCTTATTATAGACGTGGCAATATCCAGAAACAATTAGAGGATAATAATATTTATCTCGGACAAATTTCTGGAGCTCCTACTGTAGTTTATCATGGACCTTTAACTGAAAAAGTCCCAGGAAAACTTACTAATGTAAGAGCACCAAGATCGGAGATACTTGAAGAGAAGGAGAAATTAATACATAGAGTTGTAAATCCTACGAAAGGAGCTAATGATGCTACATTAAATAGTACCCTATTAGAATCTATGCAATCAACTCCTTTTGGCACAACTAGACCTTTAGTAGAACCTTCTGGAAAAGCTACTAGGGTAACTAAATCTGATATAAGAAAAGCGGATGCTAAAAAATTTAGAGAAAGTGATGAAGGAAAAGCAATAATAGCTGCAAATAAACAAAAGTTAGAAGATGCAAGGAGGAGAAAGCAATTAGCATATTTAAAAGGTCAGGAAACCAAGAGACGTAATGAATTAGGGTATAAAGAAGAAAATAAAAATTTATCCAAAATAGTTACAAATTCAGGTGGAAAAATTAATAATCAGAATAATAAGAAAATATCAGAACTTTTACGGATATCAGAATTAAGAAGGAAAAGGGATATTGAAGAAGCAAAAAGACTTAATGAATTAGGATATAGAAAAGAAGCTGAACATTTATCTAAAATAGTTTCCGGAATAAACAAACCAATAGATAATATAAATAAAAAGAAACTAACTAATTTAAAAATTCGTAATACATATGCAAGATTAAGAGATCAATATGAATTTGGTTCTGATAAATGGATAGAATATCAAAATATGATTGCACTACTACCAAGATATAAAAATGGAGGTAATTTAGATTATTATTCTGTTCGGAACAAACTTCTTAAAGAAAGAGATAAATATGAATTAGGCTCTAAAGAATGGATTGAAGCAAATAAAAAAGTTAAGGAATTTAAAAATGGAGGAGTTATTAAATATCAAGATGGAGGAGTTACACCTACTAACATATCAGAAGACGTTGTTGTGACTAGAAAGTCGCCTTCTAGAATAAGAAGAATTGATTCCGGAGTTTTAAATAATAATACTTTTGATTTTAATTTAAAACCAATGAATAAACCTTCTTTAAATACTCCCATCACTAAATCTTCAACTGGTTCTAATATTGAATCTCAAAATTATCTTCCAACTAAATCGTCATTAGGAAGTATTCCTCTAACTACTATATCTTCCTTAGCTTCTGCTATACAAAAAACAGCAGCTAATAATAAGATATATAAAACGTTAAAAAAAGATCTAAGACCTTCTTTAATAAATCTCCCTACGGATTTAAATTATTCCATTCAAGGAAATGAAGGAGTTAGACAAGCTTATTATAAACAAGCAGCAAATTTAGAAGGATTAACTAGAACACCTCTAACCTCAGATGCCGATAGACAATTAGCATATAATTTAGAAGTAGCTAAAAATGCAGCAGAAGCAAGATTACAAGGAGATTTAGCAAACGAACAAGCTATACAACAGTCTAGGGAAAAAGCATTTCAAGTTAATGCTAATAATTTAATGAGAAGAGAGGAAGCTGCAAATAGAAATCGTTTAGCTACTACAGAGTATTTAAATACTTTAGCGAATTTAAAAGCTCAGAAGATAGGACAAAATGCTAATATCTGGGATACATTCTTACATGATGTAACAGAACAAACTAAGCAGTATATAAATACAAATAATGCTAGAAAAGTAAATGAACAACTTTTAGATTCTCAATATAAAAATGCTAGATTATCTACAGAGGATTCTATTACTGCATCAGATTTACAGAGAAGATTAGATGCGTTATATCAAAAAGAAGAATACAAGAAAGATCCTACTAAATTATTCTTAGATCCAGAATATAAAAATATTATTAATGCTCAAAAAGAGTTACAACTTAAAGGATTAAAGAGGAGTATAGATTTACAAAAATTAGGATTATCTGGACAATATCCTAAAGTATTTAGATTCGGAGGAATAATTAAGAAATAATATGAAGTTAAATATTAAAAAATTTCAAGAAGGAGGACAACTGGCCCCGTGGGTTGGGTATTCTCCTTTCTTTCAACCTATTGGAAGAGAAGAAGGGACATCAGCCGTAGCTAATTCTTCTGCTAAATCTGGTGATACTAAGATTGATAATTCTCAGAAACAGTTAAAAGATATTATAGGTCAAATGGTTGGTAAAGGATTAACTAATGAAGTTAATTATTTCGCGGAACAAGTTGGTAATATCTTTGCTGATACAGATCTTTTAGGACAACCTATCAGCGTTAGACAATATACAGGATTAGTATCTAGATTAAACGAGATTCAGAATAATAAACAGATATTTGATCAAGCAAAAGAACATGCACTATCTAAAGGAACACTTTCAGAAGCAGCAATAGATTATTCTGGAAATTTATTCGCACAAAACTCTAATGGAGAACTTGTTATGATTACTCCAGATCAATACTCAGAAAGTAGAGAAGAGTATAGAGTATTAACTAATAATGATCTCTTAACTCTAAGGAATAATAGTAAAGCTTATATATTTGATAATAGCCTATCTCAAACGGTTGCTGGAAGTTTAAATATAAACGATATAAGTAAACGAATAGAAGAGATTGTTAAATCTATAGGAGTAGAAAAACAATCTTCTGATTATTACTTTGATAAAGCTAGAGCTAATCAATTAGAAAAAGGATTACAAGCTATTGTAAGTGAGAAGTTAAATACCGCTCCTGATGGAACTTTTAAATTAACTGAGGAAGTTGCTACACAAAGAAAAAATGCTAATCTTGCTTTAAATTACATATGGAATAATTTAGATCAACAATCTAGAAATACTTTAATCGCAAGAGCTGCTATTAATAATACTGGAGATCCTAGAGAAAATGCTATAGAAAGTATTAAAAATATCCTCATTTTCGGAACTGATCACTCTTATTCCCAATCATTAAAAGATGAGAATATAGAAGGTAAATCAGGAAATGGTTCTGGAGGTAAAGGAGGATTAACTGATATTAACCCTCTAATGAGTTATGTATCAGATCCTAAAAATCAGAAATATGTAGTAAATGTAGGAGATAAATATTCTTTTGATGCTAAAGCTAGTATTAGACCATTAATAGGAGCTAAAGGAGAAGTATTAAATGAGAGTTATTTATCCGATATAATTACTAACGGAGGGTTAGGTTCTTTAGTAGATATTTCAGGAGCTTCTGTTGGAACTGGAGTTACTTTAAATCCTAATGATTTAAGTAAGATATTATATGAAGGAGATAGAGTAGCGATGACATGGTTACCATATATAACAGATCCTAAAACAGGTTCTAAAGTAGTAGATTTAAAAGCATTGAAGCGTTTAGAAGATGCTGATAGAGAAATTTCTGCTATAGGTCCGACAGTTACAGAAGATCAGAAATTAAATATATACAGAGCACATAATGTAGATCATTTAATACTTAGAGGCGGAGAACCAGCACAAAGTCAATTATCTTATATGCATCAATTTATGGTTATCCCATCTCTAATTCCAGAAGAAGTGGCAAAGGAAACTCAATTAAATAGTATTACTAAGAGATTAAATAATGATTTAGAGGATAAGGCTAGAGATATGTATGCTAGAGTTAGATCTAATTTAGAAAATAAAATGTTGAGAGCTAATGGTTACGTACCTCCAGAACATTGGTATAGACCTGATGATGATATATATAAATCCTCTATATTCTTACCTGTACAAGATGAGTTAATGTCAATCTTATTTACTGGAAAAACTGCCCCTCAAACAGCTAAATCTAATTTAGATTATGAAAATGTAATAAGAAATACTAATCAAATTACACAACAAACTGGAGGATTAAACCCAGCTGCATTTAAATAATATGGATAATTTAGAAAAAAAGGATTGGTTTGGGTTATATTACTCAAACCAAGATAAAACTTATATAGACTTCTTACAAAATGGGGTTACTCCTAATGATATAGAATTGAAGTCAAAGGATGAATATAAACAAAACGAAAAGATCGTTCAGGCATTTACTGCACCCGATGGGAAATTTGATGATAATGCATTTAATACATTTTATAATAAAGCATTATCTTCATATAATACATTATCTATAGGACAGTTTACAGAAGAGGATCTTCCAAAAGTGCAGTATGATATAATGTCTCCTTTTAAATCTCAACTTTCTCCTGTACAAGATATTTCTTTAGATATAATAAAAACTAAAAATCCTTTTATTCAAAGCACCGGATTAAATACTATACTAGGGATAGAAATGACTAGTATGTCTACTAGAGAAATGGCTCAACAAAATAAAATTTTCGATACTGAGAATAATAGGTGGATGGATTTAACTCCAGAAGATCTAGGATTTTGGGGAACAGTAACTAAAACTCCTATAGTTCTGGCTCAGTATGATAAAGATGTTCAAGAGACTGATCTAGAAACTGGGAGATTAATACAACATAAAAAAGGAGAGATAAAACTAGATGAGACTGGAATGCCTTATTATGAAACTCTTGGAAATCGAGAAGTTCATGGTAAACAGGTATTAAGTGCATTTGATGTAATTACTAGAGAAAATTCTACATGGAATAAATTTGATTTTTTTGATAATGATGGAGAAGAATCAAGTATTGGGTCTACTATAGCACAAACTGTAGCTAGTATAGCTCCTCTATTTATCCCCTATGTAGGTCAAGCATACGCTGGAGCTTTAGTTCTTAGAGAAGGTACTAAGTTAGGGATTACTTTATATAAAATGCTGGATGGAGCTATTAATAATAATCCAAATCCTAATTTTGGGATATTAAATACTATAGAAGCTAAAGCAAACCAATTTAATACTAGTGTATCGGATAAGTCTCAAGAGAAATTATTAACCTTTGAAAATTTTGGAAGGTTAGTATCTGATATAGGCTCCCAATTATTCCAACAGAGATTATTAGCCCAAATCCCTAATTGGCTTGGTATAGGAAACTCTGAAAGAGCTGCTTTAAAAGCTATAAAAGCTAAATATGGAGATGAGGTAGTAAAAGCTATCTCTGACGGTAGTATAATTCAAAATAGAGGATTATATAATACTATCATTAACTCAGATCCAGCAGTTATAAATGCTATAAATAAAGCGAATATAAGAAATAATTTCTTAGGTAGATTCATGGCTAATTTTTATATGTCAGGAACCTCTACCATGGATGTATATAATGATGCTCTAGATGCTGGATATGATAGAAGAACCGCAGCTCTAACTGCTGGATTAGCTATGGGTGCTACCACTTGGATGATACAATCTACAGAGATAGGACAGAAAGCTTTAGAAGGTTTGGGGTTTGACAGTGAAAGGGCCGCTATAAGAAATGCCGGAAAGAAATTTATTGAAGAAAATAGAGAATTATTACATTATACTGCAAATAATACAAAAGATAAAGCTACATTTAATTCTGTATTAAAGAAAGCTATAAATACATTTAAAAAAGTAAAGGAACCTATAAATAATATTATCTCAGGTTCTGGAATAGCTAGTAATGCTGTAGCTGAGGGAATTGAGGAAATGTCAGAAGAAGCTATTATGGATATGTCTAAAGCTATTACAGATGTATTCACAGGAATTTCTGGTACACAAAAAGATGCTTCTTTTGATTTCTTATCCTCTAATCCATTGGAAAGATATCTAATGGCTGGATTTGGGGGTGCTATTGGTGGGGCTATATTTAAAGCTGCTAATAATTTATCTGATATAAATAAAAGAGTTCCGGAACAAGCTACTGATAATATCTTTTACATATTACGAAATGGAGGTAAATCTAAATTAATCTCAGAATTAGAGAGATTAAGACAACAAGGTGTAGCTCCAAAAAATCTTTCTGCTACTAATAGAACAATAGAAGGAGAGAATATAAATTACTCTCCTGTAGAATCTGGAGATATTTCCCAAAATGATGCTGTAATAGACCTATCATTACAGTTAATAAATCAGTGGGATGCTATTATTAATGAAGAAAATCTACGCCTTAGTGATGAAGAATTAATATCTTTATCAGCATTAAGGGATAGGAGAGTAGAAGATCTTATTAAATTTGATGGAAGATTAGATATTATTAGAGATTATAATCAATTAGGAAAAGAAATAGGAAATCTACTCCTAGAAAAGAAAGATATAGAGAATCGATTAAATGCTCCTAATAAAGAAATTCCGAATAAAACAGAGTTGGAGAGTAGATTAAATATAATAAATGAAGAACTTCAACAAAAAAGAACAGAGAAGGATATACTATTACGAGGAGGAAAATCCGAAGAGTATTTAAAAAGAGCTTTATTTAATATAAGCGAAATATCTAATAAAATTTATTCTTCTGATATATATACATATACAGAAAATATTCTTGGCAAACCGTACGGATCTTTATCAGAATCCGAAAGAGAGGAAATTAAATCTAGATATAAAGCTTATAGAGAAGATAATAATGAGAAATTAGATAAAGCGTATAAAATATTTACGTCATTATCACAGAAATATGGTGATAATATTATAAATATAGTATCTAAGTTACCGTTATTAAATAAAATAAAAGGATATCTATCAGGAATAGATGAAGAGGCCTTACTTAATCTTGATGAAGATGCAAAACGTAATTTTGATTTAGCAAGAAAATTAGGACTTGAATTAGGGGTTCCTGTAGAAAGAGGGATTGATTATATATTTGAATATAGAAATACGGATTTATCTGATATAAATACTCAGAATATAATTAAAAACTTCTTTAATTCAATAAATCAGGATGGATCTGGAATTGATGTAGGTAGTATTTTCTCTACATATAAGAATTCTGGAGAATTTATATCTAATATATTTGATACAATATTTAATATAGATCAGAAAATAGATACCTTATCTAATTCTATTAACAATAAATTAAACTCAGATCCTACTTTAGATAAAAATTTTGTAATAAGAGAATCTATAGAAGAATTTTTAAATAAGAACATTTCTAATTCTATAGTTAAATCTTATATACAAAATAATTTAAATCTTCCTAATTTAAACTCTTCAGAAGAAGTAATATCTAATATTAGAAAGATTCTTATTAATTTATCTGGATTATTACAGTTTAATCTAATTCCCCAACTTAGGACTAGATCAATGATGAATTTAATTGAAAGTGCTAGAAATGAGGGAATAGAATTAACTAAGGATTTATATTCTTATATAAAGACATATCTAAAATCAGATAATAAGGTAGAATTAGATTACTCTTCTTATGTATCTAATCTTTTATCTTATGTAGATGAGAGTCTTGGGGAATTAGTTAATTATGATTTACAAAATATAAAATCCCAATCTCCGGATTTTCAAGCTGCTTTAAAAGAAGGATTTGAAGAAATTGGAGTTAATAATTTAGAAGAGGTAATACAAATATCAGAAGAGTTAAAAAATGTAAAAGATTGGTTTGAAATAGCAAGCCTATTAAAAAATTCTAATTTAAATGATGTAGAGAAAAGGATCATTATAGAAAGTATAAATGATTCAAATAAATCTAAAACAAAATCATCTTTATCAGAAATAAATATTTTATCAGAAGCTTCAATAGATCCTTCTCAGTTAGTAGAGAATCCTTTAAATACTTTATTATCTGAGATATATTTAAATGTAGATGAATCTGCTGGAAATATTAATATCTTTGAATTATTATCAAATGAAAGTGATTTATTAAAATCTACTAATACACTTTCTGATTATGTTTTGCAAGGAAAGGTTAAATTAGAACAACTTGATACTGCAATAAATGTGATTAACGCATTGCAATCAGTAGTATCTTCGATGCAATCTTCTACTATTGAAAATGGAGGATATGGATTTAATTCTACTTTAAATTATGTAAGAGAAAAATTAGGAGTATCAGAAAAGCTTCCAGAAATAGAATCTAATTCCGCATTTGAAGTTATACAAGAATTAGAGAGGATAAAGAATAAATTGGGATTCTATAAAAAATTATCTGAACAAAATAAAGGTAATAAACTTAAAGAGCATAAGCTTACAGCTATAAAAACTAGACAAGCTCTCATAAAGAATTATCAGGATAAATTATTTAGAAATAAAGCTCCCGAATTATTTGAAGGAGTGGATGATATATTATCTAATTATAATTTAGATAGTTTAAATAATTCGGATTTAACTGATGAAGAATATATTTCATTGGAGAAACTTATTTTAGAAGTAGAAGATAGAATTTATGATAATGCTACTAAATTATCTAAGAATAATACAGTATCTAAAGAACATTTAATATCTAAATTATTTCAGAATTATGATTATTCTAAATTAATGAAAGAAGCTTATAATAATCCAGCTTCTTTAAATTCTGAAATAACTGAGATGTCTCCCTCCGATTTATTTATCTATTATCATACTATATTAACCACAAAAGCATCTACATTTAATAATGCATTAAGAGATATAGTGAATGAATCCTTGGGATCAGATAAACAACTTATAATTCCTATATTTTCTCAAGAATATGCTGCAAGGATTGCGTTAGCTTGTATTATAGATATAAACTTTATGAACAACTCTACCGAGTTAACTAAGGAGTTTGAGAATAGTATTACAAATCCAGCACTTAGAGATAAATATAAGAATTATATATCTAGACTACAAAATACAGTATTTATAAATGGAGCACCAGGAGTAGGTAAGACTACTGGTGTTGATTCTTTAGTATTTAAATTAGCTAATAAATTATTAGGAGAACAAGGTGCTGTTATATCTGGACCTAAGATGCAACAAACAGTTAATCTATTAAATTCGATTACTGGAAAATCTTATTCTGAAACGGAAGGATTGAACACTATAAATGATACTATTAAGAATAAAAAACTAACAGCAATTACCGCTGATATGTTATTAAATTCTATTTTAGTATCTCCAGAAATAATAGAAAAGGCCAAGAAACAGTTTAATGATCCTCAATCTAAAACTATTCCGGAGAATGAGAGGGTTATAGATATACTAGAAACTCAAGACAAGGAATTAGTTGTTAGAATAAATCCTAAATATCTAACTCCTTCTAATTTTAAATCTGGGATATTTCAAGATCAAAGATTGATATTTATCGATGAAGTTACACAATTATCTAAATTTGAATTAGAATTATTATCTTCATGGGCTCAACAAAATGATAAGATATTAATTACTTCTGGTGATTTATTACAATCTGGTTATGCTGGAAGTGATGGAGCGTATTTAGGGATAGATGTAGATACTAATTTAATATACACACCTACTTTAGCTACATCTTTAAGAATTACTAATATCCATAAAAAAGATAACTTAGATTCTTTAAGAGTATTAACTGATAGAGTTAGAAATGTAGATAATTACTATACTACAGGAGAATTTAATTTAGAAGAGGGAATAAAAATAGCGTTATCTAACTATGAGAACGTACCTAGTCTAAAATATTATGAAGACGACGTAAAACTCTCTGGAGATAAAATTGTTGGATCTATTTCTACTTTTGATTTAGATAAATTAGTTCATGACTCAGAAGAGCCGATAGGATTTATATATGATGATGTAAATTCTGATACATATAAGCTAATAGATACTTATATAAAAAAGAATCCTGGAAAAATAAGGAAATTTAAACTTGAAGAAGTACAAGGTTCAGAAGCTAAATACTTTATAGTAGATAAGAAATTTAATTTCGGATCTCATGGAGAATTTGTAGAAAAAGCTACTAGAGATTTATATACTGCTATAACTAGATCTAAAGAAGGTACTATTATTATAAATAATGGGTTAACTACTAAACTTACTAAAGGATCTGAAAGAATTAGTTATACACAATCCTCTATATTAAATAATGAAGCTGCTAAATCTTTCTCAGAATTAAGATTGAAAGCTCTTAATGCTTCGTTAGAGAGTAAAACTATAGAACCTCAAAAGAAAGAATCTTCTACTACATCAGTCTCAACACCCCAACCTAATGTAGAATTAGGAAAAGTTTTAGATGCTGCATTTAGTGATTCTCCAGAAGCTAATAGAGAAATTCAACAATTAGAAAGAATAGAATCTAAAACAGAGAAACATTCTCCTGATAGTTTTATATGTTATTCTTATAGAACAAGAATTAAACCTAAAGCAGAAATTAATGGTGATATAACTACTTATAGCATTAAAGATTCCGCTATAATGCTAAGATTAGATTCAAATAGTGAACATAGAGCATTCTTTAATGGAGAAATTGATGGCTTAAATCCTACACAATTCGAAAGAGTTGATGAAAAGATATTAGAAGTAAAGAGTATATTATATAATTACACAAAATCCAGAAGAAATAAATTATTTAAAGATTATAATATTGAACAAGATTTATCTAATTTATATAATGACATATCTGGAAATACTGGAACATTAGATTTATCTAACGGGAAGTTTGTATTAAAAGCAACTAAATATTTTAATAAATCTATAGGAAAAGAAGATTCTGTTATTAGAATTATATATGAAATTCCTATATTAAATTCTTCTACAGAAGAGAATACTGTAGAGCTTTATATAGTAGAATTACCAAATATTAATAATGAATCTTTTAGAATTAAAGATTCTGATACTCCAGAACAAAGAGCTTCTAAAGCATGGTTTGTAGAATATCAAAAATTCTATGGACAAATAATGAATAGTTTCATTTTGGATGAAAGTGGAAAATCTAATAAATACTTCCAGCTTAGAGATGATTTCGAATTAGAACGAATTACTAATAGTATTATATATAAAGGATCAGATAAGAAAAAATTTGCACATGTTCCATTTGAATCTAAAGAATCTGAATTTAGAGGAATTTACTTCTCTAAGCCTTATATAGTAACTAATACTAGATACGGTAAATCTAATCGGAATGAGTTATTAATTCAACGTAACGAGAGATTAAATACTCTATATAATGATTATTATGAAACTTTAGAGGAATATAATAAAGCAGATACTACTCAAAAATCTAGATTAGAACCTATATTAAAATCTAAATCTGAGAGATTAAATGCTGAAATAAATAAGAATAATATCAAAGGCAAAGCAGTAGTATTTGCTACACATAGTAAATATATATTTGATGAGGATGATAATATTATCTCAGAAGATCAGTATGGAGATTATTACATAGACCAAATGAATGGAAAATATGATAATGATCTAGATAGAAGAGATAAAATTAGAATGATCATTTTAAATCCGGAAGGACAAACATTCCAATCCTTTATATCTAAATATAGAGAATTTATAAATTCATATAAAAAGAATTCTGGAGTAGCTAAATATAATGGTAAATTTTATAAATCTTACTTTGGAGATTTTATAGGATTTGATACATTGTTATCTATATATAATTATTATAATTACCTAAAAACTACTGGAAAGCCGGAATCTAAGCACATAAAAATTGCTGAAAAGTTACTTAATTCTCTATCAGCACTTGCTGCCAAAGAAGGAAATGCGGAAAATCCATTTGATCTTCCTGGTTCTAAAGTTAAATTTGGATTACCTCATATCCTAAGAATAATGGAGAGGTTACATATGGAAACTACTCCAGAAGAGATAAAAAAGATGGAAAATTATTCTTCTACTATTAACGGAAATGATGTACTTAAATTTATAAATAAAATTATAGAGTTTAAGATAAATCAAAGGTTACATCCTGAATTATTAGTTTCTTCTCCAATTATAAATGAAGAGAATGGTGGAATATTTCAGGATTGGAATAGAGAAGATGGAATTACTGATTTAGATATAATTGATTTTATGGAATTTGCTATGTTGGGAAGAAGAAATTATAAACAGCCTGATGGAAGTATTAATTCTGTAGAAGCTCCTAATTATAATCCTTTATTTAAAAATGGAATTTTTCCATTTCCAGTTTATGAATTAACAGATAAGAAAACCGATTATACTGGAGGAGAATATTTTTACGAAGCAAGAAATCCTGAGGGGCAGTATTATATAGATAGAGATATTCAAACCCCACAATTCGTATTCCAACCTTCTAGAGATTTAGCTGATCCTACTAATTTTGGCATTGCTAGAGTTGAAAGAATTAAACCAGAAGTAGAAACCAAATCAGAAGCTCCTATAAATACATTAGAAATATTAGGAGCAGAAATAGGACGTAAATTAAATACTAGTAATAATGATCTAAATGATCTTATAGATGATTCAATTGGATCTATTCTCACTAATCCTGCTAGACGTTCGGAAACTTCTATCTCAGAAGATATAAGAAATATTTTAGGATTAGTAAATAATCGTCTTAAATCAGAATCTATTAGTTTAGATTCTACAACAGAAGTGGATTATATAGACTATAACTTTGAAAAAGATTCTCTAAACATCTATTCTAGGAATAAAGAAAATTTAGTAAGAGAAGATAGTAATTCTGATAAAAATATTATATCTTTGTCACAAGCATTTGGAAAAATGTTTGATGTAGTATCAGATCCTAAAGATTTAGAAATATTAAGAAATATAACAAAAGTGTTATTAACTTATGATAGCAATAACTTACTAGTGGATTATATAACTAAATCTGAAATCACTCCTGATACAGTAAATTTAATTCTATCTAATATGAATATACAAACGATACTATCTGATATAAATAAGATAAGAAGTAAATATAATATTTGTTAAACATGGCTTGTAAATTTTTTGATTCAAACACTAGAAGCCCAGAATTTTTAATAAACCTATCTCCCTGGATTAATTTTCAGGGAGATACTATTTCAGATCAACAATTTCAGAATATTAAAAATTCTCTGCAAAAAGATTTTATCATTGATTCTGATGAAAATTTAGTAGATGCAATAAAGGAATATATAAGATTATTTTCCTATAATACGGAATTAAATACAATACTTAATAATTCCTTAGATAAAATTTTAACTAAGAATATAGAAAAAACTTTACCTCCGGAAGAATATAAAAATCCAGATCCTCTAGTAACTACATTAGAGAATGAAGTAAAGACTATAGAAGAAGATGAATCTGTGACGAAGGAGGATAGAGATTTAGCTACGAAAGAATATGTAGAACAATTAAATAGAAGTAGAAAAAACGTTACCTATAATGAAGAAATAAAGACTAATAGAGATTTAATTACTAAATTTCAAAATAATAATAGTTTATATAATAGATTTGTTTCTACATTTAAAAGGGAGATATTTAAAAATTCCTTTCTAAATCTAGATTCTGGAAAAATTGTTCGAACTTATTCAGAATTAAATAATAATATTGCAGAATATAAACAAATATTATTTAATCATATAACAAAATTTTTAGGAGAAAAGGATATCATTCCTTTATATAATCAGGATGGATCTTTTAATATTACAGAATTTACTACTATTATATCTAGATTAAATGAATATTATGATCAACATAATCCTACATCAAAATTAAATTCGATTAATAATGTTCTATACACTCCTTTATCTAAATCTAATCAAGATTATCTAAATGCATATAACGCTTTAGTGACTTTAGAGAATTTTGATAATTTAATAGTATTATTAACAGACGGATTAATTTCAATAGATCCATTTAAATTAGGAATTAAATCTACTAATAGAAATGAAATTAAATATCTTCCGTTCACTAAAAATGCATTAAGACAACATTTTAGAGTTAATGAAGATTCCGATATAAATAGAGAGACTACTAGTTTAACTAAAGCTATTATACAAAATATTCCTTTATTAGATTCTGATGGGAAATGGGATGAGATATCTTATATGACAGTTAATGAATTTAACAATGCTATATCTAGAATCGGAGATCCTGTTATTAAATCTTCTAATAAATATAATTCATTAAAATTAGGTAAATTGAATCCTACAGTAGCTTATATAGAATTTTTTAATTCTTTATTTGTTACAGATGGAAAAACTGATCCATCAAAAATAAATAAATTTAAGAAGAATTTAGACTTTAATTTAGATACTAAAAAGGCATTATTGTCTATATATAAATACATCTTTGACTCTACTCCAGAAGCTAAATCTTTATATAATATAATTAAAGATAACCAAGGAGATTTAAGTTTTAACTATTTCTTGGATGTCTTAGCTTATATGAATAAACAGGATGGATCAGAATATATATCATATGAATATAATTCAGAAAGTAGAGAGTATGAAGTAAATACATTCTCAAATCTAACTTATGAATCCTCTTTATTTAGACAGGAAAGAAATTTAACTGAATATGTTGATTCTATAGCTAGAAATGGTGATTATGATAATACTATTTTAAATGTATTACGAAATAAATTTAGAGTTAAGGTCTTAGATGATTCTATTTCTATCACCATTGGATCTAGAACATTATTTATTAATGATCATTTAAATATTGCTAACGAAGATGCTATAACTGGAAAAGATTTAAATAAAGAATTATTAGATAGTATTACAATCCCAAATCCAGAACAAGTTAGTGCGATTATAAATGGTAAAACTTTATCAGAATCTATTATGAATGGATTTAGGTTGTTAGAATTGTTACAATTATCTACAGATCTTCCATTTATAAATAGTTCTGGGCAATTATATTCTATATTAAAATCACAATATAGAACGGAAGCCGAATCTAATCTAAAAGGAGATCTTTTGGGATTATTATATAGAACACTTAAAACAATTGATACTCTAGATTCTATATATAAAGAATATGATTCTAATAAAGTTAATCTTACTCCAGGAGAATTTAAATCTAAAGTAAAAAAATCCTTTCCAGAATTTAAAACAATGAAGGATATTACTTTTAATAAATTCTTTACATCAAGTAAAACTAGACCAAGATTAAAGGTTAATTTAAATTCTAAAGGAGATAGATCAAGTGTATTTAAAGCCGCAGTTAGTTCCATAAATTTATTAAATAGAGAAGCTAGTCCAAGTACATATAAAAACTCTGATGGAGACAATGTGCCATCTATAGGATTGATGAATTTAGTTAAAAACATACACGAGTTTATATATACTACTAAAGATTATCAGAATAATGTTAGAAAGCATTCTAATATATCTAATATATTCGAATCTAATATATTCTATAATAATCCAGAATATTTAAAAGGAATTGGATTAAAAACAGAATTTATATCTCCAAATGGAACAACAGTACAAAAGAATAAATTCAATGTTTCTGAGTACGGAGTATCATCTATAATATTAGATTATTTCAAAAATCTAATGAATGATCAAATTAATTATATAGAATTTCTTCCAACTGTATATGCAGATAAATCTAATCAATCTCTTATTAAAATATCTAAGGATATTAAATTTGATGGGAAGAATATTAAATCTGCATCTGCTACTCAGATCGAAGTAGAGAATTTTAATAGCCAACAGATTTATTATACTAATCTATTATCAAATTTATTTAAATCTTATTATAGAATAGGTGAAAGATTAGGTGTTTCTTTATTAGATTCTATACCTAAAATTAAAAATAAGAAAGAAAAAGCTGAGATTATAAATAATAATATCATCGCAATAAATAATCTCTTATCTACTAGATGGAAGGAAGTCTCTCAAATAGCTAGAGAATTAAGTTTAGAAGATCCTAATTTTAAATTTATAGAAGAAGTTCATTATTCTAAAGTGGAAATGTCTAAAGGTAATAGCGTATTTAGATTAAATCCATTTATAGAGAATATGGCTAATATCTATCAAGTATCTACTGTAGACGATTCTTATTACAAGGATTTTATAAATAGATCAAAAGAAATATTTAAAAAAGATTTAAAATCTAAAGGTATTGAAGTAGATACTAAAGTATTTAAATTCTTAAAAGATATTCCTTCTCTAAAAAATTGGATTGGTAGGGATGGAATGATGATATTAGAAAAAGATGGGAAATTGAATCCTATATTAGAAAAATATTTCTTTTTAGATGGGTTCTTATCTAACCAATTCCTTCAAGTAAGTGTTGGAGAACCTTATGCACATCCATCTAAATTAAGAGGCGTGTATTATTTAAATTCCGATGGATCTATAAATCCGGAATATTTTATCCGGGATCATGCTAATAGATTATTAGCTCAATATAAACGTATGGTTGCTATGCAGGCTACTATACACAACTATTATCAAAAAGCATTAGAAGGAACAACTCCAACTATAAATGTAGCAATTATCAAAGATATAGAAGCTCCTGTATTTAATCCTTCTGGGGAGACTGATAATGTAAAGGTATTAGATGGCTCTATGGAATGTAATCCATTTCAGAATGTGTTAGAGAACAATTCAATGTTTAGCTCTAGTGCTGGATATAATAGAAAGAATTTTGGATATAATGTAGATCCTGAATTTGGTAATGGGTTATTAATGAAATGTGCTATATTCTCTATAACTAATTATCGAATGAGAAAATCTCCGGAGAAAGTTAAATTGTTGCAAAAAATGACTGATAGAAAATGGGATGTTCCTATTATTAATTTAATGCAAGATTTTAATGGTAATAAACGTCATCTTAGAGATATTATATCCGAGGATTTATATTATTATAATGCGAATAATGGAGAATATTATAGAATAATTGATTTAGAATCTCTAGGAAATAATACTTATAATATTATAGAACGAAGAGTTAATAATAACGGGGGAGATACTCAGAATAGTAGAAATGTAACAAGAACTGTAGTAATAGATAGTAATTATAAATTATGGAAAGCTCTAGGTGGAGAGTATTCTTATTCATTAGATAATTCTAATCCTTTAGATCCTTATTTAAGTAATTCCGGAGATAAAGGAGAGGCTTCTGTAAATGCTACAGTACAGTTTATGAATAAAACCGGATATTATATAACTAAGAGGGATCTATTAAATATGGTTAATGGTGATTTAGATTTATTAAATACAATTATATCTAAACAAGATCTTCCATTTACATTTAACAATATTCCAGAAGATTCTAGTTATATATTAGACGAACAAAGAAAATTAAGAGTAATACTAGATCAGAATTATATATATCAACCTCTTAAATACTCTGATATACATTACCTAGCAAATGGAACATCAATAAAAGTTGGAGCGTTTAATACAAATCCAGCCAATGCTAGATACGATGATACTCCTTTATCCTATGGTAGAGTTGGTACACAATTCATGGGTATTCAAATGGATGCAGATCACCATGCTGATTTATCTACTGTTACTGAATCTACTCAGATTATTAGTACTTTAGCAGCTAATGGATATACATCAGATTTAGCTGATGCGGCTTATAGAGCTTTAGGTTCTGTAGTAAATACTACTTTAAAGAAGTATTTTGAAGCACATAATCAAGCTAATAACTTAGAAACTCTTACAGAATTAGGAGAAGCTAATAAAACATTATTATATAAACTTCTAGCTAAAGCAACTATTAAAGCCTTCGAAGGAAGCTCTGGAGATGGAGTAATTACTGGTTATTTGGAAGAAGCTGCAAGAGAGTTTGAGGAGAATTTAAATAATGAATTATTTAATGCTAGAGATTTAAGATTTAAAATTCCGTTTAGTTCCGGAAGTATAAATAGTTCTTTTATAACTATGTTAGCATCTAAAATGAACTCTGATAGTATTAAAAGAACTTTCTCTGGTATGGGAGCTGTAATGATTCCTTCTTATGGATCTATAAAACATTATTATTTTGATGGATCTGAGAATTTATTCGATTCTAATGGAAATGTTTTAAGAGGATATTATTCTCAGGAAGATTTAATACATATAGCTAATGAAGCCGGTTATTATTCTCTTACTGATGAAAATGGAAATATTCTTAGATCTGGTTTAGATAGATATTTAGAAACAGGAAATTTAACACAGGAAATATCTACGGATTTAATAGAATTTGGTGATATTGTATTAGATCCTACTACTGGAGAACAGGTAGATATAAATACTTATGATAAATTTAAATATTATAGGAATTTAAATACTACAGTAACTAATCTAAAAGGAATCAGAAAAGAACTTCAACCTTTTAGAGCTACTTGGAGTATTGATGGGATAAATAAGAAATATAATATTTATGACCATCCGATAATCGAAGATATGTTTAGATTAAGAGAGTCTAAAGCATCTAAAGAGGAAATTCTAGCACTTCAACATTTTGTTAATAGATATATTGGATTATTGGATGAAAATATTATGTTATTAGATCCGAGAATGCCTGAATATCAAATGATTATAGATAACAATGATATAATAGAATTTGGCGAAGGACTTCAAGGAGTAAAAATACATGATTTAAATATAAAAAGAGCACAGGCTGTAATATCTAAGGTATATCAATCTATATTCGGATTACGAACTGGAGATAATATTGCGAATATTATTAATAGTGATGGAGAGTATTTTAGACAGAAACTATTAAGAACGTATAATAAAGCTAAATCAGATCCCCTTCCAAATGATATAGAATTTTTAAAGAATAGTTTAGATAATACTAGAATTATTATAAATAAGCCTAGCTCTGAAAATTATATATCTTCACTAACTCCAATGGAGATATTAACAGAAGTTATAGATGGAGAAGAATGGAGATTAAATGAAAATGGAGAAGCTGTATATAAAACATCTGGACTTCATTTTTATCAGGATACTAGTAATGGAATAGTTCAAGAAGTGATTGTTGTAGATCTTTCTAATTTAGGGAATTTAGTTAATGTATTTAATTCTTCTGATGAGTATATAGGAATATGGTATAATTTTAATTCTGATAATATTAAAGAGTTAAGAGATTATATAAATATGACTAATCAGAGATTGGGAGAAGAATTAGATATAAATAATAGTAATATAGAGGAGTTAGGAGATAAATATAATAGATATATAAATAAGAGAATTGGGATTGATTCTAAGAAAATATACAGATCATTTATTGAGAGTTTAAAGATAACAGCAAATCGTATTCCTGCACAAGCATTTCAGTCTATTATGACAATGGATGTAGTAGGATTCTCTGATGCAGAAAGTAATGAAGCTTATGTTAGCTTGTACCAGACATGGTTACAGGGGAGTGACTTTAGGTCCGAATTTTAAGAGTTGAATTAGATAACATTCTAATATTGAAGTCACTATAATAAATTCCTTGAATTGCGGGAAATCCCTTAGAGCTTAATGTACTAAATTTAAATAGTAATATTTAAATGGTGAGAGTAATTACCTCAGTATAGTAAAAAGTATTAAGATTGGGTAATCCGCAGCTAAATCTCTTATATAAGAGAGAAGTTCATCGACTATCGAAAATCTATTTAATGTATAAATAGACTAGTAGAGTAGGGTTTAAACAATCCGAAGTGGGGAACACTTTAAAAGTGATGATATAGTCAGCCTTTATATGAAAGTATAAAGATTAAACGGATATTGATAAAGTCTATATGACAATGCCTTTAATAAATAATAACGGAATCTATGAAGCATGGTCATCTTTATTTAATTACAACAATGAAGAGTCATTTGAACTCTCAAAACAATTACCATTCCCAAATCCTGATTTAAATTATACAATAACTCCTGAAATAAATTCAGAAATACCTTATATAAATATAACTCCAGAAATACAATCTATTCTAAATGGGGAATATGATGGGGATAATACTAGATTAAAATTAGCTGTAGATGTCTTAAATAAGATAGATAGATTTAAACAAGATAATGTACAGCTATATTATGATCCAAATTTAATTAATGATTTAAATTATATAAAAGAAAATCCTGATGATAAATCAAGGAGTGAAGATATAGAAAGTGCTAGAATATTTATATCTAATATGATAGAGGATTTAGATACTGATATCTCCAGACATCTAAAAGAAATAAGTCCAAATAAACTTCTATCCGCTACAAAGAATTTTGTATATAATAAAATCTATCAAATCTCTGATAACTTTAAGAATCTTGTAGCTGCTGAATCACCTATTAGTATGGGAGATCCACAAGCTGCTGCTGCTAAATCAGAAGCTGGAGCTTATGCAAAAACAGTTACAGATTTCTGTCCATCTGTTAAATGGAACTTATTCTTCGAGAATATGGCAGGGAAGGAAGTTATCGGTATAAGTGCTGTAGGACAAAAAGTATTTTTAGCTGCAACTCAGTACTTTAATCAGGAGATAAGAAAATTAACTGAAAAAGGATTAACTGTAGAAAATTTATTAAAATCTAATTTATATTTCAATAATGTTTTTGAGATTTATAAAAATATTCCTGGAAATGAAGGGAAGAGTGATGGGGAACTCGTTAAATTATTCACAAATAGTTTGGCTAACATTAATCTTGATGATATTGAATTTGTATATGATCTTTTAAATGGGGCTAGAGATAAAAGTATTAGTGTGAATGATGCAATAGATCTTACACAAAATAGATTTCAGGACGACGTAAGTCTTGTAATAAGTGCCCTCATCTCGGCTTCCACTGATAATGCTAAAGAATTAATCCTATCAAAGATTAACGCTGGTCCAGACCTAGCTGGGGTATATGTGTACTTATTAATCCAAGGCTTATCATTTGATAATATCTCAGATCTCATGACTAGTCCAGAGGTTAATGCTATAGTTCAAGCAGCTACAGTTAATAGAATGTATGATCAATACGCTACTATAGATTCCACATTAAGAAATATAGAAAAAGGACCATCACTTACAAATTTTATTGGAAAAGGATATGTAAAATCTGTTTCATTATATTTAAATACATTATATAATTCTAAGATAATCTCCGCATTTAAACTTAATGAACTAACATCAAATGATATAAACGAAATTATAAATGATCTTGAAACTACTAAATATAATTTTGTTAATGAAAGATTTCTTGATGAAGAGTATGCTTTAACATTCTTAGATTCTATGTCAGAGTGGGATGAATTAGCATTAGTTAGATCTTCTGAGGAAGTAGTGCAGGGATTAATTAGATATTTTAAACAAGTGAGGAAATTTAAAGATTTAAAAGATTTGTTTAATTCATCAGTAAAATCTAAAACAAATTTTACTACCTTTGTAAAAGCTTACACTGGAGCAAAAGAAATAGCTACGTTAGGTCAAATTTTAGGAATTAATGGAGGTATAAAGACTAAACAATATGATAGATATAATTTCAGCAAGTCCTTTAATACATTAATTCAGAATGGATTAGATAAACTTCAATTAACCGGAGATACAGCTGATTATTTTATTGGGGCATTAAAAGAATATAACCCTAATATTGGGAATATATATACAGATCAAGAATTATCTTCTATAGTTGGAGATGCTCTAGATAAAATGTCTTCAAATGGAACTTTTTCTAGTATGAAATTTGATTTAACTAAATTTTTAGAACAACCTGATTATGCCGAATCTGTTATTAAATTCTATAATTTAATAAAGTCTGTAATAAATGTATTTGATTTAATAGATTCTCTTCCGCATTATAAAGCATTTATTAATGCTTATTATATAAATGAACAAAATTCTAAATTAGGAAGTGTTAAATATGCATTATCAAACTCTATTATAGATAATTTAGAAAACGTAATAATGAGAAGGAGGATTGGTAAAATTACTATGCCTAATAAACTATCTGAATCTCAACTAAATATCATTAGAGATTATATAGATGAATTGATAATTAGGAAGTATTTGAAAAATAAAAATTTATCTATTTCAGTTCCTAAAGGCCAAAATTATTTCTTAAATGGGGAAATGCTTACTGCTACCAAGCAGACATCTTATTCTTTATCTAATGATGATAGTTTAGCATCCTTTAAATTATATATGGAATCTTATGTAATTCCAATGTTAAAGAGTGGATATACAATTAATTCTAAAGGAGTAATGACTTTTGGATCTCAGTTAGTTAATAACGCATTTTTAAATGGATTAATTATAACTGATAATACTTCTAAATTAGATGGATCTAATTATATATATTACAGACCATCTATAAATATGGTTACTACTGTAAATAATCCAGAATTTGATAAACAAGTTTCAGCATTTGGAGAAATTGAAAATGTTGAATTTAGAGGTATTAAATTATCTGATCTATTTTTTATATATAACCTAATTACCCATAAAGGAAGAAAAGGACAGGATAGTATATTAAAAGTATTACAGGGATCAGTATTTAATCCAGGGAGTTTAATTGTAGATTACTTTAAATATATTGGAGGACTAGATTTAAATACTATAACTCCGGGAGTAGTTTATGATTCAAAAAGTGATAAAGTAACAATGGATGATGTTAATATAGATGATATTCTTCTTAGGATGGCTCCAATTAAAGATAGTTTCGAAGCTCTTGTTTCAAATAATAAATATGTAAAAATATACAATGAGAACTTAGGTAAATATCAATTACAAGAAAGATTAGGAAATAATAAGAATAAGAGCTATAAGGATGTAGAACTTTTAGGAGATGAGAGATATTATCTAATAAGAAGTAATTACAATTATAAATTAAAAGAAACTATTAATAAATTTGAAAAAGCTATTAAGACAGTTGAACTTCTAAATGATCTAATGAGACTTAATAAAATAAAACTTATTATAAATTGTTAACTATGGGATGTAATATAGAAATACAATATACTATAGATGGAGAAGAAAAAGTTGGTGGGATTATTCCTACCAACTTAACTTCGTATGATGAAGTTAGTGCAGTTACTTTGAGTGAGTCTATTTCTAATCTAGATATTGATTCTTTAAATATCTTGTTAAGTACTCTTTCGGATTTAAATCTTTTATCTACTAAGATAGTATATTCTAATGGAGAGCCTTTAATTGGAAATGCTAGTATAGAAGACATAGGAAATTCTTTAATTCCTTATACATCTGATAAATCTCTACAAGAGAGTTATTATACTTTGGTTAATAAATTAATAGATATGAATGCTATTAATCCTTCTCAACCAAATATATTGTTATTAGATGAAAATATAGAATCACTAAATATTGATGGGAATGTAGATGTTAGAGGGACTTTGTTAAATAATGAATTTATTATCTTAAAAACTAATGGAACCTTTAATGATGCAACCCTCAGGGATTTATATCATGAGTTACTTCATTTATATTATTCTAAAATAAATAAAACGGATTCTAATTTTGAAAGAATAAATGAGATAGCATATAATATATATACTACTGCTAAACAAAATCAGGATAAGAATCCTTACATAAAAGAGTTTATTAATAAAGTATCTAAAGGATCTAGTTATGATTTAAACGAATTCATCGCATATTTAGTATCAGAACCTAGATACAGAGATGTACTAAATTTAAATAATTCTGATTTATTTAATGAATTTATTAGTAGACTATTTTCTATGGATATAAATCCATTTATTCAAAAATCTAATCAGGAGTTAGATATTATATTAAATACAACTAAAGAAAATGATGAACCTCCATTTGTTGGTAAGAATGATTCTTATTATATAGAAATGGAAATTCCAAAATCTAAGAATGTATCCTATCAACAAATATCCGAAACAATTTGGAAAAATTATGAATCTACTGTATTAGATTCAGAAGGTAATCCTAAAAAGGATTTATATAATCTAAATTATTCAGAACCAGTCAAAGTTACTACAGAAGCTCAATTATACTCTTTAGTTCCAGGAGATTTACTACTAATTCCAAATTTTAGTAGAGATAAAGATATAGTGTATGGTAAATTTGATGATGATTATTTTTCCTATGCTAAATATCATCCAATTCAATCTGTTTGGAAGAATAGAAATGGAGAAACATTTATTACATTAGTTAATAAATACGGATCTAATGTAGGACATTTTACTATATCTTATACTGATTTAGTTAAATTATCTCTAGAAAAAAACAAACAAATTGTATTTAGAAAGTTATATGGAGCATTGAAAGATCCAAATCTTCCGGAAGATTTAATAAAGAATGTAAGAGATACTTATGAAAGAAATATTGAATCAGAAGATTATAATAATCAACCACTGATTAAATCTATAGGATTCGACAGAAAAGGACTCTCATTCAAGTATTACACAGTAGGGAAATCAGGATTTAAATTAGATGTTTCTAACGGAACTAATGCTACTATAACCCAAGAATTACGTCAAAATGATATAATTAAATTAAGATCTTGGAATAAAGAGGATGAGAATAGTGAATGGGATTCTTTTACATATTACGCTCCTGTGGTTAGAACTATAGGTACAATAGTAGAAGTAGCTTTAAAGAATAAAGATGGTAAATACTTTACTAAAAAAATTCCTTTTCGGAATATAGAGACAGTGATATTTACTAAAGAAAATCATCCGGATTTAGATAATGTATATAATCAGTTTATTAATGATTATGATACTTATTCTTTAAATACTAAAGATAAAAGTAAATATCAATCTATCTGGTTCAATTTAAATATTCTAAAATCTGACCAACAACCTTATCGGAAATTAGAAGGAGACTTCTCTGATAATTTAGATAGGGAATCTGTTATTAAATATAGAAGAGATAAAGTTAGATCTTTACGTATTGGTGACTCTGTTTCTATTGAATGGGATTTAAAAAGAACTGATGGATCACCTGTTATTAGTAAACATATAGTAGTTGGGATAAGTGGGGATAGAATATACTTTTTAAATAGAACAACAAATGACTCTGCTCCAAAAATAGGATTTGTAGATTTAAAAACAGAATTTCCATTATCAGAAAATTCTAAAGGACAGAGAATAAATATTCCATCACTATCAGCTATACATTATAATAATACTTCCGATTTAGAATTAGTAGAAGATTTAAATACTAAAAAAGAGAATGCTAGTAAAGCTTTTACTAGAGTCGATGATAAAATAGTATTTGATCCTAATTCTAACTATATTCCTTTAAAAGATTTATATCACATTATAAATATAGACTCTTCTAACGCAGAACAAGAAACTGCTAAATTACAAAGAGGAGATATCATTAGATTTAAAGAAAATGATATAACATTTATTGGAGTAGTATCTAATTATGACCCTATAACAGGAACTATTATTGTTCCGGGTAGTTATAGATCTGGATATTTAAAAAGGAGATCTTTTAGGAAAATAGTATCTCCACAGCAATTAGAATATATCGGATTTGCTATAAATCCAAATTATGAATTAGGAATAATTGGACATAAAGAGATTTCTGAATATAATAAAAAACGTTTAAGTAGATTATATGATTTAAATCATAGCACTTATGGTTATTCTTTAGAAGAAATCTTGAAAAAGAAAAGCCTCCTGAACAAATCCCGGGATTGGGCAATTGAACAAGAGGCAGTGTATGTAATTCCTAAAAATATTACAGAAAGAGAATTTAAAGAAAGATATCAAGATTCAAAAAAGAAAACTCTTCCTCATGGTAGAGTATCACTATTAACTCCAACAATATTAGATATGATTAAAAACGGAGAGTTGATAGATCTCACTTCTGAATATATAAAAGCTAATAATGTAAAAGATACTAAAATTTACGGGCTAAAGAATATAAGAACCGGAATTCAAGTAAATGATTCAACTGGATTTTATTATGATCCTAGAATATATCAACGTTCTCCGGAACAAGTTATTAATATCATAGAAGTAGATGATGTTGTAAAGATTAAGTATAATGATAAATTTACTAAATATCTTAGAATCAAATCTATAACTGATAAAGGAATCAATTTAGAGTCTGAAATAGTAGGATTAAATGGAGAGATATATAATAATTCTTGGTATATAAATTTTAACGATATTAAATCCGGAAAATATCTTATTTCAGAATTATATTATCCAATAAATAAAACTAGACAAAAAGAATTAGAGAATTTATCTATAACAGATGAGGTTCCTCAAATAAAAAAGGTAGAATACTTTACTGATACTTATGATAAATTTGATAAAAAGAAAATTCTAAATAGGGTTATAGAAAATATTAATTCAACATATAATAATATTATTAACGTAATAGATGATGCTAAAATTCAAGAATTAGTTGATTCTGAAAATCTAAATAGTACTTTAGCTGATTCGTTTTCTAGAGCAGGAGCGTTTATTTGGAATGAGAAAATATATGTAAATATTAATAGAGCTGATATCTCTTCTCCATTACATGAATTAATGCATCTAATAATGGGAGCGTTAAGAAGTAAGAATTATTCTTTATATTCCTCTTTACTAGATAAAGTTGCTACTCTCCCGGAATTTAATGAGAGATTTAGAAATATACTTACTAATAGAACGTTAAATGATGCTAAAGAAGAAGCTTTCGTAGAATTTATAGCAGATAGTTTAAGTGGGGTATTTAGTAGCGAGGAGTTTAATATAAATAATTTATTATCTTCTACAGATTTCTTTGGGGAATATTTAAAAGTATTAGATTCTACGTTATCTCTAGATTTAAATACTCTTCCAGAAAAAACATCAGAAACTTTAAGTAGGGAATTAAGTAAGATGCCAATTGAAAAAATAATAACAGAATTTAATAGTTTATTACTCTCTGCCGGAAATAAGAGATTCTCTTTATTTAATCCAGAAAATGTATCAGAAGCATTTAAGAACAGAAATATTACTAATATAAAAAGTAGTTTATTAAATTCTAAAAATCCAAATACACAATTACTAGAAAAATGTTAACAGTATGGCATGTAAATATTTTTTAACAATAAACGGATCTAAGCATTCCTTTAATTCTGAACGAGACTTAGATGCTTTCATAGCCAAGAATTATGGAAATATGCTCTATTATAATAAATATGGAGATGCGGTATTTGATGAAAGTAATACTATTCAGGATTCTATATATAATAAACTCTTAGCGTTAAATTCTACTATACAAGAGTCCAAATTTAATCAATCAACACAAGAAAATGAAGTAGTTACCCCTAAGAGATTGGGAGTAACTACAGCTATAACTACTTGGCTAAATTCTAATGGAGATCGTGTAATTCCAGAATTTAAAGTAGAGGAATATAAAAAGAATCAGTTAAAACTTTTAACTAAAGAAGGATTATCAGAAGAAGACGCAAAGAGACAGATAGAATTTGATATAGAAAATTGGGGACATCTAGCAAAGATTGGAGATAAAGTACATAAAGTAGCTGAGTTATATTTCAAAAATCAGGATTTAAATACAATATCTCAGATTGTTGATCTTCCATATGATACAATCGAAAATTTATATTTTACATTTAAGAATTTAGAATCTAAAATTAGTAAAGGAAAAAAGTATAAATTTATCCCGGAATTAACACTACAAACTTCTGATGATGAATCTGATCCTATCATAGGACGATTAGATTTATTAGCTATAGATGAAAGAGGAAATGTAGAAATTTATGATTTTAAAATCTCAAATAAACCATATGAAACATGGTATTCTTCTAAACAATTAACAATAGATTATCAATTAGCTGCATATAGAGCGTTATTAGCTAATAATGGAATTGGAGTAAAGTTAGCTTCTTTGAATATAGTTCCTATTATTATATCGGATATAGATTATACTAATGAGACATTTACATCTTATAAAGTTGAAGAACCTATAAACAAAACTACCGAGGGAAAATCTATGCAAAGATTATCCTATCCTAATGGATACATAACTAGGATAGTACAAGAACATATTAGAGCAAATGTATCAGAAGTAAGTTATAATACAGAAGCTACTAAAAATGTGGCTAAATACTCAGAAATCGCTTTTGGGAAATTATCTAAAGAAACTCCGAAAGAATTTGTAGAGAGGGTGGCTAAATATGATAATTATAGAAAAGTATGGTTCTTTAATGATTATGTATCTAAAAGAAAGGGACAAGATATTCCCGTAATAGAAGCTCCAACTAAAGAAGAATTATTAGAAAAAGCTAGAGAGTATCAAGAAAAAATGGAGGATAGAAGTGAATCTTACTATTTTACTTTATGGAAAGAGTTTGATTATTTAAAAAAGACTTCTGAATCTTTAGAAGATAAAAATAAATTTAAATACCTTCCACAAAAAGCAAATACATATCTAACTAGAGTATTTTGTAATTACATAGATAATCCAGGATATGAAGTATTAGACCTTCCAGAATTAGCGGAGATAGGGATTTATGCGTTTAGAGATGTAGCCAATAACATAGTAGATATTATATCTATGACAGATATAAATTTAACAAAAAAACTTAATTGGAATAATGGATCTCATAATATCTTTGGAAATTTAGGATCTGAGGCTAAATATAAGAAATTAAAAAATCTATTATCCAATACTGTAGGAAACGCTAAGTTATTAGAGACAATGTTAGTTATAAATGAATTACATGATTATTTTAGTAACTTTAAAATAGGAAATATTCAAGTAATTAATTATAAAGAAGGACAATCTTATCCTATAGATATAAATAAATTAACGCATAATTTTAATATCTTATCTAAGGAACTAGATATTACAAATTACTTTAAATCAGAATTAATAATTGCAGATAGGATAGAAGCTTTAAAATTAAGACTATTAACTATTCTAGGACAAGATAGAACAGAATTAGTAAAAGGAACTTCTGATTTAATTTATGATTTCTATAATAATTATAAATTAGATAATGAAACCGGTAGATATAAAATAGAACAGTTAAGAAAATTACAAGATATTATTAGAGAAGCAGCTGGAAATAGATTAATTATTAGAGCAGATAATAATTATGATTCCGACCCAACTGGATTATCTTTATTATATTCCCAAATATCTAGGACTATTCTACATTATAAACGTATCTATTTCGATTCAGATCATGATATAAGTCAAATAAGTTTCAATCTCAAAAATATATCTGAAACTATGACCTTAGGAGGGTATTATGTAGAAAATCCAGAAATGATTCCTTTAATGAAAGATATAGTAGATTTAACTGAATTACAATTCCAGAAGATGCGTGAATGGTTTGAGAAATATAAGGAGAAATCTTTACAACGAGTGTTAGAGTTATATAAATCAAAAGGATTTACTCAAGTAGAACGATGGACTTTTAAAGATTCAACTAACGCATTTAAAAATATGTTTGAGAGAGATTCTACTGGAAGAATAGCTCGTAATTTTAGAGTAAAGAATCCTTATGACATGACAAATGATCTTTCTCAAGCCGAGCGAAAATGGTTGAAATCTTTCTTATGGAATGTAAATAGAATAAAGCGCGGAGTTGATTATAATTTGACAGAAGAAGAAGCAATAAAAACTACTCCAGTTCAAGAATTAATTCAAAGTGGACATTATTTTGATATCCCATTGTTGAGAGGTACTGCATTTTCACAATTGAAAAGTAAAGGATTCTTTTCGTGGATACAAGATAAATGGAACGAACAAGTTGATATAAGAAGAGCTACTAAAGCACAAGAAGAGACGATTGAACAGGATTCCGAAGCTGGGAAGAATGATTATTTAACAATGTATAACTTTCTAAACGTCTCTCCAACTACTAGAGAAAAATATCTTTCAGAGCAAGATACCTCTTATTGGGAGACTAACTTAGAGTTATTAGAGGATGTATTTGTTCATGCTTATATAAGGAAATCTTCTTTTGATACTATTCTTCCCCTTATTAATGATGTAAGACATGCTATCTATTTACAATCTTATGATACTAATATTAATTTCGAAAATTTAAATAAGCAAATTGATATTTATTTAAAAACTGTTATATTCGGAGAAAGTTCTATAGAAAAATCCAATCAAAAATTCTATAAAGTATTTCAACCTATTACTACTGCTGCACGAGTTTCAATGTTGGCATTAAATCTTAATTCATTAGTTAGAGAGCCAATTCAAGGATTTTATCTTCTAATGACTAGAGCTGCTGGACGGTTGTTAGGAGATAATGGTTTTACTACTGCCGATGCTGCTAAAGCTTATGGTATAGTTATGGGAAATACCGGTGTAAGTTCTGATAATTGGACTTTAGTAGAAGCTTTAAACCATTTTTATGGGATGACTAGAATGGATGCTAATTCGTTAGCGTACGAATTAAATTCTGATAGAAAAGGTTATAAAGGATTATTAAGAAGAGGTGCTTATTGGGCTACTACTGCTCCAGATTTTTTAAATAGAATGGTATTTATAGTAGCTCAAATGATTCATGATGATTGTTTGAAAGCTCACCATATGTCTAAAGATGAAGAATTGATATATGATTGGACTAAAGATGGGAGATATTCTATATTCGCATCTGGAGATAAATCGCATCCTTTATATAATAAACAAAAAGCAGATTATATCGCACATCTAACTCAATTTAATATTGAACATGAGAATGATCTTGATTGGGAAGAGTTAAAATTTAACGAATCTAATCCAGTAGCATTACCTTCCGCATATACTATAGCAGAAAAAAGAAATATAAAATCTTCTGCCGATTCATTATTCGGATATATGGATCATGAAAATGCATTTGCTGCTAGACATAAATTTGTAGGTAAGATACTATTCCAATTTAAATCTTATTTCTCATCTACTCGTGAAAGATTCTTCTTAGGAGGAACTGATAAAACACCTAAAGGAGAATGGAAACAAAAAACAGATGAAGAAGGAAATTTACTTTATTTAAAATCTGTGGTAGGTGAGGATGGAGAATCTCATTTAATAGAAACTACAGAAGTTACAGATATCCCTGCAAAGGAATGGTCTGGAAGATTTATAGAAGGAATGGTGAATAGTACTTTCTATTATATGCAATATTTATTTAAGTATTATATAAATAAGAATACTGATGCAACTTTAGAACATAAAGATTATAGAATTAGAAATGCTAGACAATTATTAGCAGATTCTATGTGGGCTGCTTTACTTGCATTATTATTTAGATTAATAATAGAAGATAAAGAAGAAAGTGGAGAAGAATTTGATCCCTTAACTAAGAATATTCTAAGACAAACTTTATTAAATTCCACTGACGAACTTGTATTTTGGGCTCCTCTAGGACTTTCTTTAGATACTCCGGTAGCTCTTAGTTTTTTAGAAAGACTGAAAGACTCTACTATTAGAATAGCTAAAGGAGAAAGTTCTTTCGGAAAAGAGATTCCTAAGAATTTTTATGTAATAAAACAAACTCAGAACGTGTTTAATTTATTAAATTCAGAAGAATAAATACTTATTATATATGACTACATCAAAACAAAAACATAAACTTTTACCATTAGTAATATATAATCCACTAATTCCAGTTAAAGGATTTCTTGCTATGGTAACTATTTTTATTTTATGGATAAGAAGCGAATATAAGGGTGATACTAGAAGACTTAATGAAAGATTTTTTAGACATGAAACGATTCATGTATATCAACAGACTGAGATTTGGATTACATCTATTATTATAGCAGTTTTATCTTGTTTAATATTTAATCTCTCTTTATGGTGGATTTTAGCTACTCCTTTACTTCCATTGTTAATATATGTAATATGTTGGATTATAGAGATAATTTTACCTCCATATAATATGGCATATAAGAATATATGTTTTGAAACTGAGGCTAGATATAATGAAAATAATCCAGAATATTTAAATACTAGGAAATTATTTCAATTTAAATTCTTAAAATACATATCTAATAAAAAATATCCAGCTAAATAAAAAAGAAAAACCCTAACAATGCATAATGCACTGTTAGGGTTTCTTTATTTCAAATTAAATTCTTTCTTATATGCTATCTTTTGAAAATAATAAAATACTCTTCCATTTTCAATTGTTACATCAACTAAACAATAACCTTCTTTACTCATTTTATTTAATAAAGACTGTTCAGTCTCACTTACCGGAGAATATCTCCTAATATCTATAGATGGAAGATAGTTTTGTATATTTAAATTCTCTTTTAATATATCACTTTGATATGAAATCTTTCCTGAGATTCTTCCAATTCCAAATGTTAATATTACAATTAATAAACAATAGAATATTAATATGATATCTTTATATTTCATTACTTACTAAAGTATATTAAATAATCTTTTATACTAGTATTATTCGCATCAACTGGATTAGCTCCTTTAAACAGGAACTTGTTCACTCCCCCAACGCCACCTAGATGCGCAGCTCCTAATAAGCCCCACTCATTTATCTTAGTCCCATCGATATCTTTTCCATTAGTTCCTCTTAGGGTATTTCTAAGTCTTTCTCTATTTAAATTAGTAAATTTAATAACAGCATCAATCTGCTTCTTCCAATCTGACATATAATCAGAAGTAGTCATCCCGATATCTCTTAAAGCATCATCCCCAAATTGAAATAATCCTTTAAATCCTTGTGCATTTATTACTTCTGGATTAAAATTACTCTCTCTTTCAGCTAATCTAATTAAATATTTCTTATAATCATTTTCTATGTCTAAAGAATTTATATAAGAAGTAATCTGCTTCTTTAATTCATTCTTTTGATTTTGTCCCATATTGGCTCTATTAGTTTCCAAATTGCTAGAATCAGCTGGTTTAGTAAAATTAAAATTATTGGAGCTGATATTAGTAGATACCCCAGAATCATTATTGCCAGGGCTGTTAGAAATATTGTTTCTATCATTTGTTAAATCTTTAAATTTCATATCTAATATTTCTGGAGATACTTTCTCTGTATTAGGATCTAATTTAGTAAAAAACTCCGAATATGATACGAAAGGATTTTTATTTTTATTCATATTAAATTCTAAAATCTATTTTACACATTTTTATCATCATTCTTTATATCTAAATCTGATTCAAATTTTTCTTGGATGATTCTGTTATCTAAGACATAATATAATTTATTTGTCCAATAAGGCCCTATATAAAGACCTACACATTCTTTTGTTTTAAAATCGATATCTTGATAGGTTGGAATATTTTCTTTATCACAACGCTCGATAAGGGTGTCTAATTGGTAGCGAGGTATATTATATATAATTTTAGTTTGGCATTTATTTTTTACCCAATATTCGAATATTCCTCTATGTTTAAATACTTTTTGAAGAACATATCCAGATAAGAAATCTCCTAATTTAGATACTGAAAAGAGATTTAAGATACCTTTAGCTGTATAATATATTATTTTTGAAGTAAAATTTTCATTTTTTAAAAATTTATCAGAGAATAATATTAAGGAATGAGTATATTCGGAAGCTTTTAAAACTTTAGATTTTATTTTTATTGACATATTATGTTTAATTTAATATATAAAAACTAAGATCTAAAAGATTTTATATTAAGTTTCTTTACTACTTTTACATTTCTTAATAATGGTTCATTATCACTTCCGTATCCAACTACAATTCCTGCTACAATGTACATGTTAATATCTCCGTCAAAATATTGCTCACATAGATTATGTAATGTTACACATGTATGTCTAGTAGGTCTATATGGTAATAGAACTCTATATTGATTATTAAAACATATACATTCATAACATGACACTCCACATTCTCTTCCAATTAATTCTCCCTCATTATTATATATCCCAGAATGTTCATTATTAGGAATTTCTCCGAATCGAATATATTCTTTCATTATACATCAATACCTTTTTCCTTGAATAAGTTATATAGTTTCTCAGCTAAATAAAAAGCGTCTGGATGAGGTTTTCCAGTAGTTCCTCTATATCTAAGATCTATAAAGTGTTTCCAGTCAGAAATGAACCCTGTCATTACAAGTTCTGTTTTAAGAGCATTAGGTAGTACTTGTCTTGCTTGTTGAGGCTTCCAACCTAAATTTAGTAAATCAAAGTACATCTTCTCTGAAACATCTAAACTATGTAAAAATGAATCTACTTCTTTCCAATTATTATTTCTATTCCAAGCTTTACTATTTACAGACTCTCCAAAAAATTCTTTATTAGCACCAACTCTAAAATTTATACCATCATGGAAATAAGCTTCTCCTTCTGGAATATCTAACCATGTTGGAATTATATAAGTAATCTCATTATTGAATTTATTCTTAGAGAAATTACAATACCTCGTAGATTCTTGGGCAAATGAGTTATTCTGTTCAGAATCGTAGTCTACAATTGGATATACTTCACAATCATCTCCCCTCTGTAAAGTTTTATGTCTAATAAATTCGTTCCATATTCCCCTATCACATGTAAAATGAACACTAATTCTCTTCTCATGAAATTTTGTTGGTTTACATAGATACTTTAAATCATCTGTCCAGTCATGTTCTATAATTACTCTATAATTAGTGCTAATATATAAACTTCCAACTGGTATACCTTCTAAAGTTTGAGCAACTCTACATTCTGAATATGGATTATCTCTGTACTTACTTAAATAAATATGGTAGTTAATATCTTCTCTTGGAATAGTAAGATATACTGTACCCTGTTCTAGCATAGAGTGATGTAGTGATTTAATCATTCTATCTACAAAAGGTTTAGCAGAATCCTCTGTTATTTTATCAGAACTTTTATAACAAATACGTCCCGCACGTTCAATACTTTTATATACCCCATTTAAACCTTCTTCTTGATCCCATATTTCAACACTTGGCTTAATTAGTCTCATTCATTAAAAATTTAATCATTCCACATTCCAATTCTCTTTCCTTCCTTTTTATCTATATAACAAAACCTAGTTCCATCTTCTAAAGTAATTATATATTTCTCGGCAGCTGCGACTAATTCGGATTCTTTTCTAATTCCAGTAATTCGTCCAGTTCTATGCATATCATTACCAACGGACTCTTCTGAATCTATTTCGATAAAATATACCACATCATCTTTATATTTAGAACATTCCTCGCAAGCATGATCAGAATAACCTACAATTTTATTGTGAAGCTCTCGTACCTTAGAAGCATCTTCTTCCGTTAATCTAGAGTTTATTATAATATTATCTTCAACAACACTACCACATATAGGACAGACATATTTAACTATAGCAGCTTCAAAATTATTCATTGCATTTGTTTATTAAATTTTCAACTTCATCTATTTGGTTTATATAAGTTCGTTCTGCTTTCCTTAATCCGTTCAGTAATCCATATAGTTTATTTCTTCGTTCTATAAGACACTTCATTTGGTATTCATGAATATCTTCTTTATTAAGTACTATATAATGTTTATCTATATATACAACACTTCTATCCGAATCTACAGGATGTTCACTTAACAGATTTGGATATCCTTTAGAAGTGGAGAAATCTTTAATTACTAAACAATGATGATCATTATAAGGTCTGCAATATTTAACTTTATGTTCAGCAATCTCATTAAAACTGATAACCCATACAATATCGTCTGGATTTAAATCTCTAATTGTTTTCTTCATGTTTTACTTATTATCCATCCATGCAACAGTCATTATACTATATGTGGCAAGATCAATTAATGTGTCTCTAAGCTTCTCATCCTTTACTTCTATAGTACCTTTTTTAATAATAGATGAAAATCTACTTAATTTATCCTGCAATCTAATCTTAGATACTAATAATCCATCCTCATCTAATTGCTTATAAAAAGAATTTCCGTAATCACTATTTTTTATTTCGTACAATTCAAGTATTTCATCAGTTAGTAATTCCATAACCTCTGAATAATTCATAATAAATATATTTAAAATGTTAATACTAATCAATAAAATCTATTTTTCCAACACATGAATGTAAAATACTTCTAGGTTCATCTTCTAATACTATTCTATAATAAAAATCAGTATAATCACATACTATCCCAGCAAAATATCCAATAACATCACCATCGATTTTACATAATTTTCCTATTTTATTATATAACTTTCTTAACCTTGAAGGGATAGTCTTATTCCATTCTGGGATGATATAATCCGGATCTTGTAATTGATATGGGGTTATGTATATATCATTACCTCCATCATAAAAATATTTAATGAAATTGTTATCTCTCTCGCCCCTTTTCTTAACCCACCGATTAAATAATTCCATTCTTTTCTCTATTTGGAAATTATGTACTTTCATTTTATTTATTTAAAGAATTTAATTTAGACTCTATAATATCTACATTAACCATTGATAATCCATCTCCAATACAAATTTTAAGACTTTTATTCCTTTCCTTATTCCACTTTAAAATTGTTTCTAATTGGGCTATAGTGGGAGTAAAATCTTTCTCCATATATAACCATCTTCCACATGAGAATTTAATATATCCATTAGTTTCTAATATTCTATCAGAATTTGTTCCTGATAAATTTAAATATTTAACTAATCTATTAGAGAAATTTATATGATCATAATCTGGACATCCATATAATTCTCCATTTGGAGATAACCAACCACTATTCCATATACATTCAAGAATATCTTCTGGAAAGATATTATCTCCTCTAAGAGTATCTAATTCAGATTGAGCTTTTTTATGCTCCGGGATATAATTTAATCCGTTAGATGAATCTAATTTTAATAATTCTATAGTTCGATAGTCACGTTCTTCTATTAAATAATCTAGAGCATATTTAAAACTAAAGTTTAGTGTGGATAGGTATTCAGAAACAAGGTCCTTGTAAGAAGAAGCTTTATTAGGAGAATCTAAATGTTCGACATAATTAAATACATCAACATTATCTGCTTCCAAAGACTCTTCGTCATAAAGATAATCTTTAACTTTTAGATTTATATTACATTTTATCAAAGTACAAAACTCTTTCCAATTATTCTCTAATTCGTGAATCTCCTCAAAAGTATTTTTTAAAAGAGAGTAATAATGTTTTCTATCCTCATCTGTATCAAGATACAATCCTTTTGAATATCCCATAACCTGAGAAGCTAAATCCCTAAATTTGTATTCAAAAGATTCTTGTATACTATCTCTACTTAAATACATTCTATCTTCCTCATGATCATCTTCTATAGTAAAATTTATACCATCCTCAGTTACAGCTTTCTTTTTACCTTCTAAAATTTCTAGAAGTGTTTCATCATCTATATCTGGAATAGCTTCTCGAATTTTTTGAATTGAATCTATTTTACAATCCTGCCAGAAGTTTCTTAAATAATGTGTAAGCATCTTATTAGATTTTATATAATTTATCAGTATATTCAGTATTTATTGCTATATCAGGCTTTCCTTCGGAATCTTTAAATAGAATATATTTAACACAAAACAATCGTTTTGATTTTATATCTTCTATACATATTCTATATAAAATAGTTTCCTCCGTCTTCTTAATTTCTTCTTGACAAATAAATTTTGCTCCCAATTTTTTATTTATTGGATTATTTTTATCTAGGGAGATTAGACTAATCCAATCTTCCCTAGTAATATCAATATATTTATTCTTCACAATGTACTTCTTTAATATCTATATTAGAGGTTTCGAAAGAAAATATACTTCCTATTTCGCTAATTATATATTCTTTTATCAATTCTTTGGGAATATCAGAAAAAGTTAAATAATTAGTATCATAACAATAATTTATAATATCAAGTAATTCTTCTTCCGAAATAATTTCTTCGGTTGATAAAGTAATTTTAAAATTTCTCATAATTAATCTTTTAATAAATCAGATTCTTCTTCCTCTTCAAATTCTTTTTCGATTTCTTTAAATAACTCATTTCTAATTTCTTTCGGAAGTTCTTCTACTTCTAATAAAGGATCTACATCATCAAACATATCTGATGTATAGGGTTCATCAAAATCAATATAGGTTTCCATTCTAATTTCTATAAAGAGTTCTTTTTATAAATTTTCTATTCCCACTTTCATCTAACGAAGAATAAATACTACAAGTATATAATCCATATACATGAGGTTTCTTTAATATAATATCCAACATATATTCAAAATCAAATATACCTCTTTGTAGTAATTTTAATACTTCTGTAAGTTCTTCGGAAGTTGGTTCTTTTCCTAACTCTTCTGTAATATATATATGAACTAAGTTAGTTGCTTCCTCAGAATTTAAAGATTTGTTATTAATTATTTTATTTATAGTGTTATATAAATCTTTCATTTATTTAAATGATATTTTAATACCTATAGCATTTAGAATCAGAATATTCTCCTATTGAAGATCTTTTTCCATCTCTCCAAAGATAGAAGTCCTTATATACTTCAAATATAGGATTTCCTTCTTCCGAATACATGAAAGTATTATAAAAGACTAGTCCATATGGAATATCTCTATCTCCAAACATATTATATTCCTCACAATCTATTTCTGAACATACTGAATAATATCTAGCTTTATTTATTTCAATGAACCAAGCAATATATGGATTAGAGTCTTTATTTAATCTAATACTATCAAGTGCTAAATAGGATTTAAATTTAATATTTCCTTTTCCTGATATTGTATTTATATATCCTTTATGATTATTAAATAACTCTTCTCTAACATTATTAGATATAATATACTCAGAACCGTTACTTAATACACATCCTAATTTTATATTCTGTGTAGTTCCTAGAGCAATAGGTTGGATTTCTATAGATTGCAAGAAGTAATCTTTATTATTTAAATACTTACATTTATTTTTAATATAAATCACAAGATCGTTAAAATCATAATCTTTGCTCTCTATATCTTCAAATAATATGGTTTGAGCATATTGACTAAATAAGTTATTAGTATCCACAGCAATAGTATCTAATTTAAGACTATCAAATCTATTTAATACATTTGGAATATATATATTTATAGGAGTATTAGTTACCGCTAAAGTATCCTTTCCGAATGTTACTATAGTAGATAAATTTTCTTTCACTGGAACTGTATATAAATCCATAGAAGAAAGTGTTTTAACTAACTCACTTTTATTCTTTTTATATATGTCTCCATTACATTTTGTTAATAAAAATACTAATGATATTAATGTTATAAAAATAAATATTTTCCTCATATTATTCAATACTTTCATATGTTTTTTCAAAAATATCCGGTTTACATGGATAAAATTCTCCATTTACTCCTTTAATAATATAATCTCCAAAAGAAGCTTTCATATCTCCTTCTAAAGTTTGAATACGTATATGTTTATCATTTTTAACAGTTTCTATATCATCGTCAGTTATAAAAACATTATATATAAACTTTAAACATTCTTCTATAGAATAATCATCATTTAAAAGTTGTATAGCTTCTACGATTACAGGCTTCTTTTTATACTTCATAAATTATGATTTAAATATTAGAGATAAAATAAATTATCTCTAATATAATTTATGTTTATTATTTTAAAGTTTTTAAATACTTTTTCTTTATATTTTCTTTTATAGTTAGAATCTTTTCACCACTCTTCCAAGTATGAAAATTTACGCATTCCTGTACAGTTTTATGCTTATGTAAATAATCTAGTATAGCTTCCCACGTAGCCATACTTATTGTATCAGAATCTAAGTCATCATATTTTACCCAATTAAATATCCATACAATATGATATTTTCTAAATAAGCATATTTGAATATAAGGATCCCATTCATGTCTAACTTCATCATATTTCCATTTCCATCCTAACCCTGAGAATCTTATACTTATAATAGGATTATAATAATCTCTTCTAATAGGAAGTCCAAAAAACCATAAATTTTTCTTAATTATAAGATGACATTTAGGTCTTTTAAATATTTTTCTAACTTTCCACCAATAATAAAGAGGATTATTATATTGATTAATAATCTTTATCTTTGACTTTATCGGATTCATAATCTAATGCTTTAGTAAGATAATTTATAGCTTCAAGTTCTCCATAAGTTAGATTAAATATTCTTTCATTTATAGCTATATCCCATCCCTCTCCATTAGTCCATTCGGTTATTTCTATAAAAGAAGACTTATTTTTTAAGGGATCATACTTTTGAAGATCATCATTGATCGATTTTCTACTGTCAATTTTCATATTCAATTATTATTTAATCCTCTTCATCATAATTATTATATATATCTTCTTCATATCTAATTGTTTTAAATACAGGTTGAGTTGGAATTCCACCTTCTGACATATTAAAATATGTAACAGTACCCATATGTCCAATAATATTAGACATATTCTTTATATAATCCAATTTAGTATTCCTATCTCCTACAGGTTTTGCTTTGAATCTTTTTCCAGATTTAGTCTCCATTACAAAACACATATCCTCTTCAGGTCTTAATCCTCGAATCCATCCAACAATAAGAAATTCTTCATCCTTATAGTCCTTAATCTTTATAGCTGCGCTAGTCTTCTTTCCATATCCATAATATGCGTCTAATCGTTTAATGACTACTCCTTCAAATCCTTCTGCTACATATTTCTTATTTAATTTATCGATTCCTAACCATCCAGAAATTGGAGTTTGTTCTACTAATTTTAAGTGAAACGATTTAGATATAATAGGTTCTAGTTCCTGCATTAATTCCCATCTATCCTCAAATTTCATTTTATCATCAGCGATATCGTATATCCAATATTGTAATTGGATAATATCTTGATATTTTTCAGGAGTAATTTCCTTAGTTCTAGCTAATCCAGAGATCTTTTGTAACGACCATCCGTGTTTATAAATTTCTCCATCTAACATTATATCCGGATACTTTTTAAATATCTCTATCATAGCAGGATCATTAATTAGATGTTCTGCTGCTATGTTGTAGTCTTTACCGCCCCTGGAACTTGTCCTAATCTCTCCATCCCTCTGATAGAAGATACACTTTACTCCATCCAATTTTCTTGAAGCTAAATATTCTTTATCAAAAGCTTTAGTAGCTACTTCCGTATATTTTTTACATCCCATTGGAATAGGAACATTATCGGCATTAGTTTTTATTAACGGAAGTTTTTCATTTATTTCTTCTTCTGATAACTTATCCAAAGGCTTTGTGAATAATTCTTCTACTTTCTTATATCCTTTATCTAAATACTTAGATATAGTAGAATTATATTCTAAATCTCCTTGTTGATGAACAGTTCTTTTAGCTTTACCTTCTGTAATAACTTTCTCAGGCTGTTCAATGAGTTTTCCTTTAAATAATCCAGTTTTTTTAAAGATTCTAAATTCATTAGGTATAGGGAGGTATTTAGCACTAGCATATACTACTCTAATTTTTCCTTTAGAATCTCTAGATATTAATTCATTCTTATACGTTGTTCTCATTAGATAGTAAAAGATTACATATAGTTGTAAAAGATGTTCCATTAGAAAGTTCTTCTAATATCTTTCTTTGAGTTGTTCCTTCCATTTCTACAGAAGTTATTACATCCATCCATTCTGGATATGTTTTTATTGTAAAGGAGTCTTTACTCATTCTAGAAAGATATTTAGCATAGAAATTACCTTTATAATATACTTCAGTTAAAACTCCGTTTACGTCTACTTCTATTTTTACTTTATTATATTCTTCAAAAGGCATTCCATATATAGTCTCATTAATAATTTTACGATAATTACAGAACATTTCCTCAGGAGTACTTTCTAAAGTTCCATCTTTAGTTATACGTATTTCTAAATCTTTGAACTTAATATAGAATCCTTCTAATTTCTGTGATCTAATCTGATTTGTGATATATAAAAGTTCAGTTTGAGTAGTTACAGTGGCGAGTAATTCTCCTTCTGGAGTATAAATCTCTACAGGAATATCTTTTGGAAAATTTAAGTCTATATTATAATCCATTTTAATTTAATAAATAAATGTTATTTTTAGTTCTAGACAATGCTACATATTGTAATTGTCTTAATTCCTCTTCATCTTTACATCTTAAAATATCTTTCATATCTATATAAACATTAGTAATCGAACTTCCTTGGCTTTTATGTGTTGAAATAGCATATCCAGGCTTTAGTGTTGCTGATTTTATCAATCTCCCATCATAATATAAATCAATCGGGGATGCAAAGTATTGTTGTAACTTATAATATTTACTCCACAATGCTCCATATAATCTAGAATTTACTTTCTTGTCTACTTTTAGAGCGGTTAGTCTAGTTGTTTCAAATAAGGATATAAAAGAATTTAATATTTCAGGATCTATATATTTAGATATAATAAATACTTCTATATCATCTTCATATATAAAATCTCTTAAAGTTAATATAAATCCCTTTAATTCTAGAGGAAATATTTGAGATGGAGGTTTAATATAAGGCTTTACATCTTTTATTATATAATCTAGAGAGTTATATATTTTTCCAAAATAATCATCGGACTCAAAGTTATCATATCCAGTTAGAAATCCTCCAATATTATATTCTTCATTATTATTAAATAAAAGTTTATTAAGTACAGTATTATACTCATTTAATCTTTTATTTGTATATGTAAGAATTCTACATAAGTACGGATCTTCTTTACTAATAGCCTTCTTAAAATTCTTTCCAGCTTCGATTATAAAATCTTTTACATTGTTACAGTTATATAAAGATCCATAGTTGGACTTAAACTCTTTAAACCTACCAAAATGTGGAGATGTTCTTAATTCATCTAATAAATATAATAACGGAGCTTCATCTTTCTGTCGGTATATTTTGGTTAATTCTATTTTATTCTTTAAAGAGAATACTTTAGATATTTCTAAATCTTTAACTCCTCGTAGTTGTGCTGAGTCACCTAGAAAAACTATCTTTACATTCCTTTTTGATACTAACTCTTTATCTATAAACTCGTATAAATCAGAGGTTATCATACTGCATTCATCTACTATTACTAATCTAGGAATTCTAGCTTTCCAATTATGTTTCAACCCACTTTGAAATTCTAATTCTTTAATATTTAATTGTTCAATTTCTAGATTAGGCTTTAACAACAATAACTGATGTAATGTTAATGTTTCAGTCTTAGTAAGTTTCTCTAGATTAATCCTAGCTTTATGAGTTGGAGCACATACTACATAATCATAACTATGGTTATCTAAATATGCTATTACTTGTGATATAACTGAAGTTTTACCTGTTCCAGCTTTTCCAGACAATAATAATTTATTATTATCAGTGTTGTCTTTGTTACTAATGTTTTTATTATTTATAAACTTAATAATTTTCTTAATTGCAGATAATTGTTCCCAAGATAATTCAAAATCCAGAGTATGGAATCCTTTTATTTCAGATTCCAACTCTTGATCTTCTTTTTCTTGTATTAAAGCACTTCCAAATTCAGAAAATATGTTATTTGCATTCTCCATTAGAACATAATCTCTTCATTTATATGTTTTATAGTATGTATTACTATGCTAGAAATATGATCAAAATCTTCTGACATCACTTCTATATAATTCATTAGATCTTGATCTACATTAAGATCATAGGAGAATACATTCTGTAATGTTTTAAAATTTAAATCTTGTTGGTAATTATATATACATCTAGAAGCTTTCCTAATAAGATCTATATTTTCTATTTCATCGAATAATATTTTACATCCTGATTTATTCGGAGTAGAAAATTCAATTCCTAATATTTCTAATATAAGCATCATTGTTTTCCAGTTGATCCAAATCCACCAATCCCTCTATTTGTTACATCTAAATCTTCTAAATTATCTACTTCTTCCCATTCACATGTCTCTACCTTTTGAAGAATTAATTGGCAAATTCTATCTCCTTCTGAGATATCTACAGGTTTATTCCATGAAGGATTTACTAAAATAGCTCCATAATTCCCTCTATAATCAAAATCTATAATCCCAATTGCATTTCCAAGAATCAATCCATCTTTAAGAGCTACTCCACTACGAATATGTAAAGTAATCATATAACCTTCCGGAATACTTGTATGGATATCTAAAGGAACTAAAACTCTTGACCCTGGCTGCATCGAGATAGATTTAATTTTTTTTGTTTCCGCATCTAAAGTATATACAACAGGACCATATTTAATTAAATCTTTTGGATCAATATTACTAAAGCTAGCCCTTGCGTCCATCCCTGCTGCCCCAGATGTTTTATATTTAGGTAGTTCGTTATTAGATTTATTATATATTTTTACTTTCATTTTTTCTTAGATTTCTTTGATACTGTTATAGTTTTATTTCCTTTTCTTTTTCCATCTCCTTCTTTTAATATTTCAAGTATTTTAAAAGTTTTATTAAACGTAGAAAAGTCTGCCCAATTATTAGTTTTAGGTAAATCAGTATATCTATATTTAATATTAGGTGATGATATATCCAAAATTTCTATATTATAATTACTACTTCCTCCTTCTACAAGTATAATATCTCCAATTTTGAGATCTTCTGCTAACATAGATAAAATATATTTATTCTTTATTATGTTCGTATTCTTTTACTTTAGATATAATAAATTCTTTGGTTAATTTATACAATCTACTTTCTGCATAAGAAAAATATAAATAATTCCCGTCGTCGTCTGTTAATTCAAATACTGGAAGTTCTCTAGCAGCATATTTATTTAATATAGCTCTTCCCTTTTTCTTATCCTTAGTATATGATATATCATAATAATTTATATTTAAATTCTCTATATCATTATCAGGAGGAAGAATATCGAAAGGATCGATATCAGATTCCAGACTATTATATATAAAATTTAATATCATGATTTAAAATATTTATATATAATCTTTAACTCACAACCTTTTAGTCCATCTTGATCTATATATTTAAGAGCAGTATCTTTATTATAAATAGCGTTAGTATTATACACTCCAAACTCTTTTGTTATAGGATTGTAATAATTAGATAATTTAGGATTATATATAGCATAAAAAGATTTAATCATTATCGTCAGGATTTGGAATTAATAAAACTGGAAGTACTTCACATTCTTTCAATTCTTTTTTAATTATAACATTTTTAGCTTCATCTTCTGTATTATATAATGGAACTAATCCTCCAGTTCTAAATAGTTCACAGGTATCGTCCCAGTACAATCCGTTGTCTAAATTGTGAATAGTATATTTCATCAAACATCCTCCCCATTTATTACTTGAATATTTTCTATTTCTGGATCTAAACAAGAAGAGTCTATAAGTATTTCTTCATCGTAATCCCAGTATCCGGAACTAAATTTATCTATTGCTTTTTTTTCATTATCTGCATCGATATCTACATAAAATGTAGAATCACAAGATACTGTATAAGTAATTCTATATTTCATATACTTATTATATTTTAGTTATATCACATTGTCCTCCAGAACAAGCCTGAGCTCCTGTTGTATCTGCATCAATTAATACTTTTTTCCATTTAACTGTAGTCCAATCGATAGGAGTATAGTTTCTAGTTATATCACACCAATCATGATATAATTGTACATATTTAAGAGCTTCAATCATAGTACTATAATCTTCTCCGAAATATGTATCTCCGAACTTCTTCATTCTCCGCATTATATCTCTTTTAGTATTTAGATTTTTTATATTAGTAAATGCTGTTTTATCTAAATACTTCTGAATTTCTGCAATTGGAATTTCTATATCAGAATCTAAAATTTCATCTATGAATTCTTCTGTATATCCCAATATGGATAATACTTTAACCCAATTATTATATTGAATTGAATTAGCTTTTACCCATTCAGAATGAGGTTTATTTAAATAAGAGGGATCTTCTGCTACATTAAGTTCTTTAATAAATTCTTTAGCATCTTCAACAGTAGAATATAGTTTCTCCCCTTTATAATTAAATGTATCACAAGCTTTCCACAAATTCCCGAAAGTTTTTTCTGCATCTACGATTAGACCTGAGGCAAATATTACTCCGTCCCCATACATTTCCACTAATTCTTCTGGGATAAATACTTCTGAGTATGGAGGTTGTGTAAAAGTAATGTCTCCAGTTGAAGGAATAAATGATACTCCAGCAATAAAGTTTTTATTATTCCATACCCAATCTTTTACTCTATGCCAATCTTGATTTGGAACTATAACAGTATTAGATACATTATTACATACAGGATTAGTAGGATCTACCATTCCTGGAAGAATCCAGTTGTTATATAGTAATTTAATTACTTCTAATTGTTTAATTCCTAGTAATTCCGATTTGGTTTTAACGTTATCATCCGATTCTATTGCGAACATAATACAATTATCAGTATGATTATTAGACCAAACAGATTCTACTACTGCTTTAGGATTATATTTAGCGTATACTTTACCTGCTTCTTCTTCTTTATTAACCTGAACTCTCCGGATATATCTTTTCGCATGTTGACCATGACATCCGGGAGTGTTTCCAGTTAAGGTACTTATATTTCCATCCATTATATATTCTATATAAGACGCAACTCTTATATACGTTCTCTTATGAACTGCTATATGTCACCATATAGATTAGACTATATCATCATCCTATTTAAATAATAGGAGCACCGCGCTTCCAGTGTCATTAGCTTACACTGTACTCTATTTCTAGATAGTCGTTGAACCCGATTTAACTTGGCTGCTGATTAGGTTTATATAGAAATAAACCATTCCAGCAATTCACGGTGTTTATATTTAAATATTACTATTTAAATGCCCAATATTTTAGGCTTAATACAAGTAGTCCTAGATGCAGGATTAATTCTTAGTAAGTTAGCTATTTTGCTATTTTGTTCTTTAATAATCTCAGCTCCTTTACGCAGAATATTTTCATTTAATAATATATCAGGATTCATCATAATCCCGCTAATAGATACTCCAATTAATGGATCATTCTTAGCTAATTGCTCTGTTACTTCACCCAAGAAAGGGAAAGAATTATATGTAGCTTGAATTGTTCCAATAGTAGCAGCTGCTTTACATTGTTTATAGAATTTCTCTTCTGTTGTGGATTCTTTACCTGAGATAGAGATCAAATTACAAAACTGTATTCCGGTTTGTTTAGATACTCCATCAGGTTTCTGTATTTCTAGTACGGGTTTAAAACCTATTTCAAAACCATTATATTAAGATAAGCTCGTTACTTCTTATCTGATCTAATTAAAGATCCTCTATATCACTATAGAGATTAGACTATATCACCATCTTATATATTTAATATAAGACGCTAGGCATTTCGAACCACTTGGTTCTACTCCTTTTCAGGATAGTCGTTACACATTTAGATTAAATATTTAATCACTTAGCTCGGGATTGTCTTATTAAATAAGAGATTCCCCGAATTAGCCTAGTTTTCTATATATATCACTATATATAGCCACATCATTTTATGGATTACATCCTATACCAGAATCAGACCTAAAGAAAAACCCAGGTTCTCCATATTCTTTAGTAGATTCAAAGATTTTATTAAATACTTCTTTATTATCATCACTTCTCTCCAAAGCAACAGAAGCATTATATCTTCCACGTTGAGGATTATCATAAAACCAATTACCTACTTTAGAATTATACATCTCCTCGTCATTAGGAGAGAATAATATAGCTAAAGCAGACCTGCGCACACCACCCGAAAGTACACTGTCTGCACAGTGTGATAATATATCAGCACAGTTAAGTGGAGATAATCTTCTAGTAGTTTTATGAACATTACTAAGTAAAGAATCTATTTTATTCAGAGCATTTCTTAAACCATTTGGTCCCAAGTGTTCCAGTAATCTCGCAAGAATTACTGCGTTCTCTTATGAACTGCTTATATTTTCATATAAGATCAGACTATATCAACATCTACGAGAGATGCTTTCTGTTTCCATTACCATTAGCTTGTAATGTACTCCCCTTCGGGATAGTCGTTGAAAATCTATATCTCTTTACGTCCTTTAGGCTGTCTGTTTACATAAACATAACATCCTTTAAATTTCCCTCTACTTATTGGTTTATTTGTATTTTTACTTCTATATAAAACACCATCAGACATTCCTGTCTTTTGTAAAAATTTCTTATATCCGAAAGCAGAGTATAATACCTCTTTATTAGAATTTAATAAAGTATATTCTACATATTCATCATCGGTTATTAATCCAACTCTTCTAGCGTGAGCCGTATTTTCTTTAGCTGTACACCATTCTAAGTTAGATACATGATTATTATTTCTATTACCATCAATATGATTCACATACGGCTTATTGTCCGGATTAGGAATAAATGTTAAAGCCACTAATCTATGTTTTTGTGGATAAGTAACCTTTCCGTTTACATTAAATTCATATTGCCAATATCGATGCTTATAATGAGAAGTTAGTAATCTCTTACTTCTAATAGAATAAACATCTCCATCTTCGTTAATTAAATAATAATCTTCATAACCTTTTACCGGAGTGAAGAGAGATAAATTCTGCTGATTGTCCATTGTAACATCATTTTCCATTGTCACTATAGTATTTAAAATTAATAATTAGTAAGAAAATGCTTTAGGAGTTCCCAGCAATTAAGAAAGTTTAGATAATAAATCGCTTTATTAAATCCCAGACATTTTAGGTGCCAAAAATCCGCCTGATATTAAACTTCCACTAGGTCTAATTTTAGAATAATCAAACTTAGGATAAGTTACGTTAGAATTAAAATAATATTGAACTAATCTACCAATAGCTAAACTCCAACTTTCAATACTGTCCCCGATTACATATTCTTCAACCGAGCTATTAAGTCTTTCAGGCATCATGGGAAGAATATTTACGTGTTTATATTCAACAGAACACCCCACTCCACAACCACATAACAGTAAATACTCAATTTGCTCAAATCTTTCTAGACTATCTATATACGTATATGAACAATTGAAGATTTTTTCATTCTTTCTTAAAATAGGATCGCCTCCGAATTGCAAAGCTCTCTGAGATCCATAAACATTTTTATTTTTATACTCCTCAAAGGCTTCTAATAAATCATTATTAAATTCTGCATTATTTAATACTTCTGGATATTTATCTTTAAGATGTTTTAAATGCATCTGTAATATTCTATCTACAGATTCCTCAAAGGTCTCTTTCCTTTTCAGATTAGAATTATATCTAGCATATTTAGATTGAAAAATAAATTCTCCTAAAGCATTAGATTGATCATTGTACATATTAAATTTCAAATAAATTATTTAAAAGTAAATTCTTTTCAAAAGGATTGACAACATCTTTATCATCCCTTAATAATTCAGTAAATGCGTTATATGCGGTAAATAACGAAACTTCCTCATCTTCCGGAATATAATACTCTGAGTCGGGATTTAAAACTAAATTTTTATATGCAGATATTGCAGTAGTTGGGGATAATTTAGCTTTTCCGAAATCACTTTTATACTCAGATTTAATACAAAAATCTACCCATTTGCCCAGAGTATTAGTCATATCTACTTTATCTCTAGATATAAATGTATTCTTTAATTTTTTAATCTTAACTCCTAAATCATCTGTTAAATTCATTAGGTTTTTAATGGGAGAAATATCATACATCTTTTGTGGCTCTAATACTTGTGTATTTAAATATGTAGCATTAAACACACAAAGATTTAAACACGCCATATTAATCCCTCCCCTAAAAATTTTTACTACTGGGACTTTACAATCTAATCCATAAATTAAAGATATTACTTGCTGATGATCTTCATACTCCCAATAGTTTTTAGGTAAAACTGCTTGAATATAAACCCTATTATACATTACATCTTTCTCTTCACCAATACTAATTTGTTTTGGTTCTTTTACTTTACAGATAAATTCATCTGTAAATTTACTCATAGATTGAAGAAAGGGATCTATATAATCCTTAGTAGAATAGAATTCTTTCTTTCCTATTTGTGTTGCTTTTCCTTTTAGTAATTGTTCTAATGTTACTTCCATATACTAATTTAATTATAAAAATAAATCTGAGTTTAAATGTTAATAAAGGTTAAAAACATATATATCATCTTTATATTCTGCTAGTGTAAAGTGTTCTATAATATAACTTCTATAATCTACATAGTCCTCTAATAGAGGATCGATAACTATATTAAGTTGCTTTGTGAACAATGTAAAATAATCCTCATCACATACTTTTCCTACATATTGTTCTAGACAATAATCTAAATCTTCTGTATCTAGGCTTGTTATACATCCAAGGACACGATATAGAATAAATGCAGCTACATCTTCTCCCCAACAATCATTGTAAAAAATAACAATATTTCTTAATTCCTTAATATCAACACCAAGTGAGTTAAATCATCCATTATTAAGTATTTTAGGTCCTTTCTGCGATATTCAAACATACAGAAAACTGTGTATTTGGAATATTATAAATTATCCCTTTGTAAGTATCTTTACACTCTTCAAATTTAAAAGATGTATCTATATGATTATTATTGCAAAACTCAAAAAAAGTTATCATCATTGAGATAAATTAGAGGATGTTCAATTCCCTCATTTCTATTATATATAAATCCCTTTATTATTATTTAATTACTGTATATTTGGATTAAATAAATAACTTAAATTTTCAGTTTCTACTATATCCAAATCATTTAATATATCATCTACATTTATATAATTTATACAATCTGTATTTATGTTCTCTTTAAAAACTAGGTCTACTAAAGCTTTAATACTCTCTGTACTATGATTTAGCTCTAGAGCTCCTATAAATCGTTTAAGAGCTTTTGGATATTCTTCAAGTATATTTTCTATAAAATCCTCACTATAATATAAAATACTGATATATAAATCAAATTCATTAAGTTTTTTAGATAATGTAATAAAATCTACTACATCCCAAAGATTCATGCAGTAATCTTTTAAAAAGTTTCTAAATTCCTTAGAGGTTATATCAGATATACATACAGAATAATCAGAATCCTCAATAGCATAAGTAAGATCCCAATTTGCATCAGTATAACTATTTAAATCGATATCATTTTTCTTACAAAATTCACGAACTTCCTGAGGATTATCTAAATATAATATAGGAGTTTTAGAAGAATCCTCTGATAAAAATATAAATGCATTCATTGTGTTTATTGTATTTATTTTTCGAATATATATTCCGTATTATTAAAGTTAATAGCTAAGTAATTATTTTCAATAAAATCTTTAAAATTTATATAGAATGGATATAGAGGAATACTTTCTATATAAGTTCCATATATATCTTTATAGATATCTATATAATCAGAATTAGAATTACACTCCTGTAAAAAATATTTTAATCCATCTTCAAGATCTACTATCCTTCTAGGATTATTAAAATAATATAAACAACAAATAAATAACTCATAATCATTTAAAGTTGTTGCCAATTTAAGAATATTTAAAAATTCTTTAAGAGTCATTCTAGTATTTAAAAATAATTTACGTAGTTCTGGAGAGCATTCTATATAGAATCCGTCTGCACCATAATCTAAAACAATACATTCAGTAACTTTACTTTCTCTAAATAATAATATATCTGGATTATGAATATTATTATAACAATAAGTATTTACTTCCTGAATATTATTTATATTAATATATTCTCTTGTATCAAATGTTGCAAGAAATCCTTTCATTACTCCTTAATTACTCCAGTTGTGGTATGAGTGTCAAATACCTCCATAAATGCTACTCCCCATTTAGTCTTCCCAAAATTAGCAGCTATATAATTAGAAGATCCATATAAACTTGGACATGATATATACTGAAACCTTCTCGATTCAGTTATAGCGTATTGATGTAAATCTCCTTTTACTACATAAAGATTATCTTTAAATTCTAATCCAGAATCATAGATAAAATCATTAACCCAGTTAATTGTTCTATCATTTAATGTAAGAGGCATTCCTTTAAACTGGGAATCGCTATCTTTCGATTTTGTTATCGTTAGGCTTTTTATCCTAACTTCTATAGCTTCTTTTTGCTATAGTCCAGCGTACCTTTTTACCCACTACTTATAAAAGTGTTGGGGTAGAAACCACTCTTGGAACTATTTTATTCTCTTTCGAGGTTCAAGTTCTACGCGTTACGATGGCACAGACTCTTTACTTTCTGTACTTATCACGGGATTGACATCACAGCCTTCCCCGTTATTGGTTTCTAATTCTCTATATGATTCCTCATATAGACGGCAATATTCTAAATATCTTTCATATTTTCTTTTTAAATATATTTTTGAGTGTGAATATAATTTATGTAAAATGTTAAGCCCTGGTCTACAAGCTATTTCTAGTACTCTAGTTTTAGAATTCTTATCATTATGATTATATTCCAAAGTGTACTTAGTAGAAAATACATCTTGTATAGAATTTAAAAAATCTTCTGTTCCTAATAAGGAAAGGAGCATTTTAGAATGATCTTTAGTTGCATATGAAATACACCCATCTCCATCTATATAACCTCTTATAAAGTCCCATACTAAACTCTCGTCCTTAAATATGTTTAGACTTGGGAACTTTAAGGTTAAAGATTTTCTAGGAGTACAACCATAACTATTAAGTGTTTCCCATAAATGTTGACTAGATAGACATACCCTACATCTAGTATTTCCTTTATTATCAGCTTTAGTAATCTTTAATTCTTTAGTGTATCCTATAAACTTGGCAAATTTTTCCATGTGTTCTTTATCAGTACCAGAAGCACATAATTCAAAGTTCCAATCTGTTCTAGATTTTTTCTCTTCGATTGGGGATGAATATATATATCCATCAGCAAAGATAAATCCTAACCAATATGCTTTCTCCTCTGTGTCAATAGTATCAAAAATACGTTCATTATATTTTTTTATTGACTTACCTTTTCTGGATTCATCATAAAGGTCTAATTCTTTTAAATCTTTACTAAGAGATTGAGAATTAATTCCAAATCTTTTAGCAGAAGCTCCTACACTCTCTAAAGAATTTACATAATCATCTATTGCCAGTTTAAATAGGTTAACTTTTATGCCAGACCTTCCATTCTTCCAATAATACCCTTTGTCATTAATATAACCTTCAAATTCAACTCTAGATAGATTATATTGCTTACAAAAATCGAGTAAACTTAATTCACTCCTCAAAAATAAATTTAAAAATTTTTCCATGTTATAATTCTATTATTTATTAAATATATTATTATTTAACAAATATATAAATTATTTCCATGGAAACCAAATAATTATATTAAAAATATGAAAAATATATCACCATGCATGAATAATATAGAATTGTTTCCAATATCAAATTTATCAATTGGAAGATCTGAGATATAAGATTCTATATTTAATTGCTCTAGTTTAGAAGCAAGAACAACATTATTTAGCCATCCCCAGTCACCGTCCTTCATGTTCATATAAGTTCGCTACTCTTATACGGGTTAATAAAACCTCCTCATATTTCCTTATTAATATGAGAACTGACTATATCTTCACCTTCATCTATATCTGTGTTAGATATAATGCTAAGGGCTAGGCATTTCGAATCGCTTGATTCTACTTCCATTTCAGGAATAGTCGATGAGCCTTCTACAGAATTTAAATCTGTAGCTTGGTTGCTGATTACCATCTCAGGCGTCCCAGCAGTTAACCTAGTTTCAAATAATAATTTCTTATTATTAGCACAAATTGTATTTAAATACAATCAATGATTTGAATCTCCAATACAAATATATTTAATATGAGAATTTTCTACATAATCGAGTAATTTATTAAAGAACTCTAACATAACATCTAAATACATCTTAGATTGTTCTTTTGGAGTAATAGTAGTAGGTAATTCATGACCTCTAACAGTTTCACCTTTATAAGAATCTACACTATCTCCTAAATTACAGATAATTAAATTATCAAATAATTTATTAATAATAAAATTATATACTTTATCTAATCTCCTACTAATTTCTTCTTTATTATAATCTTCCAATTGTATAAATCCATATTTAGGATTATAAGCTCCAATATGCATATCAGACAAGAATATAACTAACGTATTAGTATATTCATTAGCATCGGAATATAAAGGCGTTATAGGAGTATTATATTTAACAGGAATTCTAAGTAAATCCTTAACGAATGTTTCTTTATCCCTATACTTGTTAAGTTCCTTAGTTAATTCTAAGATATATTTATTCTTATCTTGTATCTCATCTCTATCAGCGTTCTTAGAAGCAGAATGTAATTTTAAATCTAATAACATCCTTTCTAATTCCTCTTTACTCTTACTTTCTGCAATATGCGGAGCAAATGGGTAACAATCTTTAGTAATCTGAAATGCTCTTAAAATCTTCTTTAATTGAATCAAATCATATTGTGGGAATTTCTCAGACAATTTCCTAGCTGATAAATTATATCCTCTATTAGAATATCCAACATAAATATCCTGCATTTCAGATAATGTGAGAGTACCTTCAAAAGATTCTTTATCTCTAATAAGGATTCTAAATTCATAATGTATTACTTTACCTTCTTCATCTCTTACAGATGAACCAACAATTCTACTTTCGAAAGATTCATCAGTAGTAGCATCATATACAATTTTTCTATCCTTAACTTTATTTAATTGTTTCTGAGGAGTCTTCTTCACTCCAGAGTTTTGACAAAGTATTTTATATGTGAATCTAAATGTATCTAAATCAAATTGTGGTGGAGTTAAATCCTGATAGTTTTTATATAATCTATTATATAACTTTTCTTGAATATTATCGAATTTATATTCACTTTCTACATCATCAAATGTAAAAATATCGTTATTTACTCTACTTGAGATGGATTCTAAGATCGATTTAGATAATTCTAGTTTCATATTTAATCACGGCTTTAAGTAGCAACACTGTTAAAATTATTACTGTTATGTTTTTAAAAATAAAGGGTGTAATAAATTAATATTACACCCTTCTGATTGATTATATATTTATATAAATATTTTATTATATTTAAGATTATTCTTTAACTAATCCAAATACATAAAATTCTCCTTGTTTAGTAGTAATTGACGGAGTATAAACACCTGCACACAAGATTTCTCCGTTCTTAGAAGCTTCATCCTCAACAACTTCTTTAGTCTTTCTTACTACATAATTACGTTTATTTTGAGCAATCAATTCACGCATTTTACGTTCGGCATCAGCCTTATTAACAGCAGATTGATCTACAGGCATACCAATTGATTCAATTGATTTAAATTTACCTTCTTTATCTAAGTTAAATTCTGCTTCACAAACATTATATACGGTTTCCCATTTAGTCTTACCTTCTTTCTTGAAGTTTACAATTTTATAAGGTTTCGTACGAGTATCAGCTACAGGAGAAGTTTTCTGAATATAAGCACCAGCTCCAGTAATCATATGTTTGTTGCTGATGAAGTTCTCAGCGAATGCTCGGAAATCATCTGAACCAAAAGTAGGTTCTCCAGCAGCACGCCATTTCGCAGTTGCATTTTGATTAATTTCTAACGGAAGTTCACACATTGCTTCTTCTTTACTAAATCCTTTTACATTGGTCATAAACAATTTTGCCATAATTCTAAAAATTTTATAGGTTAATAAATATTTAAGTTGTTATATTTTCCCTTAATTTGATAGTACAAAGATAAGGGGATTTTTAATGTTATCAAAATAGTAATCACTAAAAATTTATTAATAATTTCTAGTGAGGTATTGTTTTTATCTAAAGTAGTGATACTCCTATATTAAAATGGAAGTAATTTATCTAATACATTATTTATCTTAGATTTACATTCCTCAAGATTCTTTGCTCCACATAGATTTACTTTTTTACAATCTGTGATAGCTTTACATAAAGGTAAAAAATTCTCCATCCATGAATCATCATAGGTAGATATAGTATCCTTTAAAAATGCTTTAGTAAACTTCTCTATAGAAACATCCGGATGCTTCTCAGCATATTTTCTATATACAGCAATAAGTATAGATATTAAAGCTGTAACAGTATCTAAAGAGTCTACAGCTAGAGAACCAATACATAAAACCTTTTTAAAAAATCTTTCTTTTTCTTCTTGAGTTAAGTTATTAAACTGATTAACTAAATCTTGCACTATTTGTTCTGATATTAAAACATCATCTCTATATGGGATCATGATAATATTTTTTCTTTATTATATTCAGCATAAGCTGCGTAAGATAATAAGGTCTTAAATTCTTTTAATCCTTTAACAAACCATTTATTTGGGATTCTAAATACTACTGTAGAATAATTAGGAATAGTTTGTACTGATATGATATTTAAATATGATTTAGATACTACATAATTCTCAGAATTTAAATAAGATAATAACATCCAGTAATACATACCTAATTGGCGATAATAATGATAATGTTGGAAGGACCCTTCAACAAATTCTCCAGTCTCATTAATAGTTGATCCTGGGAACATATACCACATTTTACCAGTAGTTTTTAAATCATTTAAATTAAGGACACCTTCATCTATATTTAAATTCCAATTATCTATTTTAGCTTTTAGTTTCAAAGGAATTTCAACAATGGGCGCATCTGGATTAGTTATACTATTTGGAAAAGATACTAAAATTTCCATTATAATAGTATCCTCATTCCTATTTAAATATTGATCTAATGAAAATTCATCTGGAAGAAGTAAATTCATTGCATCTATATTCCCTCTAATAGAATCTACGCACTTTATACAGGTTTCTCTAGTCCTTTTATCTAGGATAATTTGTTCTTTTCCATAAGGAACATCTTTATTAGCTCTAAGAAAAAGGTAGTATTCTAATCCAGAGGAAATCAATTTAGAGATTTTATTTCCATTTAATTGTCCCACGTAATAAGACACATCCTCAGATGCTTGTTCTATAGATTTGGATATACTATACCCTTTACATCTATATTTAAATATAGATTCTACTATCTTACCAGCTTTGGCAGAAGGTTTTGTATAATCATTTAACTCAAACTCCTCTGGCTGCAAGATTAATTCATGTATGGAAGTCATTTTTGTTATCCTTTAGGCTTTTTATCCTAAAGTTCTATAACTTCTTATTTAGTTATAGATCAGCGTACATTTTCACCCTTAGGGTGCAGGACACTCTTGGAGAGATTATATTTGTTCACTCTCTACGCGTTACGATGATTCAGAGCCTTTCGTAATCTCTGAATTTATCACGGGATTGGCATCACAGCTTTCCCCGTTATTGCCCTGTGATAATCTATTACATTCCTGTAATGACGGCACTAAAAAACTTTTTATCATTTCTTCTACTTCACTATCATTTTTATTATATGGTAATTCTAGCAAACAATAATTATTTTCTTTACATAAGGTTCTTAATTCCTCATCTCTTACACATTGTTTAATAAAACTTTCTTCTCCACCAAAATGGACTATTGGGAAATAATGTTGTCTTCCATTATACTCAATTATAAATATTTTATTGTTCAATTCTAGATAAAAATCAACCTTGAATAGTCTGTGATTATTTCTTATCACCTTTTGTCTAACAAAAGGTATGCTCAAACTTTGCAATATCTTGTTCACGAACGCTTCTCCGTGTGATTCTTTACAGAATGGACATCCACATTTAAAATCTATATGTACAGAAGGAAGTTGCTCAAAATATCCATGTTTGGGACAAATAATAGTTACTCGATCTTTCCATTGGGAAAACTCTGTTTTACTATAATCATATTTGTCACCATGTATTTCTTTTGCATGTTGTATAAATTCTTCTGTGGTCCAGTTTTTTCTGAAAGCACATTTAGGACATTCTTGTCCAGATAAGTGTTTATTAGGGGATTGCCAAAATTCTCCGTGAGTAGGGCATATTATACATAATTTAGTATTAAAATTAATATACTCTGCTTTTGAATAATCATACTTATTCCTATGAATAATAGATGCTCTAGATACAAACTCATCTTTCGTTAATTTTCTGAGTTCGTTATTCCTTTTAGAAGAACAATGCTTACATCCAAATCTTAGGATATTAGAGCTAGTAGTCTCTCTAACATTCCCGCAATCTTTACACTTGACCTTTACATGCTGCTGATCTTGAAAGTCTACAAGTTCGTATTTATCCTTATCTAGTTTATCTAAAAAATTTTTTAAAGAAAGTTCTTTACGTGCTTTGTTTACTTGGCACTTGGACATCCATGTTTAGATGCTTTTACAGACCTAGTAACAGCTTCCCATTCATGCCCACAGAGATTACACCTATGTAATATTTTATTATTTGCTCCAGTATATTCTCCAATTATATCTATAAAAGAAAAAACTTCGTGAAGTTCTCTTTCTATTTCTAACGTTGATTTTATTTTTGTTACATTTTTCATTGATGTCATGTTTTAATTTAACATGACAAGTATAACATTTTAAAATCAAAGAAACAAGTAAATAGAAATTTATTTATAAAAAATTATTTTATATTTTGCACCTATGTCCATACTTCTTGTAGAGAATTGTTTTAGTCCTTCAAGATAGGTTTTAAAAGACCCTTCCTCATCCGGATTAATAAGTTTAAGCTTGGAGTTAGATATATATCCAGAATAAGCCTTAGAGAAATAAATATCATCTGTTATATCTAGAGTGTTTATTGATACTATTTTTATCTTAAATTTAGATAATACTTCCTTAGATATCAGTTCTTCTTTTTTGCGATACTCCATTTATAGTTTCATATATAATAATGTTTGGAATAATTCTTCTCAAACCAAAGATAAATTCTCTCCCACATTGAAAATTTTCAATTGTATAATATTCTATAGATAGGTTAAATCCAAAATCAGTAGTTAAGACATGAAAGCTTATAGAATCTAGTATATTTTCATTCCCCAATAAATCTTTAAGTATTTCATTAAGGATAGATTCATATATATCTCCTAAAGCACTGTCTGTAGAATTTTTAATAGCATTTATAATATAATACTCTGGTACAAATAATTCTTCTTTATAATTCTTATAGAGATGGTTTATAAGTTTTAAAAATACCTCTGTCTCATCAGAAGTACTACATGCATTAAGACATTTTAAAATAGTAGTATCTAAATAGGTTTTATAATTGTCAATATTCATTTTCTGTAATTAAATCGATATAATCAAAATACTCTGGAAGTATTTCTTCTAGAGCTTTTATTATTTCATCTCTAGATTCTTTATTTAAAGTGATGATAACAATATTTTGAAGAATTTCTGGAGTTATTATTATATCTTTAAACTTTCTATTATTTTCTCCGAAGTAAACATCTAAATATTCAAAGATAATATTCCTGAATAAATTTCTATCAAATAAATCCATTATATCTACTACATCAGTAGGATGTGTATAGTATGTTATTGTGGATTGATTTAATCCATATGCAATATTTAAATAATTCTGCTCCTTAAATTTATGATTAGTTTTATTTATAGATAGTAATAACCATCCATAGTGACAATTATAGTAAGCTAATTGTTTGTATAGTTTATCAACTTCTACTTGTTCAAGTTTCGAAACTTCCATAAGATTAAATTATAGTATTTAATATTTATTATATTCTTCGTATTTATTATATATATCCCCATAATTTAGAGAATTAATTCTAAGAGGAGTATTATAATGTTTATTTTCTGGAGTGGTTAATAATAATGTAAATATTCCTGATTTATTACATTCTGTAAAATTAGTTATAGAATCTTCAATAAATACATCACATTTCCCTTTAATTAATCTAGATTTATTTCCAGAGTAACATACCATTTGATAGATAGGCTTATTGGGAAGATTATTTTTAATTATCCATTCTTTAGTATATGATTTAGAATTAATTCTTTTAGTGCAATAAGCAACTATCGGAAAGTCAATATCCCGTAATTTAGGAACTGTTGTCCAAAATTTCTTATTATTTCTTAGATTATATACATTTTTAAGTATTGTATACTCTTGTAATCTAGAAGGATATGTATCTATGTTAAACCATTTTTTATAGTGTCCCATGAAATCAGCAACTACTCCATCTATATCACATATAATTTTTAAATCTTTCATAAATTATTTAAATCTTTTATATATTATTTATTTTCTCTTTTTGCTTTAAGAAACTGTTTTAAAGATTCAGTGTATATTTGTATTAAATTAAGGTGATATAATTCCGCAGTATCAAAACCGCCGACACTATATTTATCTTTATAGTTATAGATACTATGTAATGTGGCTTCTATATCTGCTATACATTCTTCTAATTCTATTTTTTGTACTTTATCCATTTAAATATAATCTTTTCGTATTTTCTATTAAGTCGAAAGTCTTTAAACTTCCATATTTAGAATAGAAATCTGATATATCTTTAGCCTTATATCTCCTCGGAATATATATAGGAAGTATATCAGAAAATTTCTTTCTAATTTTATTCATATTACTAATCCCAGCTAAATCAGAATCATAAAATAAGAATATTTTCTTAAATCTTTCTTTTAATTTAGAATATAAAATATCACTCACAAACTGATTCTCCGAATTAGGTGCAATTGCGGGTATTCCAAGTTCATATAAACACATAACATCTTTAAGGGATTTAGTTATTACTAAATATTCTCCATTCTTCGGCATGTTATGAATACCTTGAATTATACTTTTCTTATAATTAGTTATGAAGCGATATTTTTTATTCATCGGGTAGTAAATTTTCCACAATTGCTTCTCTTTATCCTTAGTGGGATAGTAATACCCAAACTGAAACTTTTTAGAGGTGCTAAATGAGAATATTTCATTATTTAAATACACTAGTTCTAGGGAGAACACAAAGAATTTCTTTAAAGTATTTAGACTTATTCCAAATTTTCCCCACCATTTTAATTCCTCTTCCGTAAAATCCTTAACTTTAACTTTAATAATAGATCCCTCTGTTTTTTCAAATTTCGAATTAGTATATTCTTTTATACAAGATTTATTAACTGGAAAGTTAATATTTTTTCTTATCCCAAAGTCATTAGCAATAATTGCTAACGCTTTAGAATAAGAAACATTATATTTATACTTAACTACCTCAATAAAATTTCCATAAAAATCGCCCCTAAAATCTTTAAATACCAATCTTCCTGCACTATCTCTAAAAAATGCACATGTAGGAGTATTATCTTTTCTAAGTGGGGATTTAAATAATCCTTTTTTAACTGGAATTCCCAAATAATGTTCCATATAAGTTTCTTCTGAATTATATCTAAGTAATAATTCTTGAGTTAACTTCTCAGAGAACACGGAATCGTAATCAGCTATTAAAGGACTAGAAACATCTACTTTACTGAGGTTAACTCCCATTACAGAGTCATATTTTCAAAATCTTCCATATTAATATCCGAAATTTCCTCCGGATTAGAAGAAATTAATTCTTCTGTGGAAGTAGCAGTTCCAGAAGCAGCTTCTTCTCTAGCTTTAATCTTCTTGATTTCAGAAGCAGTAAATGCAATATCTCTATCTTGTTGTTTCAAAATTTCTACATTGCCGATAAAGTTATTGTTTACATACGCATTTCCTTCTTTATCTACTGCTGCAAAGAAAGGAAGACTGGCAAATCCTGAGCTATTCTTAATTAATTTAAGTTTACACCATACAGGAGTCTTTTGTTTAATAACAGCTTGGAGAATTGCAACCATCGAATCCCGGAATTGTTTCCAGCTCTTCATTTCAAGTTTTACTTCTCCTTTAATTAGTTTTTCATTATATTTAGGTGCGAAGTGTTCAATATAACACCGGAACTTTAATACTGCGGAATCATACATAGACGCAGAAGTTCCCCATCCGAATGTTTTTCTTTCAATAGAGTCTTGTGTTAATTCAAAGGTTCTATCTTCAAAAGTTGCTCCATTTTCATCCTCAAATACTACGTTGATAGTATCTACTTCCCTTCCATCTTTTAATTTTTGTCTATCAGCTTTCGCTTCTTTTAATTTAACAATATGAATTTTATCACCTTGTAAATAACTTCCTTTAGCTAATGTGTGTTCTCCTGCGTTGTTAAAATCTGCTCCAAAATTTAGTGCCATAATGTTTAAATAAATTAATTAGTTAAATTAAAAAGTGTTTCATCATCTAGATTTATTTCTTCTAATCCCTCTAAATCTAAATTTTTAAGATCTGTTGGAATTTCATAATCTCCCTCATCTTCCAAAGTAACTTCAAAAGGAGTTTTTAATTCCCTTGTATAAGTTTTCTTTGTATCATCTTCTGATTCGTTAGAATCAAAAGTTACAATATCTTTATTAGATTTAATAACTTTATCATCTGCTTTAACTTCTTTATCTCCAATTAATTTACATGTTTTAGAATTTTCGGAAGTTTCCTCAAATCTAAATTTTGTACCATAGATTAATAACTGTTCTCTCTGTTTTCCTCTATAAGAAAGAGTAAGACTTTTAGTTAATTTATTTCCAGATTCTGGATCCGCAAAAACTTCTGATTTAGCAATTACTGGAAAGTAAATACCATTCTCTTCTTTAAAAGAGACTAGTAATCTATCTCCTGGTTCAGCATTAATTATATCTAATAACTTCTGAGTTAATACTAGTTTATTATCTTCCAGAACTATTGTATCCTGATCTTTTTTAGATTTAGATCTTTTAGGAGTTACTACAGCAATAGTTTTAGAAGCTGCTTCTTCAAAAGAGTCGGATGGTTTATTAATCCTAACTCCAGTAACTTTTAAATTATCCGATAGAGTAACTATAAGATTAAGTTCTATTTCCATTTTATAATTCTATATTTGAAAGTTTATCTACTTCAGATTCCTCTTCAGATATGTTAGAATTTTCAGATTGATCTTCTTCGTTAAATTCTTTTTCATCTAAAACATCTGTAACATTAATCTGGGGAGTAGTAACTACATCTTCTCCACTATAAGGTTCAGAAGAATAAATACGATCCCAATGAGGTATTAATTCCCCATCTCGATTCTCGATTAATACAAACTTCTTACCATCTAATCTAGGAACTCTACATTTACATTCTGCTGCAAGCTGTTTTATATCAAAAGTAATAATAGTATTATCATTTATATCCCTATATAAATATCCAGCTCCATCATATCTAGATGCAATAATATCAGATAATTTTCCAGCTAAATCAATATCTTTTATAGTTAATTCATTTTCATTTATTTTCGCATCTTTTGAATGACATACTAGAATAATTCTTTTACATACTTGTTGTAATAATCCGATTACTGCTAAATATGAATCTCTCATATACTTTTGGCCTAACCCAAAAGGTAAACTATATACATCAGTTACTTTTAGTTGTTCTGGATTCTTTTCTGGATTATATGCATTAGATTTCTTCCACAAACTTAAGGCGTATGGTTGTAGAATTTCCTCTAAAGAAGTTAAAGTATCTAGAGTTATATATTTATAAGGACATCCTGCTGCCTTAACTTGTTTACATACTTCTAATATATCTTTAACTGAAGAAACATCTACTTTTAATGCTTCAATATACGCTGTTCCCTTTTCTGTATCTAGTATTAGATTATTATCTAATAAACTTAGAGCCGTAGATTTCCCGGATTTTGGCTTCGAGAATATAACTAATACCCTAGGTTCAGTTTCTGTTGGTTGTATTTTACTTGTTGGTAATACTATAGCCATTTATACATTAAAATTAAATTCAAGTACTTCATCTTCTTCATCTTCTTTAATAACTCTATCTAACTCTTCTTTTTTCTTTTGTTGATTATCAAATTCTTCGAATAAATAATCCATTCTCAGAACTCTATCGTAATCAAATCTCTTTCCATCTTCGGGAGGATCTAATTCTTTAAAATATCCTATACTTCCTTGGAAAATACAACCCTCAACAACATCAGACTGTCCAAATCGTCCTTTCATTCGTTTTATCTATAGGCTCTTTATCCTATACTCTATACTTTCTTTTTGTTATATGTATAGATTAGACTATATCATCACTAATATTTAAAATATTAGGCAGGGCGCTCGTGTCGATATTACCATCCTCAACTTTACTTGTTTGGATTTGATCGTTAGTCGTTGAACCTTCAAAGATATTACTATCTAAGCTCGGCTGCTGATTGTCCACTTCTGGAGTTTCCAGCAATTCACCCTGTTTTCTACTATTTTCAATAGTAGGCTCATAATATTTCCAGTAGAAATTTCTATAAAATTTTTTATCTTCAATAGCTTTTTTAATCATATCACTTCTAACTAATCCAACTGATATAGCTGCATCTTTACTTGATTTATATATTTCTATAAGTGAATGATTCTTATCATATTTAGCAACTCTTTTATTTCTTTTATACTTATTATTTTTTAATAAAGTATGAAGAAATTCTGATTCTAATTTTTTGGGAACTTCTTCTAGACTAGACTCTATTGAAATCCAGAAATATCCTTTATATAAATACTTATTAAGAACATTAGTAATACAACTAGTATTTTTCTTACTATCTCCTAAATATTCTAAAGCATCTGCGATAGTTAAAAATATATGACATAAGTTTCCACATTCATCATATGCAGCAACTTTATATCCTCTTTTATTTTTATAACTAATACTTCCGGCTTCTGTAAGAGCACATCCAGTTTGTTCTTTTCTAGCTTTTTTATTTTTTCTACCTATTTCTAAGTTTTGATTAAGTTTGGAAATATATGTAGAATATTCTTCTTCTGATAAATTGTCAAACCAATTTTTGAAATATTCATTTGGTATTCCTAATCTACTTTTAGAATATTCCATTAAGGCATCCATTGCAGCTTTTGAAGTAGGTTTTCCTTTCTTTTTCTCGGAAAACTTTCTCTTAGACTCTTCTGACCATTTCATACCCAAACTTGTATCACATTTTATTCTAACATTATATCCCTTCTCTCTATCTGTAGATTCATATAATTGAATATAAAATTCCTCTCTTTCTTCTAAAAGATGTTTAAACTCTGTTAAAGGAAGATTTTCTAAATTTTCAATAAATTCAATAACTTCAAATTTAAAATTTTGAACTCCGTATTTATTATATGCAGATTGTAGATGAGTGTTAAAATGAATATTTCTTTTTAATTCTGTTCTATGTTCTCGAAATCGTGCTAAATAATCATTAGTACTTCCTATGTACACTTTACCATTTACTAAATTAGTAATTTTATAAATTCCACTTTTTACTTTTGACATAATTTAAATATATTATAATTTGTAATTAATAATACAAATATAAAACATATTTTTTATTTATCAAAAGTTATCTACCGAAAATTTTCTTTTTTTATAAGCAATTGGATCAACCTAAAGTTATCTCGTAATTTCTTAATATCAAACCCTTCACACTTAGCCTTCTTCTCTCTGAATGGATGATAGACACCAATAACAATTTCTGATGCTTGTGTCATGTCTGCAGTATCCTGAGCATCTTGTAATTCGAGATAATTATGTTCGGAATTTCTTCTATCCATAGATTTAAATTGTCTATTAGCTTGTTGAACAGCGCATATTGTCATATCACACAGATTACGGTAATAAATAAAATGTTTAGCTGTTTCATCTATTTCATGCTTAATTCCGGAACCATTATTCTTTAATAACTTACAATGGTCTAATACTGCTATTAAATATTGATTTCTATCATTCTTTATATACCTCTCACCATTATCGTCTGTTTCAAACTTCCCAAAATATCCAGCCCATGCTCTGAGGATATTATATACTCCAGTGGAATTTAAAGGAGTATCGTAGATGGTTAATTTATCATCTACTTTAGTTAACCAATCCCTAGCATCGTAGATATATTTAAGTTTATCGTCTGAAACAGGTTTATCTAATGAGAATATTTCAGAATAACTAATATCAATATGATATTTATCAAGGATATAAAGAGAGAGAAGTTTAGCGAGAAGTACTTCTTTTGACATTTCAAAGCTTAATGCGAGAATATTTACAGGTATCTCTGGATGTTCTAAGGAATAAACTAAAGGTTTATAGATATACATGAATATGGCCACAGAACTCTTACCTGCACCCGAATCGGCAATAACTGTGCTCATAAACCTTCTTTGTATACCATATATATACTTATCCAATTTAGGAAATCCGGATGGTATACCCATATTATTCCCTTTCTTCCCTTCTTCTACTTTTTGATAAAAAGAATCAATTAAATTCATATAAGAGTATTTATATCCACCGATCCCATACCCTTATCCCTAGCCTCTTTTAAAGCAATCCATGATTGGTTAATAACGAATGTAGAAATCCCCATTTTTATCATATCATTTTCTTTTCCCCATTGTAGCAGGTCAATTATTTCTCTATGTAATGTTGGATTCCATTTTATAGTCTTTCCGTAAAAGAAAAAGAAATCTTCCATAGATCCGAAATGATTCCCAGTCGTTATACTACGAGCATTTACAGGAGAATTATTAATGTATATAAAACTTGGGTATTCTAGGAACAATTCCTTCCCTAATTCCCCAGAATGTTTTAAATAAGACTTAATAAAATTAGCAGTGAATGGAATATCTAATGGATATGTTTTCTTATCTTCACCTTTTACATAATTAAACTGTAAATCATCTATCTCAAAATGATCTCCTTTTTTAATATTCATCTTTTTTAATACTCCTTTAGATTGGAGAGATTCAATTATATCATATTTAAATCCACCTATAATTTTACTATATCGTTCTAAAGGATCTATCCTTCCCTCAGGATATTGAGCGAGAAATAATAATTGTATAATCCACCATTCCTCGGCTGATAGATTATATTGTGTCATTAGATCTAATTCACGATCTAATGAGATTGAGATTTTTTCCATTAATGTTTGTTTATATTGTTATACAATATAACACAAACAAGCACGGTTAATTCTAGTTTATTAGATGTTACGTGAATGGAATAGTGTTAGTTTAATTCTTCTATAAGATCTATATATTGTTCTCCAATTGCGTTTGGTTCTATATCAACTATATTAGCAAGCTCAACTAAATCATAAGCATTATAAAAGTTACCAATATCCTCAATTATATTTGTAGCATTTCTATTTATATAGCCCTTATTTATGAAACATTTAATTTCTTCTTCGGACTCTGCATACACAGTAGTTGAGACTTTTACATCACAAGGAATGGTTAACGATATATCGTAATATGGCATAAATCAATCTGAAATTTCTGTTATAGATTCAAGATCCTCATATATAACTGGTTCATCATAGTATGTATCTACGGTAGTAGATACCTCTACAAGATCTTCTATACTATTACAATACGCAATATCTTCATACTCTTCTGGTTCAGGATCTCTATCTATATAACCATTACGTTCAAAGAATTCTATAATTTCTTCTTTAGATTTAGCATATACCTCAACTTCTGCAAGTTTTGTACAATTCATTAATATTCTGTAGTATGGCATAATTTTTAAATTTTACAATCCTTACATCGAGTACGTATCCATCCATTTTTAGAATATGTAACTACATCTATAGGAGAACCACATACTTCACATATTTTCTTAGATAATTCTTCTGCCTTTCTAACTTTTTTCTTAATATTTTCTGGAGCATTATCTAAGTAAATACATAATTCTCCAAATTTCTCTTTTATCTGAAAAATTTCTATTTGTTGTGATTTATCTGGATGAGTCTTATTATATTCTTCTATATCAAATATAATAGGATAAACTAATCCGTACCATCCAGGACCATGTTCACAACCAAACTCATCATACGGAGTGTTATATTCTTTCATGTTAAATATTTAATAATTATAAATCATTTCCGGACCTTCAATTCTTTCTTCTAAGATTTCTTTTCCTTCTAAGACTCTTTGTAGCATTTTCTCAGTGATTGTTATATAATCATTATCTAAAGTACTTAATTTGTACCAAGCTTCTTCCATAGTATTCTTTATAACAAATGTAAAAATCTTACCTTCTTCTTTTATTAATTTTAATCTATTCTCTTTTAATATATTAGATGAATTATTACATGTAATAATTTCCACATCAAATTGCGACTTTATTTCATGAGAAATATCATTTACAGCAGATACTAATATCGGACTTGGGAAATTTATATGCTTCAATGCTTCGAACTTCTGTTTATCTGATAGTTTACTATTGTATTGAATATCTCCATACTTATAAGACTCTTCTATAGTTGGAGAGAATATAATAACTCTTTTAAATTTATTATACTCTAAAATCTTTTCAGTTAATTCTCTCTTTTTTGGGTGGAAAAATACAAAATCTTTTCTCCATTTAAGCTCTCTATAAACTCCAAAAGTACAAGCATTGACTAATTCTATTTTACAGTTCTTAAGTTTACTAAATTCTTCTCTTACTTCTTTAGATGATAAGCAGTTCATTGCTAGAGTAAGATCATAATTAAATAGTTTCATATATTTATAGAATTTCTGATCATGCTCTTTATATAAATCTAAATCATCTACATTTATAATAACTTTATACTCTTTATAATTATTAATCCATTTATTAGATATTGCTTCCTCTTTAGTAATTTCTCCAACAATTGGAAGAGATTTTAAATAATTTGAATCGTAAAAAGAAGTTATAGATAATAAGAATTTATAAGGAATCTTTAAAATACTGTATAAACTTTTCTCATTAGTTACATCATCAATTATCAAGAATGGGAATTTAGTAAAGGTAGATAAATTACTTAATATATAAGAAATACTATAAGCTTTACATTTATTATATAACTTCTGAGTATATAACCACATATTCCATTGATAAGAAGAAGAATAGTTTTGAGTTATAATAAATACCTCAGAAGAAGGATTTTTATCTAAAAAAATCTCTAATACTTTAGATAATAATAATTGTTTCCCAAATTGATTAGGGAGAATTATTCTACCTCTCCCATTATTTTTTCTCCAGAGTTCTATTAACTCTTTTATTCTATCTTCTTTTTTCATTATATGTGATTAGTGGTAATTAATTCAAATCCAAAGATACATGTATTTTCTTTACAATATTCAGGATCTTTTAGAATATATATAATCTTTATAATACATTCTCGATCAGTATATTCTCCTTTGTAATATTCTCTTAAAAGAATTAGATCTCCGAGTTTAAATGTTCTATCTATAATATTTCTTACTTCGAATCTCTTATCCTTATATATAATATCATCATAAAATTTTGGAAGTATTTTTAACTCTATCATATTAACTTATTTTATATACTGTCCTCTTCTATTCCATTCTATTTCATCTCCGGCTATATTAGCTATTATATTTCTGATAAAATCTTCTGGGGCCTTTCTCATGTTCTATGAATTTACTTAAGATTTGAATTATAAATAATCCTATTGTTTTAATTCCTCCTGATTTCTAAGAACTTGATCAAGTTTAAGAGATAATTCTTCGTTGGTTACCATATAATTAACTTATATTATTCATGAATCCAAAAATCCCCTATATCACAAGTAGCATCTAAGGGAGCATTTGGACAAAAATATACTCCAGCAGACTTCATTGCAGTTACTACTACAGAGGCTATCTCATCTGCTATGTTCTCTGGTGCTTCTAAGTTGACTTCCTTTATGTTAACAATATCACCGATTCCGCGATATTTCTGCAATCTCTTGCAGTATCGGACTATATCTTATAAGACAATTCTATTTAGCATATTAGATAGTGAACGAGATCCAAAATCTAATACTGTCTTACCTTGGCGTTTCAACTCCTCTTGGAGCTTACTCCATTTCTGGATAGTCTCTGAACTCCATCGCTTATAACTATAACAATTTACAGGATACTCGTTTAGTATTTTGGAAATTTCAGCAGCTCCTTGATATTTTCCTATACGTAAATACCAAAACTGCCTACCGTCTTTTTTATTTTCTACCTGTAATTTAGGATATATATCATAAGAATTTAAAAACGGAATAAGTACATCTTCTTGAACTTCCTTAGAAAAACTCTGAGTATTCAAATTATAAAAATACTTACTCTTATGTAAACTCCCATCATCATATATCCATAATGCTAATCCTAGTTCATTTAAGTTAGCTAGTACCTCTTCTATAGAAAGATTTTTTATAATCTTTAGCCTAGAATCTGAGCAACTCCTCATAGTATATATAGGAGTTTTACAAAATCCATTACATTCATTATAGGATTTTGATTTATACAAATTTCCTAGAAGAGAGATTTTAAAATCTATATACTCCTCATATTTACAATTTGTAGAGTAATATGTACTATTGGTATTTGTTGTTGTTATACAACCATCTCCAAGTCTTCCACTTAAAAAGACTTGTAATTGTTCATTACTTAGCGATAAAAGCTGCTGATTGTCTTGTATTTGCATAATTCACGTATTAGTTAATATTAATATGTATCAATGCAAATATACTATATTTATTAAAACATTCAAAATATTTTTCAATATTTTTGTAGTATATAGTATTTTAAAGATTCCCAGCAATTAACCAAGTTTATACACGACAAAGTTGAGAATTATCGTGTACTGGCACACATAGTTTAACTATATTTAGATAATTGTTCTTTTTGATATAATTAAATATCTTTACCATTGCCAATTTCCACATTGCAGCACCTGAGCCCTGTATCTTGTAGTTGATTGCCTGCTTTTCTGAAGCTGCTTTCCTTTGTCTATACTCTCTTGGGTTATTCTGCTTTAAATATTCCCAATCAGAGAAGTCATATATATGAGCACGAAGACCTAGTTTATTTAATATAATATAACCATATCTATTAACAAAATCTCTCTGATTTTTCTGATATCTACATAAACCATCAAAACCAGACATGTAGTTATCGTAAATAGATTTCGCATAATCCTCATCTATCCCATAATTTTTTACTAGAGTAGAGGCATTTCCCCCATAATTAAAGCAAAATTCATAACCTTTAGCTTTTTGTCTGAGATCATGGTATTTTGTCTTAATTTCTTTAAGTGGTGTATCATCTGGTATCTCTTCGAACACCATTCGAGCTGTTAGTGAATGTAGATCTCCTGATCCCCTAAGTAGCTCATCTAACATAGCGGAATCATTGGATAGAGATGCCATAATGAAACTTTCTTGCAGTGTGTCAACACTGGACTATACCTTAACCATAGAATAGTATATACTAATACTATTCCTTAGGTTCTCCGTTTCTAGTCTCTGCACCTTCCTCTATAAGGCTTGGCTCAGTCTTGGAATGCTCATCGTTAACTGAATTTACGGAGTTACATATATTAAATTTCTTTAATATTGGGCCAAAATTACTCTCTTTTCTTTTAAGAAAGTAATGAGCATCAGTATATAAATGTTTATGTATTATCATTAAATCATTAGTTTTATATACAAAAAGATCAAATATTGGATTTTCGTTTCTTTTACTTTCATTTATAAAAGAAGTAATTCCTTCGCCTTCTAGAAATTCTTGGATTTGAATTAGGAATTCTTTACATGCAGAAGTGATTCCTAATTTTATTGTATTTCCTGAATTAGTAGAAGAAATACATCCATCCCCGTCAATAATGCCTCTTAATACATCCCAATTAATGTATTTTAGTTTCAAATTGAAGGATTTTCTAGGGACTATTCCAAAGGTAGCTAAATATTTAACAACTTCTTTATTCCTAAAAGCTATTCTATATTGTGGAACTTTAAAAACTTTATGAATGGAAATAGTAATGTTACATTTATTCCCTAAAAAATCATTCCAATAGTCTAAAAGTTCCTTGTTTTCTTCACTAAAATCTAATACTATCTTATTTTCTGTTACACATCCGTCTGTAGCTAATAACCCTAAAAAATAATCAAAGTCTCTAGTACCCTCTTTTAGAGATATATCTTCTAACTCTATATAGCGTTGAGCTTCACTATAAGAACGAATTTTTACATTATTTCTTTCTAAAACTCTTCTAATAGAAGTATTATAAGTTTCGAAAATATTTGCAATCTCTAATGTACTTTTATTTTCTTCTGTATATAATCTAATAATTTCTTTTTCTTTTTCTTCACCAAACTTATTAGGTATCCTAACTGGAGCTTTAGATCTAGTTTCAATATTATTTCTCTTTAAAACTCTTAATACTGAACTACTAGAGATTCCTATAATCTCCGAAATTTCTTTAGAGGATTTATTTTCCTCTACATACAATTTAATAATTTCATTTTCTTGACTTTTAGTGATTCTCTTTGACATAATAAAAATGTATTGATTATTATGCAAAGATACAGATTAGTCAGGATTAATCCAAATATTTTATTAAATTTTATTAATGAAGAAAAATTACATTTATATATGACAATTTTAACCAGAATAATCACAACTAATCCATTTATTCCCTTTTTCTGCTACAAAGCATGATCTAGTAAGTGCATCCTTTGGTAATTGCTGTAGATTAGGACTTGTAGACGACAATCTCCCTGTATCTGTGCCAAACTGATGAAAAGTAGAATGTATTCTTCCAGTAGCTGGATTAACAAAATCCAAAAATTTCTGTCCGAAAGAATCTACTAACTTTTCTGCTTCCTTGAAATTAAGATATAGTTCAATAATCGGAAAATTTTTCTGTTGTGGTGCTATAACCTTTTCGTTTATAGATTTTTTAGAAGTTTTAGTTTTCGGATCTATTGTAGAACACTTTATACCTAATTCTTCAAAGAGAAGTAATACTTGTGCAGAACTTTTCCAATTAATAGTACATTTAGGAGTTAAATCAAACCCGGAAAACAAATCTCCCTGAGTATTTATACTAGAATACTTCCTCTTAACTTCTTTCTCATATGCTTCTGCAATTAAGGTGCCATCTTTCTCTCTGATGTCGGACTCTTTTCTTCTCTTTGCAAATTTTAATTTTTTCCTATCTTCTTCTATAACATTATCCCCTCTAAATTTAGAAACATCTAAATATACTAACTCAGATTCTCTAGATATTCTATCATTTTCCCAATCAACAACCCATGAATCGAGGATATCTTTAGCTTTATTTAAGTTCTCCTGATCCCTCTTCATTTTCTCCTTCCACTTAGAAATATCTAATCTAGCTCCACAAAATTCAAAATAAGCGTTTACCTTAACATATTCATTTTCTAATTTAAGTGCTACATTTAAATTTTGATTATCTAATTCTGGTTGTTGAGCAATCATTATATCCTCCAAGTGCTCAACATCCTCTGCGGAGTATACGATAGTTTCCTCATTCAAACCTTGAGTGATAATTTTCCCTCTAACAGATTTATCTAGACTCTTCTTTAAATACTTCCAGGCAGCTTCTTTCAAAGCCATACTATGCATACCAGAAGGGTATCCTAGATATATAGCTTTTTCAGATAACATCAAGTCTCGAATATTATTTGGAAAAATTCCTATTTTATAGAAGAATTTAAGATCAAAATTAGCATTCCATAAAAGAAAAATTCTTTCGGATTCTAAATAATCTTTATATATAATGGGATTTATAGTAGTACAATCTATAACTACTTGAAAATCCCTACATCCAAATTGAATAGATAAAAGTTTCTTACTATGACAATCTAATCCTTCAGTTTCAGTGTCTGTTCCTACATATTTTAATGGATGTAGTAATTTTAACGACTCTTCAGGGGATATAATAGTATATCTATTAGATTTATATAGTTCAGAAGCTTTTGTTACATAATAAATCATTAGAGCAATTTAAATCCTTTAGATTCAGCAACCAATTCAATCTGATGCTTTAAAGTTTCCCATCTTGAGATATGACTTCTTACACTAGTTCTTAAGTCTAACAATACCCTATATCTAAGAGTTGTTAGCTGTTCTGTAGTTAATTCACTATACTTTTTAGGATGGTTAGTAATTTCTAACATCCCTTTTATCTGGGATAAAGTTAATCCGGTTGGATTAGATCTTAATTTATCATGTTCTTTAAGTCTTAAATATTTATATACTTTATCCATAGGATTTAAGCTAGATAATTTATTTAACTCAGCCCACTCTTTTAATTTCTTATGATCTCCAGCCATTTTACTCATCCATAGCCCCATTCTAAGAATAAAAGATTTAGTGATATGAGGATTCTCAAACAATCCCAACTTCCCAATACATCCTTCATATACAGAATGTAAAGTTAAATCTTCATATTTCCTAGCTACCTTAATAAAGTTCTTAATTGTAGCAACTTTGGGATCTACATCTTTATTCTTTTCCAAGAACTCATCGATAGATAATGCGAAAGAGAATCTATCGAAATTCTCATTCTTAGCTTCGAAATCTCGAAGCATTAACTCGACTCCAATCTTTGTAATTTGGTCCTGAATTATTTTTAACACATTAACTCTTCCGGGATTTTCCTTAGAGTCATTATATAACATTTTATTACAGTGGGAATAAAAACCCTTAAGTTGTTCCTCAGTACAAGATACTAATTTAACCTCATTCTGAACATTTCCATTATCTCTATCTTTCGGATATAACCATGTAAAGTTTTTAATATCATTCTCTTTTCTTTCTTGTGCCTCTAATAGTCTTTCTTTTAATAATGTCATAACTTTATGTGTTTAAATAATTTTTATTTTAAGTTTATTATCTTTATCTTTTTTAATTATATTAGAATTATCTTTAATAAATTTAACAAGAGCTAAATGAGTATAATTATATGGAGTATATACTTCTTTTACATTTTCTCCAGAATTAACATACCATTTAGATACTCCTGCGATTATTATATAATAAGTAACATATCCAATATCCCCGATATTTATAGGACCTTGATTCCAATTTGGATACTTAGTTATCATATAATATTCATTTTCCAGATCTAAATCTTTAAATATATACGTACTGTATAATCCTTCTTCTTTCTCAACTACTTCTACTCTTGCTGTTATAGGAGTAGGATGTGTGTAGATATTTTTATTATACACTAGAGATTTTATCCTTTCATTTATAAATAAAGATTTAAGTGGTTATTAGAATAATTAGTTTTGTATGTTTTATTTAAATAATATTAAATATTTAAACCTTTCCTACAACAAACCACCTAAGTGTATTTGCAGCGGACCCATGTTTATATAATTTGGTATAATATAGGTAACATCTCTTTAAATACTAATTTGGTTATTTATTTAATCTATATTCAGATATTAATTTATCAAAAGCCTTTATCCTTGAATGATAATCGTCTATTGGCCACCAATAATAATCATACCTTTCACTTACTCCAAAATGATCAGGATTAAACTCCGGAATCATTGAAAGAGGTTCTATATCTAAAGAATTACCAAGTCCTCTACCTATATGAAGTAATGGATTACATTCTAGAGCAATTTTGATACAATCACACATTCCTACTTCAATATTATTATTAATACTTTTTAAATATAGTTCTTTTGCATCTTTTAAAATGTCTACTAATGTAATTTCCTGTGGTCTATCAATTTTTATACTTCTTCTACATAACACTCTTTGTAATAATTCCGAAAATTTTTCATTATAAGTGTATTTGTTATATGTATCACTATCTATTTCTAATCCGGATAGAGAAAATAGTGCATATTTTTGAGAATCTGGTAATGTTATATCTATATAATCTTCATAACTAGCTTGAAAACTTGATTCTAAAATATCATAGTCTGATGATATATTTGTATTACATAAAATATTTAAGATATCAGTATTATCCATTACATGTCGTATATAGCGGACGATATTATTTATCCAGTCTATTGTATATAAACTAGTTGGATTATACATATATATTATTAGATTTCTAATACATAAATCCATAGCATATTTATCAAAATCTTTAATTTCTGATAGTGATTTAGTTATATGTGAATCAAAAAATTCTAATGTCTTTATAGAATTTAAAGGCTCTTTATATAAGAAGCCGTATATTAATTTAATAGAATAATATAGTAAACTTTCCATATTTATATTTCAGATATAATATTAGTGATTCTTTCAATAGCTTTTTTAAAAGCATCATCAACTTCTTTTTGTAATTCTGTATACGTTGTATAACACTTATAAGATAAACTGCTACAATTATCAAGTATATTAGAAGTAAATATACCATCCATGTCTAAATTTTCCGTAACTATAGAGTGTTTGTTTAAGAGAGCAACTTTTGTTCTTGCTGCTATTTTATAATCTCTAATTTGTTCTTCTGTCATTTGTTAAAGTGTTTTATTTTTGATCTTAGTTATATTATAATCATGGCGAGCCAATTCGTAGTAGTCTAACATAATATTATGTGCTAATTCTTTATGTTGAAATTCGATAACCTCTTCATCCAAGCTAATAGGACATTTCTTCTTAAGCCATCTCCACATAGGAATAAATCCGTAGAGATAATATTTTACATATTTAACAACATAACATCCGTTTTCATTCTCTAAAACTTTATACTTGTTATAGGAATTAATATCTCTATCACGAAGTTCTTGAGCAGCAAAAACAAGAAATAAAACAATTATTGTAAAAGCTATTATAAAATTAATTGGAAACATAGTTAATCCTCCTTTATTTTAAGTACATGTCCTGAGAATAGATTACAGAGTGTGACTTCATCTCCCTGTATAAGGATATAGCATTCTTCTTTATCTTTAAGAGCACAATCATTACATACTCTTGAGTCCTCGTTCTCTATATACGTTATCCCATCAATTTTTATTTCCTGTATTTCCATTTTACTCTAGTAATAAGTAATCCCTATATAGATCAATAAAATGAGTTCCTATGTAAAAAGCATCATCTTCTTTTCCGCAACATAATTTAGGATCATAGGAGACACCGTATAAAGTATGACATATATCACCGCATACAAGTTTACCTTCCTTCCACATAAAAGACGGGTAAAATGCACATTGAGTACCAAGAGGGGTAAGCTTCCAATTATCATTCAATATATTAGAGGCCTTATAGATCTGTATCAGTTTTAAACGTGCCAATTCAGACCTGTCATCATATTCTATATCAGGAACTGATCCTGTGATTTCACATGCATCCTCATAGGTCTTCACCAGGTCCTGGAAACTCAATGTAAGTCTCTCTATTCCGAAGATATCTTCAAGCTTTTTCTTAAATTCTCCGGATATACTTGAATAAATCATCCTAGCCTCTGCTTCTGTTATTGATAATACTTTCATCTCGTTATCTTTTTCTAATCCTTTTAGGAATATGTAACCTATTTCAGAAGGGGAATAAACTCTCATAGGATCTATAAGGGTTCCTAAATGTTGAACTCTGGATAATACCATCCATTGATCACTAGGGATACTCCCTCCATTTAACTTTTTAATGGTTTCGTATATTTTAAGACAGTCTCTGGCATCCTCTGAATAGTCTGTCTCTAATTGCTTTAATAATCGATCCTTAAGTTCACTCATAATATTTAATTTTATTCATACCACTCTATCTGGATAGTATCAACAGCTTCGCTTATTATCGCATTTGTTCTGGCATCTTTCTCTGTTGTATAAATACATTTTATGCCTGATACAGTATCTTTACCATCTACATGATATATATTAATCCATCCTGTTTTCTTTTTTAAAGGCATTACAAGATCTAAGGTATGCATAAGACCATTACGACAAACTTCGCCTTCATTGGTATAAGCACATAAATATTCCTGTGTGGAATATCCTTCTTTAACTAAAGCTACTATAGGATAATTCTCTGATTTAGCATTAAAGCAAATAATTCTTACTTCTTGTCCGTTTCTTGTACAAACAGGTCTTCCGGCTTTAGCTTCTTCGAGATTGAATGGTTTATATTTATTATTTTCTTTTGTTTCCATATCTTTTATTATTATTATTTTTCCTCATTGGTAACAAATCTCTGATGTATACCCATTTTACATAATGCTTAATTAAATATTTCCAACTCGTAGGTGTACTATCAATAAAATGAATTACCCCCCAGATTTATGTTTCAATAAAACAGGCAGTTTTTTAAAATCAGGTTTTTCTTTCATATCATGCCACACACTATTAATGTACCGTTCCGCTTCTGTCACAATACAATTAAAGTCATCTTCTGGTAGTCTTTCTGTAACACTAATCTATAAAGATTCTGAATGTTTATCTGCCTGTACTGCGCCTTCTAATAACAAAGATACTGATTCTATAGTCTCTGTTATGGGGGTCCTACTACTATATCCTATATTACGGATACCTATTTTTCTTACTTGCTCATCTGTTAATTCTATTTCAACAGAACGCTTTTTAACTGCTGGCATACTTCCTGTATTTTCATATTCATAGTATGCTTCTTGAATGTTATTTATAACAAATAATAGTTTCATATTATTGCTATTTTACAGATTTAATACAAATTACAATCTCAAACGTAATTTAAATACTAAAATCGAACCAAAATAGACTACTACAATCGAGACATTTACAATTAGCCGCGGACGTAAAATACCCTACTTCGTAGTGGTAAGATCCACAATAAGGACATTTACATAAATTTACTGTATACATTTCTCAATTTTTTTAAACTTTTATCAGTATTATAAGTTAAGAATATTATTCTCATTCCAAGATAAAGAAACATCGCCGTTTACAAGACATTTAAATGTATTTATCTTCCTGTTTATGATATCATTTTCACATACCTGGAAAGCATGTCGACTGATGGATACTTACAACTTCATCGGATTCTTGCTTTTTGTCTGGTATTAGTGTTGTTTTGATTCTTTAAATTTACCATCTTGTAAGGTATAGTACACATCTTCTTTTATCTCAATTCCATCTACTTGTTTTGTTACAACTGAAAATGGGATATCTCTTTGTTTTTCTTTTGAATACTTCCATTCTGCAAGAGTAATCCATGACCCTATTTTTGCTTTAGCTGATGAATTAATACCAGCGCACATTATGACACAATCATCACCAGAAGAACTGATCTGAGCATCATCACCGGAAGAACCGATTTTAGCACTACTACCGGAAGAACTGATCTGAGCGTAATCACCGGAAGAACTGATTTTAGCATCATCACCGGAAGAACCGATTTTAGCACTACTACCGGAAGAACCGATCTGAACATTATAACCGGAGGAGCCTATCTTAGCACAATCACCGGAGGAGCCTATCTTAGCATTATAACCGGAAGAACCGATTTTAGCACTATAACCGGAAGAACCGATTTTAGCATCATCACCAGAAGAACCGATCTGAACATTATGACCAGAAGAACTGATCTGAGCATTATAACCGGAAGAACCGATTTTAGCACTATCGCCGGAAGAACTGATCTGAACATTATAACCGGAGGAGCCTATCTGAGCGTAATCACTAGAAGAACCGATCCGAGCGTAATCACCGGAGGAGCCGATCTGAACATCATCACCGGAGGAGCCTATCTTAGTACTATCACCGGAGGAGCCTATCTTAGTACTATCACCGGAGGAGCTTATCTTAGCATTATGACCGAAAGAACCGATTTTAGCACTACTACCGGAAGAACTGATCTGAGCGTAATCACCGGAGGAGCCTATCTTAGCACTATCACCGGAAGAACTGATCTGAACGTGATTACCAGAAGAACCGATCTTAGCGAAATCACTAGAAGAACCGATTTTAGCATTATAATCAGAAGAACTGATCTTAGCATTATAACTGGAAGGTAATTTTTTAAAATCTTCTTCTGTAAATATTGTTTTATTTTTAATCCATTCAATTCCCGCTTTAAATAAGCCTAAGAATCCTATTTCAATACCAATCTTTATTTTCTTTCCGCATATTTTCGAATCTTTATTTCTATTCGGATCAATTTTATCTAATTCTACTTCGCAGAATTTGTCATCAATGTTATTATAATAACTCAGAACGTCAAGAGGGTTCTCGCAAGCATGAAAACCGCAATGACATAAATCAGCCTCATCTTCTTTATATTCCTTACCAATTTCGTACTGGAAAATTTTCCCATTGGGCGTACATTGCATATGCTTGTTAAATCCTTTATATGCTTTAACTGGTTTGTTTACTTTTTTCATCTCAATTATATTTAGTGGTTTTTTAATTGTTCAAATTCTTGTTTTCGTCATTAATATGTTTTATTTGATAATAAATTTGTAGAAATAGCCGAAATGGCAGTGCTTAAATACTGTCTTTTTATCAACAAGGCAATGAAAATTATCTTCGCTATTATCGCCTTCTCTTTTTAAGGAGAGATTGGATCGTCCTTTTGCTACATAGTAAGTATCTCCGTGTAATGTATATTTTTCAATGTATACATACCCGGAGTGCTCCTTAGTATCTGCATACTCTGGATATCCGGATATTTTATCAAATGGGCAATCGATATTATCTTTCACATAAGAGACGGCTTCTGAGAATTACTTTATCATAGCCTCCTTTTATATAGTCTTCAATATATCCCATATTATCAGTCCTTATTCGTCATAATTTCTATTTTTTAAGTAAATTATTTTCAGCAAGATAACAAAGCATTTCATAAACAGCTTCTAGTAACGTATCCCCATAAATTGGAGCGAAAAGTTTACTTCCGTCACTATCCTCAATAGTCCTGTAGTATACTCCCCACTCATCTATACATCTTTCTATTCTAAGAGAAAATACTTCATTTGATTTAGAGGATACCCTGGGAGGGATAACATTCAATAAATCTTGGAGGGTAAAAGTTGGAATCACTTCATAAGATATAAATCCAATTACCTGAAACTCTTTCTGTAGACTAAGAAACCACTCTCCTGTAGAATCGTCGTCAATTTTACATCCATGACAACGACGTGTCCAATATAAAGTAGCTTCGCTAGTATCAATATCTAAGTCTTTTAGATGTTTCATTTGATCTATTGATAAAACCTGATCTCTCATGCTAAAAATCTATTGGCTCTATTTAATAAATCTCTAAAGCATTCTATAAATTGCGTTGTCATACTTTTAGATGGGAACGTAAGAGTATGATGGTATACATAACGTGATATAAATGATACTGTTAATTCTCCATCTATCGTACTTTGGATATAATAAATATTCGCGCATGTTTTCTCTGGATCCCATTCACCTACCCAAGCTTTTCGTAACCTTATCAGTTGAGTAAGAGCTAATGTGGCTTCTGCTTCTACTTCTGATGCATATAAATTTCTATCCCCACAAAAAGCTCTGCCTTTATTCTCTCTTAAATTTATTTTTGAATCATAACCTATAAAATACTCCTGTTTAATAGGTGTTCTATTACAAAATTCTTCCCAAGTTTTAGGTATTACCTGACAAATTTTATAGATATTTCCTTCTTTTATAAGTTCTGAATCATCAGGAATTTCAATAGTTACTGTTTTCATAATTATTTTTATTTACATAAATATTCTTCATACTTCGATTATAATATCATTATATTCTGCACTATTTCCAAAATCACAATAATGAATTTCACCTCTTGAATCTTTATCTCTGAAAATTGTTTGTTCTTCTGGATTTACTGTGGTATGTCCTACGTATTGTATTACAGGAGCATCATATAAAGGAATTTCTGGATCATACTTAAGAAAATCTCTTTTAGATTCTAACATATCTGACCATAATGGTCCACCATAGAAATTACTACCACCTCTACACATAGATATAGACATTACTTGAGATAAATATCTATGAGAATCTATAGATAAATTTATCTTTTCGCAGAGATTAGGATAGTATAAATGATTAAAAGCTATATCTTTTTCATTCTCAATATTATTAAATATTTGCCCATAAAAAGATAACCATTTACTTGTAATTCCGGCATGAGAAAACCAGTAAGTTCTATCTATCTTTTCTGTTTCTGGATTATATATCTTAATATTATAATTTAATTTAAATAAGTGCAGATTGGTTCTGTAAATATCTTGGAGTTTATCAGATATACTATATCTATATCCAGAACAATAACCTATATAAGGAGAAATATAATTAAATTCATGATTGCCCAATAATAATATTACTTTATCCTCATATGCTTTCTTAAATTCAATTATATCTAATAAATTATTTATTATTCCTTCATCAGAAACAATATAAGAATCAACATAATCCCCTAAGAAAATATTTAAATCAGAATCTCCAGTTTTAACTTTTCTCTTCCACCAATCTCTACCATGAAGATCTCCTATTACTCTAATTTTCATGTTTTAAATATTTCGGATATAATCCAACTTGTAGTGCTACCCAACTGAGCTGTATTCTCGCATGTTTTTTATCTATATACCAAGGATTTAAATGTCTACGAATTAATTTATTACAATAATCTTTCCAAACTTCTTCTTGAGATTTAGTGTTAAAAGTATATAAATTATACCATTCTTCAATACCCTTTATATCATCTACTGTTTTATTGTAAGGTCTTAATTCCTCATTCATCATCATTATTAGCATATCCTTAACAGGATAGACCTTATTTGGTCTATACCTGTTCTTTTTCTTTTTATATTTTCTCATTAAAATCAAATGTTTTAATAGGAGTTAAATCAAAGGAGCTTGGAGTAATAATAACTTTCCCATTTTTAAGAATCATATTCTTACTTAAACTTTCGGGAGGATATATCCAAGTTTTAATTGATGAATCTGTTAGATATTTATAAAAATGAGCTCCAAAGGCAACATTTGTAATATTTAAATCTTTAATCGCTTTTTCTAGAATTTCCCATACTCCTGGTTCTAATCCTTTAGTAGACCTTCCAGAGGGCATTAGAGGCAATAGGACATGATATTTTATATCGTCTGAGTAATTATACCAACTATCTATAAAGTCTTGTACAGAGGCTTTATCAGATATTATATGATGAATATTAATATGACAATCTCCTTTTTCTAATAATCCTTTTATAGCATTTTCTGCATAAGATCGGAGAGATTTGTTTCCAAACGAGACAGCAACTCCTGCTACATAATCGTGAGTATATTTAAGGATTTTATTCGCCAAGTCATAATATTCTGTTCCAGGCTTATCATAATATGATAGAATTACTCCGTTAGTAGTATAATTAGGAACTACTCCAGTATTATATACAGTTTCCAAGAAATCACAGAACTCCGGCGACTCGTCCGCAGAGCCTTCAGATCCAATCGCTATTTGAAAGGGTTTTTCTGTGATAGTGATATTCTTTTCTTTCTTATCTGGAGCAAATGTAGCGATAAACTTCTTCCATGTATCACATACATTAGTATAATATTCCCCATTTGGGTTAGAATCAACATAACACCACGGACATTTTCCAGTAACACACTTATTCCCTAATGAAACATCGTAGAACTCAGCTTTATCTGCTGGAAGTTCTTTAATCTCTTTATCTCCAAGACGTATTGTAATTAAATTACTCCATATTGCGGTATAATTACAACTACTTATACCTTTAAACCTAACTCCAAAGTGTTTAAAATCTTTCATCTCTTAATTTATAAAGTTAAACAACTATAACCTTTTACATTATGTAAATTCTCTAAATAAAGTCTCATCCAATAGGGTATCTCATAAGTTAGTACTGCTAAGTCTTTAGGATTGCAGCATGTTGTTACTTCAATAGCCGGTTGGATCTTTCTAAAGAAATCTTCGTATGATCTTCCCTCAGGCTCTAATAGTTTATTTAATATATTACTTATAGTAGTTTCATTATAGTATTTAGAATCAAATACAAAAATTATTGGAAACTCTATTATTGACTCCATATATAAAGATATTTTTTATTCTTCTTTTGATATTGTATAATCAATATTATTTTTATCTAATACATATCTTAATCCTTCTTCTAGTAACGAAGGTCTATAATCTTGGGAACATCTAATTTCAATATAAGGATCCTCTATACCTTCTTGAAAAGGACCATATATTTGTGCACAACATTCATCAAGAACATCATAGTTCTCAAAATAAGGAGATAATACTTTTAATACTTTAGATATATCTTCACTATAAATAAAACAAAAGGTCTCGGAACTACTATTAGTAATAATATCTGAAATAGAATGAATTTTAATATGGAAAGTTTTCATATTTTAAATTTGGATTATCTGCAATAAATTCATAATGATAGCCATTATCTATTACTATAGCTACTATATCCTTAAAACTCTTAGCAAATACTTTGTACATCTCATCACGTAATATACCTATTTTTAAGATATTATCATCCCAGTCACTATCATTGAAGTAGTTACTGAAAGCATCAGTTATATCACGTATATGATCAAGTGTTATACATAAACCTCCATGATTATAGTCTTTATCTATACCCCAACTATAAGTATGTATAAACTTTAGTAAATCAGATACGTCTCCTAAATTCAGTTTCTCTTGCAATCCTTTTATATTCTTTATCTCACTATCTTTAGAAACAAGAAATACTTCTGAACTACTGTTTGTTATAATATCTGATATTGAATGTATTTTAAATCTCATCCTAAATGATAATATGTAATATTAAAATTATGCTCAAGCCATTGAAATACATCAGAATCTTCCGCAAATTCTGAGCGGTTAAATTTTCTACTACATGAAATGGAATTCTCCTCCTCGGAAAGGAGAATAATCTTTCCATTTAATTTTCGAATGTCATATTCGAAATTTGTGTTTAGCAAATAGTCTATGATTTTGTTTATTTTGTCTTCATCATATGTTTGAAGAAAAGCTTCAATTTCTTTATATGAGGAATAATTAGTATCATACTTTTTAATTAATTCCGCGTATAATTCTTTAAGTAGACTATTTTCTAATTTAATATAGTCCTCTAACCGTAACCTATAAAGAGTATCCCTAATATAGTAAGTTAAACCACTAGGATACTCTAAATCAATGAACCAGTCGTATATAGTCTGAAAACATGCGTCTATATCCGTAGAATTATCCTCTTCGGAACTTTCTACCCATTTTCTAAACGTATCTAAATTAAATACAAATGGTTCATAATAACCATCTAATATAGGATTGATTATATTCTTAAGATGGTCTAATGTAGTATTTTTATCGTTTATTACAAATAATTCCGATGAGGAATTTGTAATTACATCCGAGACTGAATTAATATTATCTAGAACTAACATAAGTTATTATATTAAATTATTATCTTTGTTTAAGAAAAGAGTTATTATCAATAATATCTCTATCTCCTTCTATTACTCTATTCAATCCATTATAATATGATAGAATAGTATCTTCCTTAGTCTGCCAGTCAGTATCTTCCTCAGACATTGTTAGGATTATTCGGCTAACATCTTCTTCTTCCCAATTTTGTTATCGTAAGAGTTTTTTATCTCTTACTTCCGGGAGTCTCCTCCTTACTTTATTGAAGATATAAATAAAGATATTCTGATTTAATCATCAGACGGTTCAGCGTACATTTTCATCCTCAGCATCACCTGTAGGAGTAGATCACTCTTGGGTATATTTTATTCTATAAAATATTAAATATAAAAAAAGGTATAGAATCTTAATTCTATACCTTACTAAAATTATATATGTATATAAAACTCCCTATGCTGGTATCTAAACCGATAGCTAATAAACATTTCTACCTATTTATTTACCAACTTAAACCCCTTCACCTTCTTAGCTACTATTTTCATAATATTTGTTATAAATATTATTAAGGGGTCGTCGCCACTAACCAAGATATACATCTTGTAATGCTGGATACTCCCTGAAATTTGACCAGCACCCGTTGTCGGAGTTGGGACAGAGCGGGATTATACTAAGGGAAGTTAGCTTTGACAAGGGCATTATCACCCACGTTTCTAATATTTATTATGTGCAAGAAATGATCCGCAAAGATGCACCATGTCCATGAACACAAAAATATAATATACATATATAAATTCCTAGTAAAGAATTAATAATTTATAGTTTCAACACCTACGCGTTACAGTGGTATAAATTCTTTAGATTTATACTTACCTCGGTATTATCTAAAATAGATTCCACCGATTTTGATCTATTCACCTGTATGTTACCATACTTTCAGACAGAAATCTATCTGCTCTTCCATTAATGTCCTCTTCAACCATCCCTCAGTTTGCCAATCTTTTTCTTCTCGTGCAGCTTCAATCATTTTAGATATCCACATAGTAGTTTCAATCTCCAAATCAACAGTTTTACCAAAACTATCTTCTGGCTTTAATATAACATGATTAGATTTAATAGCTGGTACTTCTGGATAATTAAAATCAACTCCGGCTCTATATAATCTATCAACAATCCATTGATGATGATTATATTCCTCGTTAGATCTCATCTCATAATAAAGATGTAATTTAAACAATCCTCTTACATAATAGTAATTCGCATATGTTCTATATACATTATGATTATATAATTCTCTTGAGATTTGGTCTATCATTAATTTCTCCATATTTTCGGAGATAGTTCTTTCTTTTCTATTCATATTATTTAAGTTTAAGATTTGTTTATTATATACCTTTTTAAAACATTTAGAGCAGTAAAACTAGAATTTTCTCTACCAGGTTTAATAAACCCGATAGTTTTATCTGAATTTTTAATCATCTCTAAAGCAGATTTTTCATAACTTGGATATAAATGTAATCTTATAAGATCATTTTTAATATCCAAATTCGGACCGTATACTTGAACTGGAATAGAGTATTTATTTAAATACTGTATAGTATATAAATCAACACCTTCACATACTCCAACTAAGAATACTGCATTAGAATCTTCCTGAATAATTCTATCTATTTCCGGAATATAAATTTTACTAAACTCCTCTTTAGATAAATCTCGATGTCCTGTAATATAATATCTCATCCTATGTAAAGATTATGTTTGTAAATATAATCAAGCACATCTTTCTGAACTAAGGGAAACGGATTAGAATCTAATCTTATATAATTCCGAATTTTATTAGATGTAATATTAATATGATCATATAAAGGTATACTAATAATATCTTCAGATAATTTCCCTAAATCTTTAGTTTCACAAAGAACAATAAATTTATTATCCTTTAATATCTCCTCACCCTTATCCCAATTAGGAATTTTGGAATATCCAGGGAATGTAGTTATTATATATAATTCAATATCTTTTATATTCTTAAAGAATTCAATAGTCTTCCAAGATGGAACCCCTTCTCTATAGGTTTTCATATCTGTAGAAGCTATTAAACTTTCCATATTAGATATAGTAACCTTTTTAAATGGTTTAAACGCTCTCTTACACATAGTTACCCTATCTGTAAAAAGTGTGGAATATGATTCTTTAACACTTCTATATTTAGGAACAATAAAGATTTCATCTAAGAAATTATAATTTACAATATTCCTAATTATATTTTGATGACATATAGTAGGAGGATCAAAGTTTCCTAAGAATATTCCTATTTTTCTCATATAGTCTGGTTTAATATTGATACTTTGGTTATTTTCTCCTTAAGCTGAAGAATAACTTCTTTGGGACTATTATAAAAAGTAATTTCTGGGAATAATTCTCTATCTATTCTAAAACGATATTTAGACGGATCTTGTTCATCAGCAACCCAATGACGTACAGATTTATAAGGTTTATATCTAAATAAATATAAATCATCATTTTCTTCTCTCGCTATCCACATAAGTTTAAGGTATTAATTTGTTGATTTCACTTAATTCTTTAGATAAACATGAGGTATTTCCTTTTTTATGTTGAATACTTCTAATAGATTCTACTTCTCGCAAAATAAATTCTCTTCTCTTTTCTATAAGAAGTTTTCTTGTATTATTAAAATCTTTTTTGCAAGAAAAATAAATATTAATTTTTTTCAGGAGTAATAATCGCATAATAATCCCAACTAGCTCTTGGAGGACGTATATAAACCTTTTTTGAAGATTTCTTTCTTAATTTTTTTTAATAATCTTATTTTCATAATGTCTTAATCTATAATTTTCCTTCTCTTTAAATAAGCAAGAATAGGGATTAAATCTACAATATCAGTCTTCCGATCATCCCATATTATTCTAAAATAATCTACATTCTTAGATGAACATTCTCCTTTAAGCCACTTATTAACAACCTTTTGATATTCAAGATTTTGTTCTATGTATTCTTCTTCATCGACAACATCTTCTCTAGTATAGATATTTATATCAAGTATCTTCTTTAAAACATATCTACATTCTGCGGTAGTAAGTTCTCTTTTAAGTACTAATCCTTTTGGATAATTATCTAAAGTCAATGAGGTTGTAACTGTTCCAATATTAAATGTCTTTGTGGTCATAAACTATAAGTTTCCAGAGTAGACAGTTATATAAACAATCTAATAAAGATTTGTCCTCACTATAATATAAATATCTTATAGAATCAACATTACGATATGTTATGTTCCATCTTTTATTAAATTCTTGAGTATTTAAATAATATTTAACGCCTTCTTTTTCTACATATTTTGGAAGAAAATCTAATAAATCAATTATTGTAAAAGCTGGAATAATTTGTTCTACAAAGTTTAAATCTTCGTAAACTTCTACATTAGTTTTAGTAACTAAAAAATTATTTGTGGGTCCAGATACGCGAATCCAGAAGAGTCCTGAATTTGGTTTATCTGCTAATAGTGTTAACAAATACTTACATTTCTCTAAGGAAAGCACAGATTTATATAAATTATCCATATCTTATTTAATAATATATTACATATTAGAGAAACAGTTAGAAATATAATAATAGTTAATAGAACACTAAATGCTTCATCATCATCTTTATACTCATAAAGCAATATACAAGCAATTAAGATGATAATTATCATAAAACCTTCCATATTTACTTAGGTATGAGAATAGTGATATTATCTTTATCTATAAATAATGTATCTTTTTTAATAAATGATTCTAAAGCTTCTGATTTATTAGAATCGTTTTGATTACACTTATAAGATGAAATTATACTACCTAATAACATCCCTAATATAATTAATAGAAAATAGATACAATCCTTTACAGTAATTTCGTCTATATTTAGCATTATATATACAGATATAATAATACTACTAAGAATAATAATTGCAACCATATATTAATATTTTATTTAATATAAATCTTCAGTATATAATTCATTCCCAAATTTAAGCCTTTCAATTTGTCCTGATCGTAAAGCTATTTGTGCTGCTTCTCTTCTACCAACAAATCTACCAGTAGAAGTAAGAAATCCTTGATAACTTTCATGCTTTGGACAATTTTCGTTCCATGCTACCTGTACACTATTTTCATTAATCCTTTTAAAATAGATATTAGTAGGAAGTATTCCGATAATATTTGGATGTCTATATCCACATAAAACAAATCCAGTTTTAACTCCGTAAATGGATTGATGTGGATATTCTAATCCATTATCATAGTGAATAGCTGCACATAATATTACTTCCTTATCTTTTAATTCTTGCTTCATTGAAATTAATGTAAAAATAATTTAGCTTTTTCAAGTAAATAACTGAAACAAGTTATAAATTCTGAGGCACTATCTCTAGAGTTAAATTCCAAGAGATGTTTTGAAAGTCCTTCACCTATAGTTAAACAACTATTGCCGTAGTCCCATATAATATAGTATTTAAAAATACCTTTTGAACAAATATTTTTTTTCATATTTATCCCATTCAACTTTTAATCTTCTTAGTTGAATAAGGGCTACAATAGCTTCTGCTTCTTCTCTGGTTGCACATAAAGTTCTATCATACATAAGGTCTCTTTTACCAGAGCTTATCGAATGCACGTTTGAAAATTGATCTATATAATATTCATTTATAACTGGTACAATATCACAAAACTCTTTCCAAGTTTTAGGTTCTCTTTCTGTAATTACTTTAAAAGTTGTATCGTCTTCTTTAATTAATTTACAATTATCTGGAACTTCAATAGTTATATTTTTCATAAGTTATTTATATAATTAATTCTATTCTCCATATTAGACTTCTTAAAATTTTTATTCTCTCTAAGTTCTTTAATATATTCTAGTATTCTCTCTATTCTATGTTCTTTTAATACTTTATATAGATATTTACCAGATGTTTTTATAAATTCTGGATATTTTAAAGTAAGATAAATTTCAAGGTTTGAATCACATAAATATACTAAGTCATCTATATAGCTATATTTAATGTCATTCTTTACTTTTCTTCTAAGTTTCTTAAGAAGTTTTGTTTTCATGTTTAAAATGTGAAATTAATTCTTCTACTATTGTTCATAAAGTTTCTTTTCAGATGGTGGGGATAGTATCCAATTCCTCTAACTTCTTGCGAAGTTCTGAAGTATTTTCCGGATAAAACAAGGTGTAGTAAACATAAGTAATTTCCTTTAGAATCTTTTTCTTTTTAACTTTTAAATAACTGATAATTTTTTCAAATAATCAATGATTAAAACCATATTCATCATCCCTAGGCTATTCTCCAAATAACTCATATAAGAATCTAATATATATTGATCGTCACGGTCTCCCTTAAGCCAAGCGTTTATAGTATCTTTATACTTATCCATTTGCTCTTGATATTCTTCTTCTTCATCAAAATCTTCACGTGTGTATAATTTAATTCCAAATATTTCAGAAAGAATATATTTACATTCATCCAAAGAAAGTTCTCTTTTAAGAATTAATCCTCTACCTGATTCTCCAGTTGTCATTTTAACGATTCCGAGATTATAATAACTTTCCATAAGATATTTTATTTATAATTATTAATACTAAATATTACTTTTATTTTTCCTAAATTTCTTTTTTACTAATTCCTCCGAATCAGTTTCAATATATCCATTATCATATAACCATTTTTCTGGAGCTCCTATTAAATCCATATACGTAAATGTATTAGACTTTTTAGGAGCTATTGTCTTTTCCGGAATATATGTCTTAGATTTTAAAGTTTTACTATCTTGAATTGAGATAATATTACCTTCTCGTTTATATAATAAAACTTCATAAATAAATTCTTCTGTAGGATATATATAAGAATTATTCTTCTTAAAAATTCGGGACATTATCTTTTATTGTTACGTGGAGATTTAAACCATGTAAGAACAAACGAGGGATCTTCTTTAAAATATTTAGCAAATGTTTTTAAATAAGCATTACAAATTTCTTGATTCATTCCTTCTACTCTATTACATTCAACGAATATAAAAGGACGTTTACAAGCCTTTCCGTATGCTATCTTCTTTCCTAACTCTAAAGAATATTTAGCCATATCCTCCTTTCTTGCTACAGAAATCCCGAAACGAGTAAATTTTCCAGATGAGTTTGAGATGGTTACAGCACAGATAATAAATTTTCGTTGACACCCATTATTATCAGTAAAAACATCTTCTATATATTGTATTATTTCTTTCATTTTATTTATTATTTAAATTTTCAATAAATACAGTTGCAAAAACATCTAAATTCATATTTATCTGATCCCAGACATCTATTTTAAAGTATTTATCTTTTACAGAAGGCCAAGGAGAAATTAGAATTTCCCACTCACATCTAGCCCAAAACATATACATACCTTCTTTCTTTATAAATTTTTTACACTCTTCTAAATCAGAAGATTCAAATTTCTGCTGTCTTGCACATCCTAAGAAATAAGGCATTACATCATACTGCTCTAATTTAGTAGAATTAAAATCTACAATATATACATACCAACTTTTCATTAATTATTAAATTTAAGTTTTAATTTATTTAAAATAGAAAGATCGTATTTAATAACAAAATACTCTCTATCTATTCTAAGTGTTATTTCTTTATTCTTATTATCATTTAAGTAAAATAATTCTACATCATCTAGATGAAATCCAAATGGAGTAGTGGTATAGACTGGTTCTTTGTATACTCCCGTTTTATCCGCTTGTTCAAGCTCTTCCTTATTGATTATTACTTTTATTTCAGCAATCATTTATTATAGTATTTAAATGATTAATAGTGTCTTTATATGCTTTTATATATTCTTTTAAGGAACATTCGTTTAACTTTTTATCTGTTAAATAATGAGAAAGAGTTTTGAGGATTGTAGGCATTGATATATCATATCCTTCTAATATCCAATCCTCTCTCTCTAAACTCTTTCCGGAGGTATCTTTTTTTCCTTTATTTATAATCTTCTTTAGATATAGATCATATCTAGCAGGAGATGAACCTTCTTCTATTTTAAAGTCGTTTTCTATTATTATCATATGTAATAAATTAGTAAATATTCTATTTCAGCTGCTATACACAGATTATTATAATTTTTATAATAAAACTCCTTTTACTTATTTTGATATAGATTAGATCTAGTTAAACATATATTAAATATCTAATAACCAATGAGTATATAACGCTTTTATATAATCCCAATCTATTTTCGGTAATACTGATTCTTGTCCTAGATCCTTAGGAATAATATCAAATAAAGTATCTGGATTATTTGCATCTAAATTTCTTATTATATTATAGGAAGATGATATATTATTGATTGTTTCAAAATATACCATTAATAAACCAGAACACTTTAACCATATCAAGAAATCGTTTAATGTCTTTTTAGTCTTCATTATCTTTTAAATCAATTATTGATGAATGTTGAGCTAACATATCCGCGAAATTATTTCCTTCATCTTCCTCATGTCCTTTAACCCACTCAAGAGATAATTTATAATGAGGTAATAAATCAATAACTTCTCTCCACAAATCTTCATTCTTTTTATCTTTAAAATTAGTCTTTATCCAATTATAAATCCATCCTTTTTTAATCGGATTTAATACATATTCAGAATCAGAATATATAACAACTTCGGAGTTAAATGGGAGATGTTTCAATGCTGAAATAAATCCCATTAACTCACAACGATTATTAGTAGTATTTTTAATTCCTTTAAATATGTATTTAATAAGATTCATGTCAGAATCATAAAAGACTGCCGAATATCCTCCTTGTTTTCTGGAGGCTCTGTAAGATCCGTCTGTATAAACTATATATTTCATATTTAATAAATGCAGATATAGCTATAATATATCCGGTAATGAATATAATATACTTCATTCTAATCCTTTAGCACATTCATAATTTCAGATTCCGGAAATTCTCCTGTTTCTAAATTGAATAAATTATATGGAACTATATACTGATATCTTGCACTTATCCTTTTTGGAAAAGTTGTAGTTACACATTGATTTCCTTCATATGTTCCTATTGACCAAAATGTTTTATTATTTGATGCAACTACTAAAGTTCCAAGTGGTAACTCTTTAGGAATATTCAACCAGTCTAAATAAGAAGAATATTTAGAAAGTTTTAAAAATGTGTAACCAAATCCAAATTCATTTAATATATCTACGCAATCAGGTGAAGTAGATGTATATACTTCAATAGTATGTTTTTCGAAATTCAATTCAATCTTGCAATCTCCAATACCCTCATAATAAAACATTCTATTGGATATATCTAATCCTGCCAATCTAGAAAAGATATTTATTCTATATCCAGAATCAATCAAATAAGTCTCCCAATCCCGATAGTCTTTTTTAGGAAATAAGATACATTCAGAAGCTTCAAAAGATGAATGTTGTCCATATTTATTCAGTATAATATTTCCTGGAAAAATTTCAATATCATCATTCTCAAGTATTTCTACTGTACAAATTCCAGTAAGTATGTTATAATACTTAAAATTTTCTGGAAATCTTTTTATTATTTCTGCTATATTTATCATAATAATTTCTGAAATATTGCTATAGGAATTAACAATAGACCGAACATCATTAGTATTATGGCTATAAGCTTTTCAAATTCTCCAAGCTCTAACTCACAGTAATTCTCAGCATGGTAGTATATACCCCATGACAATAATAATAATATAAAACCTACAATAATATACATTTTATTATAATTTATTTAAAAGATCTTTTAATCTTTCCTTATTTACAATTACTTCATCAAATGCTCCGAATTTACATTTTCTATTAAATAAATATCTAATAGCGATCTTTAATCTCTTCCAAAAACTCACCTCCGGATTTAAATAATATTCTATATAAATCTCCTCCTCTCCTTCATAAGAAATAAAACGCATTAGATGTTCGGAGCAATTACATTCACATTCTAAGTAAACTATTTCCATTACATATACATTTCTTCGATTTCTAATAATAATTGTTCAACCACTAAATTCTCCTCTAATTGATCTTCTAAGAATAATTCCTCTAGATTAGGTAAATCTAAATGAATCGGAGGGATATTTAATATTTCCGACACTAAATTATTTACATCTTTTGAAGTTTTATCAATTTCTTCGCAGAGTATTTTATACTCTTGAAGATCCTCTGGAGTATTATTGTATAAAATCATATTAAGCTAATAAAAAGTCATTTAAGTTCCACGGAATTATTTTTCCTTCTGAAATATCTTTAAATAAATTCAAATATTTAATAGGATATTTCTTAGTCGTGGTGGTACCTAGATAAATAATTTGAACGTAGAACTCACTTTCATTTATTACTTCTTTCTTCACATATAATTTATCATACTTGAATGCTAATGCAACATTTATAAATAAAGCTTCTATATACGCTATATAATCATACAATTGTTGAAATGTATGGTTTCCGTCAGAAATGTATTTTGTATCTATTCTATCTGATAACTCTTTAATAACAGAATTTAAATATCTAGCATCTGTTATTCCTTCTAAATTCTCCATATTTCTATATTTAAATAACAATAATATTCGATTCTTTAACTTTATTTAAATCAAATTCAGGATTATATCTAGTTCTTAGAATATTTAAATACTCTTGATTCTGATCTAATTCATTATTTATATACACCATTCCATTAAAACTTATTGGAATAATATCAAATAACTCTTTTATATCTAAATCGGAGTAATCTTTAGCACTTCTCTTATTTAAAGTATCTTTTATCACATTTAAATTATATTTATCCCCATTCCCCTCTATGTAATAAATAGGATGAAGCTTTACGGATGAGATGGACCAATAACCAAATCCGGAAGATTTTAATACCATCCATCCCATCCAATTTACTCCAAATTTACCGCTTGTTTTAAATACTCTATTCCCCTTAAGATCTATTATATCGGAACTCCCTTTAATAGTTCTTCCGTATATAGTCTTAGTAGATTTAAAATATTCCCAAAACTTTTTTCTGGCGGTTATTCTCATGGATTAATAACTCCTAGAAGAGTTAGTATTATCAATATGACTCCAAAAGCTATCACCCCAGCACTATCTTCATTCTTATGTTCTTGCATAATCTTAAGTATTTATATTAAACAATGTTTTTAAATTCTTTGATAATTTAATACATTCTAGATCATGTAAATGAAACCATTTACAAGAAACTAGATCTTTTGGGAGGTGTATAAATTCCGGAATATGATCTAAATTAATAGAGTAAAAATACCTTTGTTTCTCTAAATCATTATCCCTATCAATCATTATAAACCTCTCTCTCCGAAACCTGTGATTAATAGAATTTTTCACAATTCTACTTGCACAAGATTCCATTGTTTCCGCTTGAAGTAGTGGACCTTCTAAAGAATCCCATATATTTTTATATCTTTTTTTGAATAAGAGAATTAAATCATTATATCTAATTAATATATTTACTACTATCATGTTTGAAAATCTGAGTTTGAAAAATGAAAATAAAAAAGCCTAGAACTCCAAAAATCTATAATAGTCCAAACATACCATATCTGGAAGTTGACTTAAAAATAGTTTTAGAGTATCTAGGCCTGATAAAATAGACAGAAAGGGGTATTCTACTTATAAGCCATAGAATCCGTTTAGTTTTGAAATTTTAATATTTTACAGTCTTTTAAAGAGTTATATAAACAAAACTTTATTTATATAATATTCAGTTAAATAACTATTTGGAGTATTTTTCATATCTTTTCGAATTTTTCAATATTTATTGAATGAAAAGAAAAGTCCAAACAAAATTTGTCCGGATTTTTCTATAAGAAATAATCAATCTAAAAATTCCCATTATAGAATTGTTGTCCTACGAGGATTTGAACCTCAATTCTCTGGACCAAAACCAGATGTATTACCATTATACTATAGGACAAATGTTTATTAAAAATAGTTATGTATAGATTATATAAATACAGCCAAAGAATATGTCAAGGGCAAGAATCCTCTCAAGGACTAAGGTTAAGACAGAAAGAGGAGTATAGTTTATATTTAAATAAGTATATTTATTTAAATAAAAACATCTTTTGAGGATTCTTTCGCATTAATAGTTTATATTATCGTCTATATTATTTAGCTAAATTTTATTATATATATAATCTATACATATAAAAATACCTCCATCCAAATGGATTTAAGTATTACCTACTTTATTTATTTTTCTTTTGAGATGGTATGAAGATCGTTATAAATACTCCTTAAACCATCTGGGATGATGATTTTAAGTTTCTCAATTTCCGATCTCTTATTTAATACATATTCATTATATTTTGAACGTACTACTTCCATCTTTTCATTATACGACTCTGAAGCTGCTTTATCTTCAAGAGTAAGATACATTTGATATTCATGATTATAACTTTTTATCTTAGATTTCAAAGAGTTCAGAACCTTCTCATTCTCTCTTCGTAAATCTTGATATTTAAGCATAATCTTTTCTACTTCTTTAGTATCCACACTTGGGATTTTATTAGTGACTACAACTATAGAATCTTTTGCTTCTGTGGTTATATTCACTTTGTTATGTGCAATATTTAAAAGCTCGCTATAAGCTTTTCTTAAAGCACCATTATTATGAATATATTTCCCAATTGAAGAAGTTAAAGCTTCTGAGAAGAGATATTTAACCCGTTCTGAAACATCTAATTTCCCAAGTCCATAATTAGGATCTAGTGTAGAATCTTTAGACCTCTGTACTACATATTCAGGGAAATCCTTTATAAAATCAGATAAAGTATATTCTCTAAGTTTCTCACTTTCCACATCTTTTGCTTTGATTCCTTCACTCATCCATGCAATAAATGCTTTTAGTTGTGCAGCTTTAGTAAGTTTAGAATCTAGATCAGATAGTTCGGATAGATTATATCCTTCTTTAGTTCTAATCTTATTCTCAGATCCAAAGAGTGTTACTTCTTCAGTAATGAAGGAGATATTATTTAAAGATGATTCTATATCCTTTAATAACTCTCTAGCAATGTTACATAAATATGTAGCAGAAGTAGAAGTAATACCACTCTCTCCAAAAAATACTTTATTCTCATTTTTAATTTCCATAATATGAATATTTAAATAATTACTACTTAGGTACTTTGTAAGGAGTCGAACCTTAACCTCACATCCCTCGGAGTGCATCCGATGCACAAAGTACTATTAAATAATCAGATCCAGAGATATATAAAATCTCTTTCGCCGGGAATATATCCCAATGAAGTTTGTGCCTTAACTTCATCCCCTGTTTTTCTATAAGGCACTATAGATTATCAGAGATTTCATATAATTTCTTATATGATTGATTCCCTATAAATATTGTAGTTTTTGGAATCTCACCTTCTATATAAATAGATTGGCTCAGTGTCACCACTATCCTTTAAGGACTACAGGTTCTCTTACGAAGCGTATTTCTGTATTTAACTTCACTGATTTTGCTACATCTAGATAGTACTAGAAGTGGGATTCAAACCCACATGGATATTACTATCCACAGAATTTTAAGTCCTGAGTATCTGTCAATTTCACCATTCTAGCATAATATATTTAATCCCACCATTCTTTCATATAATAATATCTTAATTTATTATATAAATACCACGCTTTTTCAGTTCGAAGAGTTGGGAGAATATCAATATCATATTTATCTATAGAAATAAATCTATTTATATTCTTAGTATTTACATAACCTTTAAAATCTAAATCCTCATCCCTAGCAATATCTAATAATCTCACAGCCAATTGCATCTTCGAAATTATTCTGGAATTATTAATATGACATCCGTTATCAGTAAAAAATTTAATACATTGAGTTAATTTCTCTTTTTCTACATCTAACATAAATGCCCAATCAAAATTATAATAAGCATTAGTTTTTATAAAAAATTTAATCCATCTCTTTACTTCTTTCGGGAGTTCTCTCTTTTTCATAATTAATAAATTATAAATCTAGACATATTTGTATATATAAATTATTAACAGGATCATTTGGAATTAGATCTTCTCCAGATATTTTCCGTCTTAATCTTCTCTCTATACATCTATCACATAAATACAATTTTAAATCCCACGTCGAATACAATACATTATTCTGAACTGATTTCTTATATTGACTTGCTTCTTATAATACGAAGCTACATTAGACAATTATAAGTGTATCAACTCTGCTCATACGGTTTATTAGATTAATCCGTTAGGAAATAATGCTTGTTTCTCATATAATTATTTTTATGGAAGTTCGATAAAAATGCTATCATTAACCGTACTCGATAGCTAAGTTGGGTTATACGACACCCAATAGGACTAAATTTATATGTACAATACAAAACCTATAAGTTACGTTGAGTCCTACACTAGTACTACACTCTTTATTATGCTCCTCAGGTAGGACTTGAACCTACGACTCTACGGATTAACGGTCCGCTGCTCTAGCCAACTGAGCTACTGAGGAGTTAATTTAATGATATAAGTTCCCAAACCTTATATTTTAAATTCAAGAAAGTTTTATAACATTTCTAAGTTATAGAGTTATTCTCATTACCAATACAAACTCAAAAAGATGGATCTGCTTTTAATTTATACTCCCCTTAGACATAGGATGAGTTGGGATTTATAATTAGCATGCATAATTATAAAATATAACAAACTTCTATATTCCGCGTTAAATATCTGAAGTCTATTATATAGTAGCGGGAGATGGATTCGAACCACCATCCTCTAGGTTATGAGCCTAGGATGTTACCTTTACACTATCCCGCATAGAATATAAACAAAATTATTAATAAAAGGGTGGTTACAGCTCATCTGCATTATTGCTGATTTTGATACTATCTCAAGGGCACTGAACCCACCCCAACCCTACTATTGCCCTTTTTTCGGTTAATATTAAGATATGAATTATATGAGTTTCTTTATCACTTCTTAGATTGGATTCGAACTAATATTTCCTACTGTATGTGACATTTTCACCAGTTAAACTACTAAGAAGTTGATTTAACAATAAGTATTCCACGCTTATTTTATATCTAATCCTAAGATATTAGATTTTAGGTCAATTTGGAAATCTAAAAATCTAGGTTTATTTATACTCTGTAACCAGTAGAGCTTGGAATATCTAATTATTGTACACTAATTAGATTTACATATGTAAATATCTTACTCCATGAGGATAATTTCTCTATGGATGTTACCTATTTGGATTTCAGAGATTTTATATTTAAAATCATCTCTAACTGTTATCGTTTCTAACATATCTAAAGATGCGTTATCTCCTAATACTTCGATACATCTTACTAATCTTGGGCTACTCCTATTAATATTTTTCATATCTAATGGAGACTTAATTACTTTATATTTAATTAAATACTCTATAGCTGGTAGAGATAGATTTAATCCAATTCCGGATCTATTAATCACGATCTTCATAATTATTATATTTAAAAGATTATTTTTATTTGTTTTAATTAATATAATTTTAAAGTATTTAAAAGATATCATTCTTATATATTTCCGAATATAACCTTTTAAATATAATATTTAATGAGAGCGAAGAGAGATTCGAACTCTCACAATATAGTTTTGCAGACTATTCCCTTAACCAATTTGGATATTCGCTCTTATTTAAATAGAATTAATGATTGATTCTAATGAAGATAATAATAATAGAAATATAAATATTCCTATTATTGTCATTATGTATTTTATATCTATCTTTCTCATAATAAACAAATTTAAAAAGGAGAGTATTAACTCTCCCTTAATAAGGAAGGAGACATCACGTCTCATTAAATGTTGCTAATGTTAAACACTGATCATGAAAAAAAATTACAAAAAACATTAATCCAGAAATTCTAAACATCAGAAATCCTGAAAATCAATATCGTGGTCCCACTAGGACTTGAACCTAGAATCTCAACATTATGAGTGTTTTGCGTTAACCTTTACGCTATGGGACCTTACATATCCTTAGATAAGATATATAATTATATACTTATCATCATATGTTTAAACATATATCATAATCATATTTCTAGCGATCTGAATATATTGATCTAGATAATATATCATAGATCTTTATCTAACAATCCTTGTAATTTATATTATAGCTCTTATCTAACAAAAGAGAAGAGCTAATATTGTAAAGAATAGATATATTCTATACATCCAAGGACTAGCTGTCTTTTTAATGTTTTGTAATAATACTATTAACGCAGTTATACATACTGCATTAAGTACTGTTAAAATAATTAATATTAATTCCATAATTTTAAATTTAAAGTTATAAATTATAGACACGACAGCTTATATATTTATTGATACTAGAGGCAAATAAGAGGTGATTAGGGTTCAAGATTAGAACTTGTCTCACCTCTTTCATTAACACAGGATTTTCCATGGTTTTACGAACTATGGAGAAAATTTTTAGTGGTGTTGTGGATTAATGCTGTGAGAAAGGGGAAATTTGTGGGTTTAGAATCACAAAAATCCCATCTCTCACTTCTAATCACTTAAAAAATATAATCACAACTCCCTTAGTACCTAGTGAAGGAAACGAACCTTCATTAACCATTCTAGGTAAATCGAATAGGTCATATTTCAACCCATTCGATTTTTCTTTTATATATTTTATACTCTCCTGTTTCGAGCAATAGTTTTATCGCATCCTCAACAGAGAATGATTTTTGCTTTCTTGCTTCTGTAATACTCATATTACGTTCTAAATTATACTCTCTGAATAATTCCAGAGCATTTTTAATTTTCCCTACATAAATAGGATTTTCATCAGTCCAGTCCACAGTTCTTGTGGAAGTATTTTCTAAAATACCTACCTCAGACAGGAATTTTAAAATTAATCCTTCTCTAATTGGGAGAATTTTAGCTAATTCCTTTCTTATATAGGATTTCTCCATTGGATGATGTAGATTTTCTCTTTTGAGTGAGTTAAGTTTTTGACTCAGTTCTTTGTAATCTTCTTGTGTTAAATTTTTAATCTTTTTTCATGATATCTTGTGTTAATTTTTTAATAATAATACATGATATAAATAAAGGATAGCATTAGCTATCCTTTATATTAAGCCTCATCCCAGAGACACAGAGTTCTTTCCGTGCCAGGAACGAAACGATTCGGGACGCGTTTCACGTCAATGACTTTGACAGCTTCAACATCATCCATAACCTCTAGGATTTCTCCTAAGGTCGTGCATTTCCGGAGTTGCTTCATTAACCCCGATTTTGCCTCATCCAGTCCATTGACTCTGTTTACGAGCTGGGATAAAGAGATAACCAGTGTTTGTGTTTCTCCCTCTCCACGAACAAAACCTTGAACAACACGTTCTTGTCCATCCTGAGTTGTGAACTTATATTCAGGGTTAAATGTTGCATCACTTAAGTCGACAACGTCTCCAATTTCACGTCCGCCTTCTGCGTTACGAACTATAACTGGGGAATTTAATAATTCTTTAGACAGACCTTGTGAAAATTTACTTCTACCTTTCATAATCTTTACGTTTTATTTAATGTTTTTTATTCAAAGATGGTCACGGGGTGTTGTGGTGGGATAGATCTTAAATTTTCAGAGCTACAGAAATTTTTTATAAAAAAATTTTTATTTTTGCTTAGTTATTATAGAACAATATAAAACTAAAAACCCTATCTACTTTAAAATACAAAAATTTTTAAAAATTATTTTTTATTTAGATTATCTACTCTATCTTTGTATAACTAAACAACAAAAAACATAATATGAAAACAATTGAAAATTTTAAATTAGAAGTAGTATTAAGAATCCTTAATGCATTTAAAGAAGAAGACGAAATTGCAAGTATTTTATCTTCTCAATTATCCACTTATGGTATAAGTGATGAAGTAATAAAAGTATCCACAAAACATTTAATTTCATCTGGAGATATTGAAGATTGTTCCAGCAATGGCTTCGCTCCAAGATTTAAAATTCATACATCATTATCTTGTCCAGATTTTTTAATTAATCCAGATCTAACATTAAACAACAAAGCTTTCATTCTAATGTTTTATAACATTCTACCATCATATGATAAAATTCCAGCTAGAGAATTAAAACGAATTTTAGATGATAATAATATAGATTGTGTTATTGGAACTATTTATAATATTACAAGAAGATTAAAAGAATTTAATACAGAAGGTTTATTTGGAATACTTAAGAATACAAAAGATATAACTTTAAAAATCTCACATCCTAAGTACACTCTTTTAAAAACACCTAAAGGATATCAAGTTAATTCTAAATTATTAAAAGGTGAGAATACTGAAGAAAGGGTTATATATAAACACTCTGATAAATTATGTATAAAATGTGGAGAAACAGATCCTTCTAAATTTGATAAGCATAGAAATTTCTTATGTAGTAAGTGTGCACGAGATGAAGAGGAAGAAAAGAAATGGGAAAATATAGGAAAGTGGTTATTAGATAAATGTAAAAGAAATTGTGAGTATAGAAAATATAATTATAGTAATAAAAATAATATAAAAAAGGAATTGGATATTACAGAAGAATATTTAAATGAGATGTACAAAGCACAAGAGGGGAAATGTTATTATTCTGGAATCC